TTCAATCAAGCGGATAAGAAGTCCATTAGCTCCCTAGTTACTTCAGCTTTGGTATCCACTGTCTTTTCTACTGGTTTATTAGCTTCCTTGGCGATTTTAGCATTTTCCCCATCCACAAACACACCCTTAGATGGATATGAATAGAATCCAAACCCTAGTTCCTTCTGTCTTAGCTTCGCATTAAACTTGACAAAATCACCGACCTTTATGTCCTCATCGAGGAAAAAGGAAGGAATTGTCCCGAATACACGATATCCCTTAAAGTCTTCTACGAGCATCTTATAAATGTATGATCTCCCGAAGTCGTATTCATTAGGATAGGATTTGATGGAAACTACTTCACCAATGACCTCTCCCTTACCATCTTGGATGGGCACCATCCTGGCGAGGCGTTCTTCGTTTTTCTTAGCGTATTCTACATCCCTGTCATAGGATTTCACGACCGCGGCTATTTGTTTAGCGGATGCTGTATGGTATTTCTTCACCTTGGATAGTACGTCCAGGATGAAAGAATTCTCTCCCTTGTAGTTTGCGACAATGTCCTTAAATTTCTCTATGTCTATTGTCGGGTCCAAATCGCCTTTGATTGTCAAATTGGTCATAGAAAGCCCTTTCAAGAGTATTTATCTCATTTATGTTCAGATTCTATTATACGTCCTCCGATGGTCAATGTCAAGTCTTTTATATAAATATATAACGGAATAGAGTTTTATTTCGCATTATTTTAAGTCGAGGAGGTCATATGATGAAACATATGTTGAAATTAATGTTCGTGGTCCTGTCTGGGTTGACTCTCATAGGATGTAACTACGAATTTGTCAAGAAACCAGAGCCAGTCGTTCCAAAACCACCTAAATATGCAGGAGACTATGATGTTCTCCAACTCAGGTCCATATGGGCAATTTGCTCTCAAACTCACGCTTTTAAAGCTCCACAGATACCACCTAATATGGTAGCCGCTATATGCGATTGTTATGTGGATGAGATGCGATCCAAGTATAAACAATCCGAGTTGGGAACTTTGACTAAACCTCAGGCTGAAGCAATGGGACATCAGTTAATGACCGCTTGTAACGCTAAAATAATGGAAAAATTGGGTAGAGGAGAGGCTCTAAAGCAGAATTCTACCTACAATCAGAAGACAATCCCGAAACTCTTATAAGTATGTCGTTGTATGAGTAATAGTAAATATTATGGTCATAAGGACCACCACGAGGAAACTGCTAAAGAAAAGATTCTTGATGCACTATTTGAAGGTGAAAAGATGGAGATTACGGAGCAGGATTTGCAACGGAGATTGCATTTCGCCGCTAGGGTCGTAGTAACCCTATCCCAGTTTTGTTTATTAATATTAATGTTATTCTTGCTATTCTACCAGGTGGTCCCTGACAGTTCAAGGGATCTAGTATCAGCAATAACAGGTATGTTGGTTATTAGTCAGAAGGATGCTGTTCAATATTGGTTTGGACATCATCGGATCGAGGGTTCTCAGCATTAGTCCCCACCCTCTCCCGGGCGCATTGCCCTCGCACAGATTAGTAGTTTAATCAGTCCATCCTTCACCACGAACAAAGTGGTGAAGACGGTGGGTGAGTACAGTCCACATTAATTTCAAGAGGGAATCTTCAGCGTAAGTTCCATTATCAACTAATAATACATATTTGGGTTCCACTTTTTTCTCCTTTTGTTGTTTATCAGGATGAGCATAATAATCTAAATCCCCTGCTTTCATTCCAAGTCCTCCATACATTGTTTTAAAAACCCTTTCTTCGGTAAATATTTTCAGGATTCCCTATAGTTGGTTCCTGTCGCATTAGTGTATTAATTTCTTGGTGTCTCTGTACTTTTTGTATCATCTCCAAATTACTCAATCTTGTGTGTAGCTGATATCCTATCACTATCCAGATAAGGGTAAGTGCTAGAATAAGGGCTGTATTAAACCAAGGTTTCATTCATTAATTAGGATGGTTAGGGTTACGTTTAGTTGATTTTCTTGCATCCTGATGGAGTTTTTTCAGTCGATTCATATGTCCCTTAGAATCGAAAGGATCTTCGTCGGCATCATCATATATGTCCGATTCGTTCCAGCTATCTTCAGCTTTTTTATCAGTAGGAACTGGCTTTAGCAGGTTCTCTATGATTTGCAAAATTTTCTTTATCATATGTGGTCGTCGGGTGCAGGGAGTAATCCGTTACATTCTTGGATCAAAGTTACTGTTAATTCCTTCTCATCTAAGCCTTCACCTTGTCTAGCCGCTTGTTCCGGGGTATAATCTCTTCGTATAATGTCCGTATAACAGTCGCATACTAACCAGCGTAGTTGCTGAGGGAGTCCTGGATGTTTACCCTGGAATGTCATACTGCATACTTGCCACAGTTCTCTGACCTGAAGTGTGGGATAATTCCCATTAAATTTTTGTGTTTCGTTATCGTGGGCTAGTACCGGCAAAGCCCACAATCCTATTAATAGTGCTAGAAAAATTCTCATTTTTACCTCATTCTCATTACCTGAATCCGCTCCAATTCCAATCTTCAGAATCAAACATCTCCATTTGTTTTAGTTCTTTAGCACGTTCTCTGGAAGCATCGGCTACCGCTTCGTCTATAACGTGTTGAGGAACCTTTTTCTCTTCTTTCTGGTATTTAGTTGTATCTTCCTGTTTCTTCATTTTTCACCTGTACGAATCGTTGTTCAATTTTTCCACAAACAAAAACTTCCTCACCTAAATGCTGAAGTTCAGATATAATATCGTTGATCCCATTGGGATCCACAATCAGTACCATACCGATACCGTCATTAAAAACCTTTCTCATTTCTTGATCTGATATTCTACCCATCTCTTGAATCCGATCAAATTCAGGTGGTTTGATCCAATCATTAGTCCAGGTTGGTCTTAGATTTAGATTTTCTCCAAGGAGACGAAGGACATTGTCTCTTCCGAAACCAGCTATATGTGAAATACCGTGAATCAGACCTGTAAATTTGTCAGTAATATCAAGGATTGTGTTTACATACGACTTTGTGGGTCTCAGGAGATCCACTAATAGTTGCTGTTTTCCGTCATCTCCCTTAGTAATATCCCAGGTATACTCATTAAAGACTTTTCTAATAAGCGTGTATCCGTTGCAATGGAATCCATTAGATGCTAAACCTAACATCATATCCCCTTCCTTGATAGCACTTCCGTCTATGTATTTTGTTTTGGGACAAGCACCTATTCCGAAACCAGCTATATCGAAAGGATTTGCATCGGGTTGTAAAGCAGTTTCACCTCCTAGGAGAGGGACAGGACATTGTATTTCCTTCAATCCTTCATTGATCCCGTCTATCAGTTCTAGATATAGATCATCCATTTTAGGTACCATTAGATAATCATTCATAAACAGAGGTTTTGCACCACAGGTAACAATGTCATTGAATACGTTTGAGACAAGGTCTTTACCGAGGTTTTTAATGGATACCCCTTTCTTGTCTTTATTTTCATCATATAACTTAATCTTTGAACCTATTCCGTCTGTACTGCATACAACAAAATCAGCACCCACATCGAATGATCCGACGTGACCACCAAGCCAATTCATCTTATTGTACAGTTTAAAATGGAATAGATTTTGCTCTTGGAGACTTACGCCTGCAGATTCATAATCCATTTACCACCTTCCGTCTGGACATTTACTAGATTTTAATCGGGTTTTAACTTTGAGCATACAACCACAGATATTACAATAGTTGATCCATCCGCGGTTATACAAGTCTTTAGAGTGAGGACATTTTTCGCAAATTGCTAGTCTTTTGTCTGAAAGAATTTTTGATTCGCTTTTCAAATAACCTCCTACTGATTTAACGGTATCCCAAGCACCTGATTCCTCTTTACAATCAGGACACTCTTCTTCGCCTTCTCTGATAATATATTTCTTCCCTGTCCAGGGATTTCTTCCTGTTTTAAGTTTCTTCCCCATCGCTATTATAGATATTGTATCGTGGATGATCTTCCCCTTTAATTACGATATAGGGAAAGGGTTTAGGACCTCTGGTCTGCTTATCCTTCTTGTTCCATTTTTCCCAAATGTCTTTAGACAAGTCGTTTCGCTTATCTTTAGCATCCATTTTATTGTCAAAACCAACTGCTACCACTTTTTTGGTGGGCTTATGTTTAACACTATACACGTTTTTCCCAGGGAAACTCGGTACGTTGTCTACTAATACAGGCATTGTCTGTCCTCAGGTTAAATAATTAAAATTAATTACAGTTCTAGTCTTTTTATCTGTACAGGAGGTACCACGGTGATTCGTTACTTCTGGAAAGGTAATGAATCTATTTGCTACACTCTCTACCCTATGTCCATTTTCAAATTCAGTATATCCATCATTTGTATTCATATACAAAATTGAAGTGGTATACTCATCTTGTGGACTTTTAAGATTAGATGGAATATCAGTATGAAATATACCTATCTCTTTTCTAGGTGTTCTTGTGATTAAATTTGCTTTTATTCTATAGAGTTTTTTAGCGTTTACCTTATCGAAAATGAAACTGAATAAATCATAATATTTAGATGTTATTCCACGTTCGTGGTCATAAAAACAATGAACGAATTGAAACTTATCTACATCATCCAGGGAATCTATATTCTCCATATAGTACCAAGGAAGTTCTTCCCCAAACATTATCGTTTGCAGATGTTGGAAATGATCTGGTTCTAGAAAATTCTCTTGAGTAGAAAGCCATTTCATAAGTTATCCGCTACAGTCTTATCTAATCTCAATTCCTGGAATATAGGTAAAAATAACGACCAATAATCGCTATTTTTATCCTTGATCTTTTCATTATATTTAACGGAAACTATCTTTCCTATATATTCGTCTGGATCCTTCTTTCGTTGTTCATCACTCAGGCCTGATCCAACATTAACTCTAAGATTTCCGTCTTTTGTCGTACATACAAGAGATCCTACTTGTCCAGCGTATTTTCCTGTACCCTCTACGACTCCTTCTACAAGTAAATCAGCCTCGAGTTCGGCTTTCATCTTCACTTGATATTTAGAACGCTTATCTTCCCAAGGGGAATCTCCATTCTTTACGATAACTCCTTCTTCACCTGCTTCCAATGCTTCATTGAAAATCTCTTCACACCCAGCATAATCTCCGACTGTTTCGGTCTGCAAGATACTAATGAGGTGATTTTCCTGAGCATTATATACCCCATCCATTCTTTCTCGGAGTACATCTAGTCGGTCAAAATAAGGTATTTTACATAATCCTTCCTTGAAGTCTTCTAAAGGAATCATATCCCAACATACGAATCTAACCCGTTTAGTCTCTTCTGGAGTTATAGTTTCTTTTACTGCTTTATTTAGAATCCCATTACCCGTTTTTCTGTCAAGGATATAGAGGTCATTCTCATCTAATACAAGCAATTCACCATCCAGTACTGCACCGTGAAATGTATCTAAATTTGCTAGGGTAGGTGATTTGTAGAATACATTTTTTACAAATTCATCGAAATGACCAGATAATGCGATTTGTTTACCATTTCTGGACCGTACATCTACCACACCTTCTGAATCAATGATAATATTTGCTCTCATACCATCCATTTTTGTCTGTACCAGAGCAGGATATTTAATAGCTTCAAAAGCCTTTTGATTGAATGCGGATGCAAGCATACAAGGATATGTCTTGATAAAATCTTTACCAAATATCTTGTTTACTGTAGCAATAGATACTCCGCACTTCAAATCCTTCGTTACCACTCGTTTAATAACTTCAGCATTTTCTTCAGTCACTAAGCTGAGAATCTTTTGAAGGTGATCAATGGCGGCGTTTCCAGTATATTCCCTACTGGTCAATTGCTTTAGTCCTGATAATGCCCAGTTCAAACTCTTAATGGGTTGATCTTCTTTTCGACTATATTTAGGAATTTTTCTCTGATAATATTGAGTATAGGGATCAAGAGCGGCTTTCAGGACACGCTTTAGAGTCTCGTTATCCAGGTTCTTTCGGAGGATTTCCTCCTTGAATAAACGTGAATTGTCGCTTTCAAGTTCCGTTAGAATATCTGGAACCCAATCATCCATAATTTTACGTACATTTTCTTGGTCATTCATATCAGAAATCCGTAATCACATCGGTTAATTTAGACAACCTATTCATAACAAAATAATTATATAGTTTATTTCGACTACCTGGAGGTACTCTATTATAAGCGTTTTCTATATCACTAACGAGGGTTTCGGGAATTTTATCTAGATTCACGAGTTGTTCATTTCTTCTCCAACGTTCAGACATTTCATCATTTACACAAACCTCCTCTGGTTTCTTAGTCAACCAGACATCAAGTTTTTTCTTCGCAATTGGGGTTTGTCGAATTCCTTCTACAAGACAATCATCCGCAGAAAGGAAATTTGGTATACCGTCACCCCTATCTCCTCGTATAATATGCTCTTTGAGATATGCTTGTGGAGAAGGATGTCGAACAAACTTCTTTTGCATAGGAGAATATTGCTGGACTCCTTTGTATTTGTGTAGTTGAATAAAGTCTTTATCGGAGGAAAGAATTAGGATTTTTTCTTCGGCGTGATGATATTTACATATTACTCCTATAACATCATCCGCTTCAGCACCTAACACTTCTATGAATTTATAGGGAAAATGCTCTTTCAAATCTTCCCGTAGCTGGTCAAAGATTTTAAAGATGATTTCCCAGTCAAATGGGGATTTTTCTCGACCTTCACTCCGGCCTGCTTTATACAGAGGAAATACATCCTTTCTCCAGTAGTGTCGGCTGTCATTACATATGATTATCTCTCCGTACTGTTTATTGAATTGCTTCCTATACATCCGAAGCGTATTCAAAATCATATGTCGTAGTAGGTCCTCAGATACATCAGCCTGAGTTTTTGCATTCATCATCAAATTTCCAATCATTACCTGATTGAAATCAATCAATATCATAATTAATTCTCGGTTGGTGGAACTCCCAAAAAGTCTTCTGCCCATTTGGGAACATTTTCTGGATCAGCATATATACACCGTCCTAATACCTTTTCGCCATTCGTTATATGAGTTGTGTATAACGATTTCACAAATGGATATGGAGTAATTCCTACGAAATTATGAATATAATTAATGTGAAGTTGCATTTTAGCACAATGTTCATATTCCATCACAAATTCCATTCGTCTTTGTGAGAATTCTCCAGTAAGTCCGTCAAATGCTTCAAATCCTGGGTTGGGTGTTAGTATATAAACTAGTAGAATCCATTTCACAATATCGCACCGCTTTCCGATGGCGGAGCATTTATTTCCCTTATCGCCTCTTTAAGTTCTCGAATTTCCACAATCAGCTCCTTAATAGCTTGAACAAGTTCTGGTCTTTCGGCTTCTTCTGGTATTTCATCTACAAAATCCATTATAGGCTCTTCAGTTCTTTAATAAATTCTTTAGTCGTATCGATTACTTTCCAGTCTTGAATCTGTTTATGCAGATCCTCTCCCTCTTTGACCAGTTTATCTTTTTCATCTTGACAAAGAGAGTAAATAGGCATTTTTATAAGTGTGTCTATTATACGCTCCTCAAAGTGAATTGTCAAGTCTTTTTTGATTGCTTGACGGTTTTTGTTTTTGAAGTCTAATCTCCCATCAATAATCATTTGAATGAATTTAATCTTATCCTGAATGACCCTAAGATTTTCGGATCCTTCTGATATTAAATACTTATATCGTTCATTATACTTGAGAATCCTATAATCACAAAAGTCCTTAATGATACCTATAGGAGAATCGTAGACTTTCAGTTTCCCTTCGTGAGTAATAACGGTTATATTCTCGTTAATCTTTCTTCGTAATTTAAATAGGGAGACAATCTGGTGATGTTTCAAATGCTTACCACGCTTTAATGTTACTTCAAACTTGAATCCCGACTTATCACATTTGTCTGTATAGGAGACAATCTTACCAGTGTCCTCTAATTTATCAAGGACTTGGACATATGTTTCTCTGGTATATCCAATAGGAACTTCAGTTATCTCCAGTTTGGTGTGTCCTGTTAGATTGAATGCTCCTTCACACCACACTTCACCATTTTCCTCACATACAACTCCAGAGAATTCAGGATATTCCGGAAGTAGGAGTTCATTGTCTATATTTTTACCATTAAGATATGCTTGACATAATCTTGCAATTTCTTTTGGACATCGTGGTTGTATCTCTGTAGCAAATCCGACTGCAATTCCTTTGACTCCATTTACTAGAACCCACGGAATAATGGGTAAATAGAATGCTGGTTCTGGATCTTCGGGATCAATGCTTTTATCGGCTACCATTGTATCAGCAAAATAAGCATCAAAATTTTTGCTCATTTTGACATACGTGTATCGTGGTGCGGCGGCATCAGGTACTAATCTCGATCCGAAACTCCCTTCACCCTCAAGTAATGGAATATTATTTGAGTGTACTTGAACCATCTTTGTAATTGCTTCATTTAAGGAAGCATCACCGTGATGATAATTCGCTTGTGAGATGGTATTCCCACTCAATGAGGCGGTTTTGATACGGCTATTTTTAGCAGTTTTTAGTGCCGTATAAAGTATCTTCCGCTGAGATGGTTTGAGACCATCAATCATATGAGGAATAGCCCGTGAATACAGGACGTATTTTGAGTAATCTTTATATTGTCCGTTTATTAGTTCAGTTATGTTCATTGCATTAACCATTGTTTTCTCGGAAGAGGATTCTTTCCGAATGCAGTTTCCAGTGAAATATCTCCTTCACCGTCATAATTAATAACTTCCGTCATTGGATCATTAATCATTAAATCGTACTCTTCTACTGATAAACTTCCTAACCCCTTATTATACTCAATTGACCAGCTATTGTCAAGCGATTCCTTTGCATAGTCTTCCAGATCATAGAATCTTTTGACTTCCTTACCCTTCTTAGCAATGACAATTGGAGATTTAATCAACAATATTCGCCCATCCTCAAACAGTTCTTTCCAGTTAGAGAAGAAATTGATTAAAAGGGCGGCTATAGAGAATCCATCGAAATCAGCATCCGCTAGAATTCCAATGGTCCCATAATTCAAATCTTCTGCTGGTTCACCGAGTTCTAGTCCTATGATGGACATCAGTTCAGATAATTCTTTGTTTTTCATAATCTCGGTGGGTTTCAATTCTCTTACATTACGTACTTTCCCTCGCAATGGAAATCCACCTTGGGTTTCTGTATCTCTTACATTAATTAGATTGGAAATTGCGGATTGACCCTCTGTTATAAACAGTATCTTATCTTCAGGATATTTGGAAGATGCTGATATGTGGGAAGCAACTTTCTTTTTCTTCATTCCCTTATTGGCTTTTTTCAATGCTCTTGCATCAGCCAATTGCTTTTTAAGCAGAAGAGTTTCAATAATGGGTTGGATTAACTCATCATTCCTCAGAATTCTATTGATAAATTTTTCATCAAGAATACCGTCGAATATGGGTTTGATATCATTTGCATTGTTAGTCAGGCGTTCTTTTGTCTGAGAATCAAATTTTGGATCACCCACAGAATTCGTAATAGTAACGAAACATAGATGATTTTTTATATCCGAAGCCCTTACTGCGATCCGATGCTTCTTTTTGATTGCTTCTTTCAGAGTCCAGCTAATATCATTGGAAACTATATCATTATGTACTCCACCACCGAAGGTATCAATACCGTTAATAAACGATATGTGTTCGTATGTTTCGGCTGGAAGAACAGCCACTTTAAACTTACTTGTTTCTAGTTCAACAAAGTGGTCACCAATTTTTTTAAGATATTGCTTGAATGTGCTTGCTTGAACGACCCGACCATTAAATTTAAATCGTATCTTTGGAAAACATACTGCTAAATCATAAACCCGCTTCTCAATCAGGTTTTTGTGGTCATTATCAATTGCTTTCATACCGAGTTTCTCAAAGTCTGGGAAAAATGAAACATTAGTCCCAACAACACCTTTGGTCTTTGTTATCTCTGTATCAATTTCGGACAGATTGTGTCCGCAATGTAGTCGGAAATGCTTCTTTCCGTCATCGGTATGGGCTATGAATTTCTTTGATAAAATATTGACTAAAGTAGAACCGAGTCCGTGTGTTCCGATTGAAACGTGACCATCATCTTCAAAATTAGCTCCAGCACGTAAATTAGTGAATGCTAATTCGGCTTGAGTTTTACCCAAATCTGGAATATCTACAACGGGAATACCACGACCATTATCAATGACCGTTATTTTCCCATTATCTTCTACGTAAATTTTAATCTCGTTTGCAAATTTGAAATCTGTCCTGAATCCCTCATCAATACTATTTGACACAATTTCATCAAATAGCTTGAGAAAAGCTGGTACAATTTTCACTTTTTCCTTCACGATTGAACCATCCTTCATCACCCATTTGTCGTGGGACCCCAAAGTGGTGTCCCCGACATACATTCCTGGGCGGAGAAGGACGTGTTCGACCTCGGAAAGAACTTTAATATCGTTCTTTCTCATTGTCATAGACGATCCTTATTATAATTGTGGATTACCAAACTCCGTTGGATAAACTATTCCGTCGTCGGTGTAAATACTGGTAGGAAACCCTATACTCTTGATAGAGTCTAGTCTAAATGATCTCCAGCCGTCTGCTGGTATATCATATACTGCAATAGTATGTGGATTCGGTTCTCTTTTGCTTGGCTGTGGTACATTATCTACAACCGGTACGATTTCTATTTCATCAGGATTCGCAATCGGCTTAAACCACTCTTTGAAATCTTTTGTATATTGTTCTTTTACTTCTTCTGGATCATCCTTTTTAGCTATTGTTGGTGCTCGTTCATCTAAAACTTTCTGGAGTAATGTACATTCCATCACTCTTTCAGTCCCATCTTTTTTGGTAAATGTAACGGTTGCTACATCATTGTAGAGCATTTCAACTATATCCTCACGGGTTAGCTCCTTCTCTGCATTGTCCTCCGTGATCAAAATCTTATATGTCTCTGCCATATTTCTCCTTAAAGAATTGATTGATTTTTCACTTCATATAGACATTATACGTTAATTGCTGGTCATTGTCAAGTTCTAAATTCTCTTAATTCAGGATGCTGGAGTCTCCTGTATTTTTGAGTAGGATGTTTCGGAGGCATAATGTAATTTATATTGATATTAAATCTCGCAGGAACATCCGTTGTAGTGGTTGAACAATGATCTTCGCTTGAATCAAAAATTAGTAATCGATTTGCGATGCTTGAAATTTTTGTACCATCCTTTAATTTAGTATATCCATCACAAGTATTCAAATATAATAGGGCTGCCGTATTTGGATATTCAAAATCTTGGTGCATTGCGTGTTCGTGCAATCTTTCTGTATTTGGATAAAGATTGGCTTTTATTCGTATTAAACTGTCTGTTCCTAATTTCTCTACTAACGGAATTAGTTTTTCATAGAAAGGACTAACAGGAGAGTTTTTGGCGTAGAACATATGAGACATCAAAAATATATTATCTCCAATATCGTTCTGTGTAGCAACAGTTTTCTGGAAATACCAAGGTACTTGTTCTGTAAGAGATGCTATTTTGTGAAAACAATCATCATCTAAAAACTTATCAATCACTTTATACATTATATTTTTGGCGGTCTCTGTTTCTTGTCAAGTGCTTCTTTTTTCTTAATGAGATTCTTTAAATGGTCACTCTGAACATAGGGAATCGCATAAGGATTAACATATTGTTTTACAGATCCAGTTATATCTTCGGGTTTAGGAGGTTCTGGTGGGCATTCTTCTCCTACGGGACAGCATACTCCATCTCCCATTTTTTTCGTTTTTTCCATAATTAATACCAGTAATTTAAAAGTAGGTGCATATAGATATATGCGTAAAAAAGTCCAATCAACATAGTTTTTGATGTTGGTAATGTAAGTATTATACAGACATAAAATAGATTTGTCAAGACATTTATCATCAGTCAGTATAATAAGCATAAACAGAGGTTGCCGCCCATTTCCCCTCTACTGTTTGTCCATCTCCCTCGACAAGCGGATCTGCATCTCCAGGCATCACATAAGGGGCTACATATCTCCATTCATCCCCTGCATTGCTATTCCAATTACCACTTGGAATCTTCATTCTAATATCAAAAGTGCCTGGTCCTCCGGTATTTTCCATATAAGCAAGCATAGGATATACATCACCTTCTGTAAGATAGATTTGTCCGAGATTAATTCTATCACCGTGCTGGGCAGGAGCGCCACATAGATAGTTCATCTCATCTCTCGTGATGGTTAGCATCAAAAGATCCTCACCACTGTTACCCATCCACATAAAAGAAGCATCATCAGATTTGATTTCAAATGTGTATGTTCCAGTTACAGGTGCTTTGAAATATCCTGATGCTCTATAAGTTCTATATTGTCCAATGTTACCAACTTTAATAGCATTTTCGTATCCTGACCAGGATGCACCATTAGTATTCAACGTATTCTCAACCACATCTAAACTAACATTGTTATAATTACCACTCCAGGTTCCAGGGATCCACCAATAACCAGAATTATTCCAGGTATTCATAGTCCAAGTTTCTTGAAGCCAAGTGTAGGTCGGATACCAGTTATACGTTGAACTCCAACTATTATTGGAATTCCATACGAATCCTAAATTTTCACAAGTAGTTTTATCTGGAGAAACTCCGTCACTACACCACCCCGGAGCCAAACACATTTCTGGTCCTTGATTATTATATTGAGAATCGGAACAATATCCCCATTGTAGACATAGGGTTTCATTATTGTTATAGCCAGAATTTGAGCAAGTTCCCCAAGCAAGACATCCTGCTTTATTATTGTGATAATTAGAGTTTCCGCTACAGAAGCCTCCATTTTCACAATCTGTTTGATTCTGCCACGGCCATCCTGCACCTGTATTCCAATTATTAGAACAGGTTCCATAGATTACACAAGTTGCTTCGTCTGTGTACTGATTATCAGAACAAGTACCAGCGGCTTCACAAGATGCTTGATCTAGATATGTAGTATTATAACTGGAGCAAGTTCCATCAACGTGATAGGTTCCATATTGTGAACCTTGCGGATGAGTTAAGCTAATATAAGATGACCAAGTTTGATAATATCGAGGATCCCAATGATATCCGTAAATACCATCTAATCGGTCAAGTTTCCATCCTCTTTTAAAATTCCAATCTTCCCATACTGCGGTAATAGCATAATATGCTCCTTGGAAAGCGGCTAAATTTTCTTTCATCATATCTTCCCGAGAATCATAAAAATAATGGTAAGCTGAATCATCAGTACATATAACTTCTCCTGCAAGTTTCCACATATCTGCTTCGTAATCGGAATCTGTTAACTGCAAATTAAGTGGAGAAAAATAAGGAGCACGATAAATTCTAAATTTATCAGGTCTAAAATAAGTTTTATCCCACTCATTGGAGTTATATTGGGGTGGTTTCCATCGAATCTTAGAAAAATTCGGTTGTTGTCCTGAAGATACAGTATTATATCCAAATTCAGCTCCAACCATACTATCGTTAGTATTTACAAATGTGTGTGCTGGAAATGAAAGATTCCAGTAATATTCAGGATTTGGTGGAACATCAACTTCAATATATGGAACTTGAGTCGACCATTGATAATTATGGCTGTTCCAAGTAAATTCGTGAACCCAAGAATATCCTGCATTATTCCAGGTATTTCCGGCAGGGAGGAATCCACCTCCAATTGCGGCACATCCACCTGGATTATTAGTGTAATTATGGGCTTGAACAGTAAAATGCCATCCATTAAAATTTATAGTTATCCAACAAGTACCTTCATTGAGACAAGAACTCTCATTGGTCCATTGAGAATCAGAACATACGTGATGATTTATACAATCAGATTCATTAGTAAAACCTCCTGCAGAACAGACATAAAAAGATAAGCAAGTGGATTCATCGTTATTATATGAAGCATTACTACAAGTTCCTGCGGCTAGACAGGCTACTCCTTGATCATTATAATCAGGAGGAGACCATTCAGAAATTGGATTCCATCCTGAATCGTAACAATAATCAAAGGTATGATCATTGTCCGGCCAGTCAAATGTGTTAGTAACCCAAGTCGCAATAGAAGATCGACCAACTTCAGGACCATTACCCCAACTACCACCAACATCACTATAATACATTCGATGCGTGGTACCCATCATATTGTGTATATTTGTTACGTGTTTTCCCGGCCATTTTCTATGATTATCGTGGGTTAATATATTATAATGTTTATGATAATTCATAGTAGACTGAGATGGTCTCCATTTTGCATATTCTTGTGTCCACGTATTAGTTTGTTCTATCCACATTCTATAGTATGGATCCCAGTTTGAATAAGCGGAGAGCGTGACCATACATTCTTCTCTTGTTTCAATCTGGGAGTGGACATACCATTGATAACTGTAAGATGGATGAGTGTAATAGCATTTTCCAGGAATCAAATCACCACCACTCCAATTCTGAGAAGAATACCAAGTTCCACCACCATATGTTCCTTCGCAAAGACTTTCAGTTATCGGGAGAAGTTCCTCTACATCATTATACACTTGATGATGTACTTCCCAAGTATTTCCCGCATTGACCGTTGACCAAGTTTCTGCTGGTATTTGACTTTCGCAATCTAATTGAGTTACCCATTGTGGATCAGAACAAAATGATATGGTGGCATTCATACAGGTCGTTCTTGTCGTGTATTGAGGATCTGTACAGGTGGCTATGTATTGTCCACTAGTAACACGTGGTTGATCAATGTTTGCTTGTCTGCAAAATCCACCTCCTGGAATCTGTGTTGATTCACAAGATAACTGATCGATGGCTCCACCATAACTACACTTACCCACATCGATTGCTTCCCAAGTTATTTCCCAATATGGTTCTCCATCAGTATCCCAATTACCGGTAATAGGTCTATTACCCCTCACAACATTTCCGACTGCAAGTGGATTCATTGTCCATCTTCGATGCCAGGTAGCATTTCTTACGAGTTTTTCTTCATAAGGATCTGTCCAGATATCATCAAACCAAGGCTTAAAACTAATATCCATTTTTTGATTGATAACTTCTACTGCCCAATGTTTTTCTAATATAGCAATATCAACTGAAACGGGAGGACTCATAAAATACGCAACTCCAGCTTCTACAGCCGCGTAAGTTTCTATCTCTATACCGGTTTCTTCTCCAAAAAGAGTTCTTATGATTTTTTGAACAGGAGAGGATCTTGCTGGTTCAAAGGCGATATCTGTAAAAGATAATTTTGTAGCGTTATTGGAGGCTTCTAGACAAGATTCGGCAGCCAAACAGATTTCAGTAAGTCGCAGGTTACCATCCGTAGACGGCATTCCGAATTCGATTACTAGATTATTCCATTCGGTAATCGGATCATATTTAAATATGTCTTCTTGAATAACTTGTTGGGGTTCTTCACTCATAATATAGATATTTATGAGTTTGAATGCTGGTATTTGGCTATATAATAAGAATCTATAATATCAGAGACAGGGGATTGTCCCGTGTAAGGATCGAATTCAAACAATTGAGCAAGGTCGTCTCCAGTTTCATCAACAAACGCTTTGTACATCAATTCTTTATTAGCGTTTCCTTTTCCAGTTGCGAATTTTTTGATTGTGGTAGGGGAATGAACATTAATATCATCAGATACCCTTTCGGCTAATTTATATTTTAGTATTCCGGTGTTTTCACCTATATTAAATACTTGTCCTTTAGCACCGAAAGCATATCCTTCTATACCAATAGAATTTGGGGTAACTCCAGTTAGTTGCCATATGGTTGAAGACTGAGAGATTATCCAGTCTACGGTCATATTAGCAAGTTTTGTAAATCTTTCTAGATTGTCTGTATACTCGTATAAAGAGTGTCCGACGATGTTTGGGGAGTGAGGTCCATCAAGTTTCTTGTTTTTCGTGATGAACATAAACTTACAGGTATCATATCTAAAAGGAATCGTTCCCACACAAACTGCGGGTGAAGTCATTGAATAGTCGATTCCAATTATCACTCTTCCTCAGTTATTTCTATTTGAATATCTTCCGCACCACAGAAAGGACAATATTCTACTTCATATAATGTTTCCTCAAGATCGTGTTCGACTGTACAGGTTCCTTGACAGTCATCGCAGTCCATATTTACTATTATCATTAAAATACTCCTATCTTTCAAGTCGTATTTATAACGACATATTGAAAAGTTTAGCTACAAAGTGTATACCATTTGTGTGTACCGATATTAGTCACATTGGTATATAGATGTGCTTCTAACATTTGTTTAGCTGATCCAGCCATATTTCCGGTATTTGAATACAGAAGAATTTCTGTATCATAATTTATTTCTTCATTCGCATTGCACCAATTTATTATTTCGTGTATTGGAACATTAACTGCATTATGTATTTTACCACCTGATATATAGTCAACAGGATTTCTTACATCAATAATAAATCCACCGGCTTTAAATATAGCTTGAATTTCTTCACAGGTAGATTTTTCTCCCTTTGATTCATATACTTCCCGGTGCCGTTCTCTTTTGGCTTTGAGTTCTTTGAGTCGCATTGCATTACCTTTATGGTAAGCCCGCATAACTCTATCCCATTCAGTTTCCTGCTTATTCATCTACCATCTCCACGGTAATAGACTTAATCCCATTAAGTTCAAAACAAGTTCTATCGCTACTAAGCCGATTCCTCCTACTCCTATTTGATATACCCACCATTTCCAACCAGCTAGTTCTCTTGACCATCTTGCTACTGGACTATTTCGTGCTTTCTCATATGCACCAGACTTGTCTCCTATCTTATCTGCCCACCAATTTCCATCAAGAATTTTTCCTATCATAATTAACGGATACACTAGTATTCGTAATATTTTCATTCCCAGGGAATCTCTAAATCTTCTTCCGATGAATAATGCACCTCCAACCATTGCAACTGCACATAACATCCATATTATATCTTCTGCCGTATGGGCTTCCATATTACCTCCAATTATTTAGATATCAATTTTTCTGCTTCTCTTATTTCCTTTCGGTCGTATGTTGTTAAATCTTGAGTATAACCCCAACTAACCGTCATAAGTCGTTTATATTTCTTAGCTCCACATTCACATTTATCCAGTTTCTTGTGCATATCTTTAGAATACTTCACTATTTCTGTTTTGATCTCTCCACATTTCTCACATTCAAAATCAAAAATCGGCATCTTCTTTCCTTTATTTATATCGGTTTATAAGTAGCTTATTTCTATAATGCTGTTTAGCAAACATAGAACGATGAATGAATTGGGTCACCTTACTACTGGTAGTACGATGGTCTCCCACTTCGGTTCTCATTTTAAATTCCTCCCGTTTGAAAGGAATTACTTGTACTACAGGCATTCCATAGGGAAGAAGTATTTCTTCATTCATCGGAGCAGTAAACCAAGTATTGATATGCCCCTCGTGGTAAATGTCTGTATCTACAATCCCACTTAGGATTGTCAAGTTCGGATGTTTGTTGTAATGGGGTGCTGTAAAATAACAACTATACCCAGGAGGCGTTCTGATAGACCACGGATTTATCAATTTGAACGAGCCTTTAAACGTGTCTTTAGGAAAAGGATAACTGTCTATTTGACTTTGTGGATGTGTGTCTGCACAAAAATGACCTAGATTGTTAGGTGGCGTTCTCCATCCAATACCTTGTGGACATTTTTCAGATATAGGAAGCCGTACCACCATATAATCTGACCACAATGGAATAATATATCCGTAACAAAGAACATCAAGTATTCCAGGACAGCTTTTTACAGTTAACTTGTCATCCGTTTCCTTATCATTTTTCTGTTTTTTGAACCACTCCGGCCAAAAATCTCTTGATGGTATTGGAGGATTCGCAATTTCAAGTTCTTCTATTTCTGTAAAAAATGTTATATCAATCATACACGCTTCCAATTATTTAAAGCTAAAGTCGCTTGTAATCCTTCAAATGTATTTGCTACAATAGAAGCCTGTACATCTTCTGGACTCATACCAGAAAGAACCATATCGTTTATATCTTTCTGTTGGATTTTCTCATCCCAAATACATACCGAATATCCTCTTTTTATAAACCCTTCAATTTTTTTGACTATCTCTCTATTTCGATTTTCGTTATCCATTACAATAACAAATTTTGTATCACTATTTAGATTACAAGAATTAGACAGGTCGCTCCCAGCCATTGCAATTGCATTATCAAGAAACAATGAATCTATGGGTCCTTCTACAACAAATACAGGTTTAGATTCGTCTATTTTGTCTAATCCAAATATCTTACATTCGTCTTCTGTAACCTTTATGGTTATATAACGTAAAGGGTTATTTTCATCAAGTGACCGGCCCTGAAATGCAATCAAATTATCATCTTTATCAAAGAACGGAATAACAATTCTCCCTTCGTCTTTTTTAATGTCTTTGAATTTATTTTTGACAATCGTATTAGTCCATTCTTTAAAAGTCTCTGTATAAAACAGTCTCGAAATTTGATGAGATGGGATTTGTCTTTGTCTTATATATGCTCGTGCTGGATGATTGATATCACATAAATCCAGACAAGTGAGATGTTTGAGGGGATCGACTTTGATTGCTGGAGCCTTATTCGTCTTAAAGAAGTCTTCAGTCTTTTTTATCGATTTCCTAGAAGATGGGCTGTGTCTATATTTCTCTAGAATATACTCTCGTTTTAGGGTCGGTGCTATGTGATTGATTAATTGGGTCAATCCAGTAGCTATTCCACAGTTATGACATTTATACAGTACATCTCCTTTATTTTCAAAGATGTAGCCACGAGATTTTAATTTGTCTTTGGCTGAATCGCCACAGAAAGGACACCTGAAGTTCCAGAGGGCTTTACCCTTCTTTTTGAATTGTTCTAATCGAACACCTAGAATTCCGATGTATTTTGAGTCAATATAGTCCATAATCTACGTATTATACACCAATTGATGATGTATGTCAAGTCAAATGGTCACAATCATTACAATAATCTCTTTCGTCTTCTTCCGTTAACTGAACGCAAGGTAAGACATTGCTATAGTCGCCAGTATCTTCTGCCATTTCCTTTTGTTTTGCGTGGCACTCCCATTTTAATGGACACGTACAACAACATACTTTGGGGATCGAATCTCTAAATGGACAAAAGACAGGCACAATAGAATTGTTGCAAAACAACAATTTTACTTGCTTCTCTTGAGCCATATAATTATCTTCGTATCACTTGAAATACTGGATCGGTTGGATGTTTCATCAGCATACCACCTTTGGGGAATTTTTTCGCAAATGCTGTCACTCCCTTAGCCCAGTCAGTCTTACCAACAAATGAATTCCAACGTTGATATTTTTGTCTCCCAAGTCGAACATTATCATATGTTGCTGTATCTGGAGCTGTCCAATAATCACACCCAAACGCTTTACCACAAGGTTTGGTAAATAAAGGAACATCTTTCTGAACGTTTACTGGTCCTGATCCATCACCTACTACATTACTCATATTTCACCTTCTCCAATAATATATGCTGTTTCATCAATACATCAATTTGCATTGATTCATAAAGCGGCATATTTTCATTTATATATTTACGAAATTCTTCGTCTAACATATCTCCATCTGCACCGTTTTGTACACAATGCTCTTTAAATAGAAAATATGCGGCAACGGCTTTGCTAAGTTTGCTTTTCATTCCAGGTACCTTCTCTATTAATCTTTTCAAATTTCTAAGAAGGCGATGAAATAATGTATAAGCAAATTTCTTTTCTGCCGTATTGCGTTGTTTATCAATGATCTTACCTTCATCATCGATAATTCCTAATTTATAAGCCGGCCAGTCGGTCCATTCCATAGCAATAAACTTAGCGAACTTGTATACAAAATACAAGTCCAACGCGGCGGAGCCCGCACCTTTAACCGTCTTGGCACTAACTTCGTTTAGTATGACCTCTTCTTTCATACTGGTAGATTGTCTCCATTTTCTAATGGACGCAAACTCTCTTGCAGATTCATAATCTTTCTTGTCCCCGAAATGGAATAATATGTGTCCCTCTTTATCGTCTATAGCATACATACTAAATTTACCTTTCTTTTTCATTATGATAAATCTAGTATTGGGACTTCTTACTTCAGAATCCCAACGATGTACCTGTGATATCCATATAATATCCTTCTTCTTAGGGTTTGGCGGCTGATCGTCGGTACCGTATACCCAACCCTTACCGGGATATGTTTTTCTAAATTTTGGGTTCATTTCAATTCTTCCCTTATGATGGATCTCACTTTTTTGTCTATCGTAAATAAAGATTTTAATTCTGGAGTTAATGCTTTTAACTCATCAAGAAAAGTCGCAATAATCTCGTGATTTTTCGGATCTATTTTATACATCAATATACGTGTACAAGCAAATGATCCAAAAACATTAATTAGAACCAACAAGTGATTCATTAACAGCCGACTCTTGAGTTTTCCTGTATCTACGTATTTGGATATCAGGCGCTTAATGTACTTAATTCTATTAATGTCCTCATAGAATTCTTCACTTACGCTCCCCTGTCGGTCGTTGTAATGAGTCGCCATATAAAACATTATGTTTTGGTTGGTCAACTTTGGAAAGTACGACTCTATCGGTTGCTTTATCATTATATTCTTTAAGCGGTGTTTTTACTTCTTCAGGCTCAATTTCTTGAGTAACAATTGTGTCAACTACCTTTATAAACATTTACACTTCCCAGAAAGGTACTCCACCTTTAGTACCGGCTTTTCCTTTAGCGCCTGCAGGCTTTTTACCTTCGTAAAAAACTCCAGTACTTGCATCTCGTAGAAGAACTTTCGCTTCACTAACTGTTTCTGTAGCGGTTGATACTGCATCCTTAGCCGCATCAAAAGCGTGTTTCAGTCCTGATTTTCCTTTTTTAGATTTTTTACCCATAATATGGTCCTCTAATTGTGTGATTAAGTTGTCTTTAGACTCTCGACGGTCTAATTCGATACCTACTGTTCGCCCATATGCTTCAAGGGCTTTTTTATTCATTCCAATCAAATCTTTCATACTATCTCTCATTTAGCTAGTTCTCTAACCCTTTCATCCGATGATACCGCTGTATGATTAGCGTATGTCGGAGCTTCTTTTCTATATGTAGTTTTCTTCAAAATAGCCGTATTTTCTGCGACTACCTTCTTTAACAGTTTTTCATCTGGTTTTGGTATTTCGACTGTGGTCCCAATTTTCTCAGCCATAGTATTCTCCTTATTGGATGTAACAATTCAATTCATATCCGTGTTTACCTTTACCGTAAATTTGGATTTGAAGTCTCTTTTTCTGCTCTTTCCCTCCTTTTTCCAAGCCGATCTTAAAGGTATTCGTCTTACCTTCGCTCGGTTTGCGAGGTCCAGTTGCTATCTGATTAAAATAATCATCCATATCAACTTCATAACCTGCTTTATCTGCTACCAGGAGGGCTTCTTCCACAGCAGAGGTGTAAGTCTTGTGGTCTATTTTGTATTTATACCGTGCTTCAAACCACACATCGAATGACTCCTTTTTAGCCATATTCGTGGCGACACCCATCTTAACGCTTTTCCAATCATCTCCATAACGCTTTTTAAACTTATCATCATCTAGTTCCTGAGCAATCTCTTCTCGGCGCTTGATTTCAGTAGGAGTTAATTTGCGTTCATCAAGCTCCCATTGTTCTTTCAAATATGAATCGAATGAAGGAGAATCACCCTTATATTTTTTGAGATATTTCTTGTTAAGATGTTTTCCAATTATCGAATAAACCTTGTCTCTTGGATCTGTATCATCTGGAATTTTACTTACGGGAGGTAATTTTCCCTTCTTCAGAATAGCGGCTGTAGCCAGCATATCAGCTTTATCGATTCCGCCACTCTTCTTTGCATATTTTTCTAATTCAATTCCAGCCATAATTGAACCATTATGTATATCATTTCTTACTGATTCTGTAGCAAATCCCACAAATGATTCCATCTTTTTCCTCAATCGAGGTTCTCTTCGATTCTTGGATGGATCTTCGTTTCGTAGATTCTTAGGATCATTATTCATAGGATTATTATCCTTATGACCTACATCCTTACCTTCTTCAGCTTTGTCTCCCATAATTCTCCTTGCTTGATTACGTGAGGACCTTCTAGCGATTTGTTCAGGTTTACCTTGGTAGTTATCGTATTCTTTTCGATAATCTCTTTCGTTTACAAATTCTTCAAAATTATTCTTAGGAATAGAGGCTCTCATATATTTGAGAATAGTTTCGGTTGATTTAACATCACTTACTGCGGTAATCTTAATCTTACCGTTCACCCATCTTGCTATTTCTTGTCCACCCATACCCATTTTCTCTAGGGTCTTACCATCAGTAGACATCAATCTTCCTTCTTTGGGTTTCTGGTCATAGAAAGAATCTATTACGGACTTGTCTTTAGATTTAAGCACTTCAAAGATTGTTACGGCTTCTCCAACAATTTTTGGAGTTCTGCGAATATCAGGATCATCATCGAGGACAGCTTTGGCTCTCTTTACATCCCTTTTAGAAACAACTACTTTTCCATTATCAAAATAACCGTCAATTCCTTCGTCTTCTAGACTGAGTAGCACAGCCTTTTCATATCCTTCTCTCATAGTAACCGAATTTCCTTGTATTTCTTCTGTTTGAATTTTGTGAGCAGGAATTTTCTCAGACTTATATTCACCGATATCTACAACATAAAATGGGCTGTATCCACCGCCTCCTTTATCATATCTAACAATTTTCCCTGTTACCATTCCCTTACCTTTTGCAGGATGTGGAACTCTTACTTTTGTACCGGGCTTTAATATTTTTGCTTCTGTAAGTTCAAGATGTTCTACTGTGTATTTCACAACGGATGCCGCCATATCTCCTTGAGCAAGAGATACTTTGTTACCTCTCTTGTACAAGTAAAATTTGACACCTCCAGGTCTTTTAACATCTTTTAATGTGACCTTTCCTACTTTACCCTTATTAACCACATTTTTTGCTGTTACTTTAAAAGTAGCTTTACCAGAAGACATAGAGGATTTGAAGTCTATTGTAATGATATCGCCCTTCTTTAGAGCATCGTAATCTTTTTCGGTGACTTCTTCTCCCATCACAATAGGACCTCCACCTCTTTTACCATATCCTCTACCAGCTCCAGATCCACCTTTTCTTGATATTCCGAATGCAAATTCTCGGTCGCCTTTCTGTTTCTTCTTCTTTAATTTAGCTTCGGCTTCTAAATCTTCGTCTTTCTCTTTATTCTTTTCCCTTTCCAATTTGTCTTTTATATCTAACTCAATTTCTTTTTGTTGCATAGTCTTATATTTCTTCCGAAACTGTTTAGCTACTTTCTCGACATCTTTTTTGGAAACTTTGAGTTTTTTGATTGTTCCACCTTTTGCGAGAAATGCGGCGATTTCTTTGTCGTATGCTGATTTACCTTCAGAATATACTTCCTGAACATCAATTGTGCTAAGCCACTTGTTAATTTTACTTACTACATCTTTGGCGGACTTGACCTTAGTCTTTCGCATATTTTTTATCTTATGTCCAGAAGCAAACATTTCCATTGTACCATCCGTAGCAATACGGATCATACCAAAACTTGCATTATGTAATATCTTATTCGGCCAGTCCTTCTCTGGTTCTACTGTAACCTTTATCATTATGGCTACATTTTCATCACCACCTAGAGTAGATTTTGCGACTGATTTCCATCCAGCCTTTAATCCTTTGTAAATTTCTGTAGTCCATTTGTCAACATCTGTTATTTGAAGTACAGTACCTTCTTCAAGTTCTGGGTCATTATCATCTTGCATTGCTGACCAAGTTTTTCTCTTTCTATATTTGTCTCTCTCAATTTTCTTGTGTCTGGAACCTGCATAATGGGGACCACCGTGTTTTTCGTCTACCTCGTCTTCTGATATTTTATAGCCCACTACTGTACCTTTAGCATTAACAATAACATCACGAATATTAAAACGCTCCGCTGTTTTGTTTAATCTGGCTCTCTGAGTTCCTTTTTGTTTATCGAAAAATTTTTGTATTTCCATTCGGGTAGGTCCAGATACCCCTTCGTGAATTTCATTTCGATATTGTTTGAATCGTGTAGCGGTTTTCATTTTAGGTTCCTTCCTAATATCTTTGAATTTGTCTGTAGCAAATTCCCATTCCTCTGGAGTCATTATATCTTCTTCTGAAGAGGCGAGAATTTCTTTTTGTGTTTTATTCACTTTTTACACCTGCATTTTCACCAGACTGAGGATCTCCTATATCTCCATCAGTTACAGGTTCAACAGTTCCACCAGATGGCTCAGTATTTAAGCCGTATCCAATCATAGTTTCAACTGATTTGGCTGTAATTGTTGTAATACCTGCGACACCCATATCCCAGACACCAATGTTAGATCCTTCATCTAACGATTTGTATTTAGCCTTCTGTTCGGAATTAGCGGCTTTGCGAGTCAACTGACGGAGTTTTCCATCAATAATTACTCTAACCGGGCCTTCTTCCAATCGCTTTACTAATTCTTTTTTAGTCATAATCACCTTTTAGGTTTACGTTTGCTTTGTTTAACACCTCTGTCTATGAGGCTCTTCAGTAAATCTCCTGTAGGAATGTTATCTACAATCCACTTATACAATTGATTCTGAATTTTTTTAGCTGGCATCATAGGTTTACCCCGTTCTTTTAGGGTCAAATATTTGAAATCCTTTATGACACCATCATTTTTCTTACCAGTAATAGCAGATATCCGCTCTTTTTTCATTGTACTACCATAAAATATGGTATTCTCTCTATTATTTAGTATTACGTGTATCTGACCATTAATTGCAAGTTTCTTCCCCTTACTCTGTATATAGTCAAACATTGTCTCGGAAGTCCCCTTATGAGTTTTAAGCAGTATGTCTTCTGGTACAACTCGACCTCTCTTTGGATCTAAGTTGTTGGATAATGCTATCGAATAATTGGTCAAAACCCATACAATGTGAATATTCGCAGGATTATACCCCGTATTCAGAAGTTTCGGCATATATTCAACAAATCCATCGAGACTTTTACCCGTCATATCAAAGAGTATATTGGGTAGCGTTCCTTTATCTTTTCCAGTAGCATTGTCTAATAAAGCATCCAAAGTCTTTGATTTGATTCCCATATCATCGACAATCTTATGAAATTTAAACACATCCTCAGGCTTTCTCAAATCGAGATTCTTTAGGGGTTTATATTTCTCTGGATCAATAAAGGAAGCGTGGGTCTGCATTTGAGCCCAGCCTTCTGGATCACGGGTCAGCATAGATATTTTTAGCAATAATCTCTTCCATTCATCAACATCACGTACCTTGAACTTCTCTTTTTCTAGAAAATTAGCTAATGCGAATCCTTTACCAGATCCAGCACCACCCACTAGAAAAACAACCTGTCCGTATTTTTTACCGTTAGATATTAAGATTAACTTCTCATCTAATTGGGCATAGTTCTTAAATTTCATAACATTACTGCTTCTAGTCTCCAAGTATACGCTAGACATATACCTAGTATTGCTATCCCTATCCAAAAAAGTTTTTCCCATCCTGTAAACATATCAACCGTAGGGCTTTCGTCCTTTATCTAACCAAATTTTATCATCATCAACACATTGTCTATATGGACTGACATAATTTTGATTTTTTAATAGTGTTCCTCGTTTTAAGCCTGGGTCATACCAGTATCCATAACATCCATTACTATCCATCCTAGGTGTGCAACTAGCAACCATCCATATCGCCGTCATCATAACAAATAACAGCATTTTGTGCATTGTACCTTTACTTACTATTTATACTTTTAACTTGGGGTTAGAGGTTTTGAAATCTTTCTTACGCATTATGGTCTTGGAAACAAGATCAAATACTTCTAGTTTTCGATCCCATTTTAATACAAACGGAAGATTGAGGTCTGTTTGAGTGTCGTTTAACACCGCTTGAGCATCCGTACCAAGTTTAGGTATATTCTTTCCGTGTTTCTTGTATGTCTCCTTGAATAATCTGATCAATTCTGCGACATTAATTTGTTTTCCGTTTCGCTTGTCGTTAACTCTCTCTAAAAAATGTCTAGTAAATTCCACATCTATTCCGACTTTGGCGAAAATCTTGTCGGCAAATGCTTCTACTTGTTTTAAGTCTACACTTGTAATCTCCTCGACAAACGATTGTCCGGGAGTCCATTCTTTATACTTTTTCGTTGTTTTCTTTGTTCCAAATTCAAGATATTCCTCTCGAATACCCATACCATCTCGAACATCATCATACATTGCTCTTGCATCTCTTTTGGAACACATTGATGGAACACCCTTACTGAAGAATTCAAAATCTCCATCTTTGGCGGCTTTCCTCATAAGCGTAGCACTCATAGCATTTCCTTTACCACGAGCCGCACCAGCTTGTATAACCTCAAATTTGTCAAATTCGTAAGACTTGCTCTTATCTTTATGTTTGACATATGGAGTGATATATTGTCTGAATTTAGCTACTCTGTCAGAACCTACCACCAATGTTACGTCTTTATATCCTTTGTCGGATAACCACCTAAGAGCATCAAAAGCAGTTTTGATTGAGGTATCTTTCACTACCATTTTACCCCAAAATTTCTTCAAATATTTTGTCTTGTCATTATAGGTCAGAGGATTTCTGTCCTTGTCGTGGGACTGACTAGTAAATATCATTGGGGTTCCACCCTTTGCTTTTTTGATAATATCATTAACTGCTATTTCGTGTCCATTGGTCACGGGATTGAATCGTCCGAACGTAAATACTACGGGTTTGTTCTTAGCTTCCTCTAGATATTCTTCGTAAGTTAACATTATTTTCCTTTGCAAGAACAATCTTTAATTAAGTAATGTACTACTGCCATTGAAAACCACATCCAACTCATTTCACTCATACCTAAAAAACTTGTAGAATGACTCATAGCCATTCCGTCTGAATGTCCCATATGTGAATTCTCTAGAACCAAAAATATGACTCCTAATATTCCGAATGCTAAACCAGCTATTTTATGATTAATCATTTTCCCCAACTCTTAATAGCGTTAAAATTATTTCTACTGAATTCCAATCTATTTACTAACTTGATTGCACTATTGCTCATATGATCTACAGCAACAAATCCCTCAGGACCAGTCACTTCATATCCACTTGCTGTTTTCATAAACGCTGGAATGCTGTTAACTTGTTCCATCTTCTTAATTAACATCAATTTGATATCAGAAACAACATCGTGCCACTCCATCGCCCACGCAAGAGTACCACCAATTTTTCTGTCCGAATTGAGTGTTTTGACTATCGCTTCCGCTTCAGCCATTTTCTTCTCTTTAGCTTTAGCAGATTTCAATTTATCCGCCATCTTCTTATATCTTGCTCTTGTGAAATCGATATATCCAGCAAGAGCCTTTTGTTTATTTCCTGAGAATTTATTACCTTGTCTGGTCAAGTCATTAATGTAGATGTTTAAGTTATATGCTATATCGGTATCTCCAAAAAGAATTTTCATTCCTTTCTTGGACAATCGATTTAGAAATGCTCGTGCGTCCACAATTCGTTTCAAAACCGCTTTATGTTCTGCTTGAGTAAATGTGGCGGTACCTGATACATCGTTAAAATCTGTGTCTCCGGCCCACACATCACTCGTTTTAGCTAGACTCGGAACATTTACTTTGAATACTGCGGATAGATCCGCAATAGTATTTCCATTATATGAAGTGTGCCAGATAACACCGACTTTCGCTTTTAGAATTTTTTTAGCTAGAGGCTGATCTAATGGGACCGCATAGGTGATGGTATTCGGAGTAAACGATACCATCTTTTCTCCATCAATAGTCTCTTTTCTCAAATCAGAAGCATCAAACATAAAATCACCCTGCCATATTCCTGGTATTTTCAGCTTAGGAAAATACTTTAGAGCAAGTTTCATCTTCGAGGCTAAGGCTGCGGCGTGACCGTGATTAGCATCAACATCCTCATCTGTATAATTGATCTTTGGAGTCTTGTTGAATAAGGCTTTTGTAGCTACAAAGAATTTTCCATTTTCTGGATTAGTTCCGGCAATGATTGATGGAGCACCATCAACTTTGCTCTGAATATTAATACCCTTCGTAGCATTTCCTTGTAATGCTTCTATTATCTCTTCTAGCATACGTAGAGCCTCAACTCCACCTTCGTAACCAGCATTAAACAAAGCATCTTCCAAATGCTCTAAATGCTTGAGTTTTACCTCTATGAGATAACGACCTACATTGGTAGGCTCTTTCAAGTATGTGCTAAATTTTTTCATACAGCACCTACTTCTCCACGGGCGGCGGCGTCCACATTATCTTGGCTCTTCGCCCACTTCTGTGCTTGAGTTTTGTTTTTAAATCCATTAGAAACTGGCATCCATTTGTTGTTCCCAACGTGACCCATAACATACCACTTCTTGTCGTGTGGATTTTTGGAAACAATATACTTAGATGCTTCTTCTAGATACTTTGAAAATTTTTTCATTTTCCTACTTTGAATCCTATCTTATTTCTATTCGGATTAGGAGCTCCACCTCCCCAACTGAATTTGAATTTCAGATTTTTGAATTTCTCTCTTTTAGCAACCAATGCGGTTTTCTTAACATCAATATTCAATTGAACCAATGTGATTTGACGAACCATAGTAGTCAATTCGGTATTATATTCTTTTGTCAACACTTCTGTAAGATGATGTCCCATTGGACCAATTACAAATCCAATGATACCCTTTCCTTTTAATCTCTTCCAGCTATTTTTATCAACATATTTACCCATAGCATCATAAAAACCATCCAGAGCATTTTTGATTTGGGAATTAGCTTTAAATGAGTCTAACCAATTGCTAATAGTATTGAGATTTAGGGAAGCTGATCTTACTCCCATTGCTTTTGAAAGGGCTTTAATTCCTGGCGTTACCAATATCTTATTTGCTTCAACAATACCTTCCATTACGGAAGAATCTTTAAGAACGAATAATACATCTAATAATGCTTTTTCGGTTGTAGAAAATCCCTTTATATATTCTGGATCTTGCATATGCTGTTCCAGAACATCTGTCAAATTTTTAACTGTAGTAGAACTTCCCCCACCAGATTTTACTGAAATAGGATATCTTAATCTACCTTTAATTCCAAAGAAATCTGCAAGAGGTTCATTTATTGCTGAGGGAAAATATACTTTTCTGAATCCTATGTTTCTACAAGCCCATATTCCAGCAAGAATTTCTCCATAATCTTTTGATATAGTCGCTAAATCTCTTTTTGACATTGCAGGATTAGGGAGAATATCTGATATGTCAATACTGTTTCCTCTTTCGTTTGCTTTGTCTAAAAGGTCTATTAAAAATGCTTTTGTGTTATCACCCAACTTCGCCATCGTTTTAATAGAAGTTAATACTTGGGCTTTAATTTCAGCGGGAGTAACCTCTTGTCCTCCAAGCATAAAAGCATCTGGAGTTAATTGCTTAGTAGTAAGGGAGGCTTCTGCACCAGCACCAGCCGATCGTGTTTGATTAACAAACAATGCGGTACCTACACCTTTAACGGTGATTTCATACGTATCATACGTACCAGATACGCTTTCGGCGCTATCTTTTATTGTAACTTCAGAAAATTGATCGAAAAAGGCTTTGGGGTCTGTCCCAACTGCGGCTCTAATATGCCAAGTCGTTCCAGCTTTTGCTCCACCAGTCACCTTTATACCAAGTGGAGTCAATAACGTACTGATATAATCTTTAACTTCTTTTTGTTCTGGACTTGCTTTCCCTTCTGGGATAAACGACCTAAATTTCAGCATAATATTCTTTCTAAAATATGAAACCTTTACCTACATATTTATAAGAATCGTATACTACATTTTGAAGTCCTTAAAGGCTTGTTTCTTATTAGCTCCAGAAAATTGTGATTCCTCAGAGGAATATGAGCGAGGACCAGAGGTAACAGAAGTAGTTCCGATAATGTCCTCTTGAGCAGATTGCTCGGCATCGTACCATTTCATTTTAGCTTTATCAATTCCAACAACAAACCGTCTATTAATAGCGATATCTCCGTGTCTATTTTTCAACTGTTTTATCATTATTTGATTCAAATCTTCCAATTCTTCAGTCTGAATAATAGCAAGAAATAGATCGGCAGTTGCAGGTAATCCAAATGATTCGGATGTATCTTCTAGTCCTACATCTGAACTACCGAAACCTGAACGTGTGGTCTGAGTAGCAGACCAAATGGGCACGTTAAATTCGACTGCCAGACCTCTGAGTTCTTCTGCTATTGCTTTGACATATGTGTATGAATTAACAGAATTGGAACCAGCTAATCTCTGGGAAGCACAAATATTAAGATAATCAATGTAAATAATATCTGGTCTGAAATCTTTCTTTAACGCCAATTCATTTAACAAGTGTCTGAAATGACCTGTATGTGCTTGTGAAGTAGGAAATTCTTTAATAATTATCTTTCCTTTGACTTTCTTTTTGAGTTGCTCCATCTTCCGATCATACATCACTTTGGTCAAATCTTTCAATCGATTCAATTCGATATCGAGTAGATTTGCATCGATTCTTTCCGCAATTCTCTCCTCAGCCATCTCCATCGTAACGTATAAAACATTCTTTCCAATAGTCAGATTCGATGCCGCCATATGACACATACCAATTGTCTTACCGACACCAGTTCCAGCCATAAGAACACTCAATGATTTACGGGTAACTCCTCCCTGTGTAATTTTATTCAAATATTCAATGTCAAATGGAATCTTCTCTTCCCGTGTATGATAGAATTCAAATCTTTCATCAGAATCCTCTAGAAAATCGTGTCCTATATGTGTATCAAATGATACGGCTAGAGCATCGGACAATAAGTCGGGAATACCATCGTTCTTTTTCTTCTTATGTTTTCCATCAATAATCTCTATTGACTCCATAATAGCATTATAGACGGCTTTGTCTTTACAAAACTTTTCAGTTTCGTCCAGGAGCCAATCATAATTGCTTTCTGTTTTTCCAAGTCCCTTGATTAATGCTTGTACTTCTTCATATATTGTGGAACTTAAATCTCCTCTTTCATCTATTGCAATTAGGAGCGCCTCTTTTGTCGGAACGTTATTATATTTTGTCCAAAATTTTTGTATTTCTGAGAATGCCGCTTTATCAGTAGCATCCATAAAATACTCATCCTTTAAAAATACAATAACTTTTCTGGCGTACTCTTCATTATATAAAAGATTTGATATTATCGTTTCTTCAATATTTACCATTCTACGTTTTTCTGTACAGATACAGTATCTAAACTTTTTAATGATCCTTCTGCTTTGTCAATTTCTTCTCTAATAGCTTCAGTCACGGTTTTTTCTACTATGTTCGATACTTCTTCCTCATATTGTTCTTTAGGAATATCCTTTGGTTCTATAAAATTATATCCAAAGGACATTATATCACAATCATCATTTAAAGTCAAATCATATATTGCAAAAGTTGTTTTGTCCGAAGTTCTTATATAAAAGACATCGGATACCGTTTGTTTACTCATCTTCCACTTTCTTTTGAATTAGAGCCTCAACCGGCATTGGTTCTGGATCTTCTGCTTGAAGTAATCCTTCTCCTCCCATAGCATAAGTATCTTCGACATACTTCGTAAATTTCGGATGATCTATAAGTCCACACCAAAAATCTTTAGTATCTGTATCGGACGCACGAACCTTCTCTGCTTCGGGTTCCATTGTCTCCATATTAACTTTTGAATACCATCCCATTGTTGGTTTAACAACAAATCCACCCTCAAGTGCTACATCTAATAATCCAGACCACTTTTTAATACCTCCTTCCCACGTTACGGAAATAGGTACTTTAGATTTCTCTTTGACAAATCGAGATTTTTCAACATTGATAATAAAATGATATCCTTGAATTTCTGTTCCCTTCTTGTCTTGTTGTCGACCGATAATCCAAATATTATCTGCGGAATAATAGACTCCAGTACCACCGGATACAACCGCTTTCGAGAACATTTCCTGAGTTTGATATGTGTGATTGACTGCAACTAATGGAACATCTTTCATTGCTAAATACGGAGTTACCATTCTAAACAGAGATTTTAATTGTTTAGCCCGTGTCATATCTGCAACAGATTTTTCATCCCTAGCATCATCAACCTCTTTTTTAGAGGCTAGATTTCCAATAGAATCAACTAAAACATATACTTTGTCCTCGGGCTCAATCTCTTCCAACTGCTTGACAAGATCAAATTTCAATTCTTCCACATTCTTAATTGGAATGTGTATAACTCTGTCTGTTTCAATATTCAACGAAGTGAAGTAATGTTCTGGAGTTCCGAATTCAGAATCATAGAACAGACAAATGGCTTCTGGATATTTATCCATATAAGCCTTCATCATCAATAAACCAAATGCTGTTTTGAAATGTTTTGATGGGCCGGCAAGGACTGTCAGACCACTTGTTAAACCACCATCAAGTCTGCCGCTTAATGCAACATTGACCATTGGTACGGCTGTGGGGATTTCGTCTTTCTCTTTGAATAGAGAGGACTTTGTTAATTGTGTCGATTTAATGGTACCTGCTTTATGCAGGCGTTCCATCAAACGCTTTTGTGCAACAATATTATCACTCATTTAATTCTCCATACTATAATTTAAATTGTCACTATTATACTTTAACTAAGGTGTAATGTCAAGTCTTTTATGCCGTGACTGGATTATCTCTTAGTTTCTGTAAATCGAAAGGCTTTCGTAGGTTACCCCATCTGGTGAAATAAATGATAGGATATTTCGGGAACATTTTCAAAAATTGCTTTGTTTCTACTCCCATAACTGTAGCAACTAAGGTGTGGTCAGTAGGAACGGATGCTTCTCCATAAATTTCTCGTGCTTCAACTAAAGTGTCTATGCGGGCGGTTGTAGCCTGAAATCCATTTAAATCCATTAATTGAGCCGCAATTGCTTCTGACCAAATACTTCCGATAATATATCCATCTTCATCTAAAGAGAATTCTTGATCGGATTCTATCTGACCAAACTTTGCTCTGTTTCTGAGATTAGCAATATTTTCCTGAAAATTTTTGGTAAAACCTTCCCAACTTTTGGCAGCCGAAGCACTAGCTACTCCATCTAAATCTATTTTAGCCATATTTTTTATCCAAAAAATGATTCAAGCGAACTTTTCTCTTCCCAATCCCAACCGACTGGCTGGAGAACTCCTTCAAGAGGAGAAATAAACGCTTTTTCAAACTGCGTATCATAATCGACCCATCGTTCTACTTCAAACTCTGGTGGGAGCCCATCTAGAAATGCAATCGCATTTGAGTTAAAAGGATTCGGCGTTTTCAAATAAATGAATTTTAACTTAGAACCATCTCCAATCTTCTCTGCATTCTTAATATCGTGTTTTTTCAGTAAAGCATTATATACTTTAGCCGCTCGTGCGTGGATCGGCACAGACTTATCGGCGTGTTCATACTTCGTATAATCACTCAATCCCCTCGGAAATGCAATATCGGGAATATCTAAAGTACGGAATTCTTTCTTATATTTATGCACCAACTCTTGTAATTCACGTTCTGAGCCAGTTAACATAATATTTACTGCTTCTTTCAGCTTACCACGAACATTAGAAGGAGTAGAAGATTTAACAATCTCCATACCCATAACTTTCATCTTTGGTTTTTTATAACGAACTCCTTCGGAATCGTGTACATTAAGAGCATAACGTTTCTTAGCCGTCCAAACACCCTTATCAGCAATAACTTCACGACCCATAAACATCTTCTGTTCATAAGCATTTACGTAATCTGCTAGGTCTGCATAAGACTTGGCAATCATAGGTTCAAATGCTTCTTTGATTGCTTTGTCAAGAGTGTCTATTATTTTATTCTTATTATCAGATTTGATGAATTTATTGACAAACTTTCCAAGACGGAGATAGACCGAATCAGTATCAATAGCTACCACATAATCGTAATTATCAGTCTCTAAATACTTGTTCAGAAAATCATTCAAGGCTTTCTCAATCCAGCGAATTGCTAACTGTCCACCGGTAGTCACGGCTTCAGCATTACGTAAGTCATAATATCTAAACCATTGATTACCAATAGCACCATAAGCAGAATTTAATTGAATTTTCTTAGCCATCTGAATGTTCAGATTTTTACTAATTTCGTTACCGACATCATCTCCCTCTTCTTTTCTTTGTTGGGCATCTAGCATCTTTTTCTTATAGAGTACTCGGTCAGAATAAATCTCTTCCATTAGAGTTGGAAGAAACCCTCTCTTATCTTTTCGATACATTGTTCCATTGGGAGCAACCGCATAACCCTTTTCGTGAACATCCGATAAATCTGCTTCTTGAGTCAAAAGATTCTCCACATCTATATCGGACTTATGACCAACAATTGTCTCAGGACTGATATTGTATTGCATAATCAAATGTGGATATAGAGAATTCAAATCAAACGAAACTACCCAATCGTGAAATCCAGCTATTGGTTCTTTAACATAAGCACCAGTAAAAGTTCGTTCTTTCGAGTGGGAAGTTTTAGTGGGACATACAATATTCTTCTTTCTCAAATGGTCGTAAATAATCGCATCCCAGATATTAACAGTACCGAATACATCAACAAAATTGACTTTAGCATCATAAGCCATTGTAATACCCAAATCAATGATCTTTAGTTTATCATCGATTCTTTGAACCAGTTCCACATCTTTGATGTTATAATCTATAAATTTTTGATGATCTGTTCTGGCAAGTTTGAATAGGGAACCAGCTTCTTTATATGAAATCTTACGTTCACCCAATTCAATAAAGGCTATATGATCTAATCGATAGGATTCTGCTATTCCTCCGACTGCAAATTTCTTATAGAGTCGCAGATAATCCATAGTAGCAACTCCATATATATCGTATACTATGGAATCTTTACCATACAATTGTTTAATTTTACGTTCTTTAATCCAGCTAAACGGAGAAAGTCGTTTAACTTCTTTATTACCGAAAAGTCTAGTTAATCGATTGATCAAGTACGGAATATCGAAATGTTCAATATTCCATCCTGTCAAAATATGTGGTGGTGATTTTTGATATAAGTCGAGGAAATGCAAAAGCAATTCCTCTTCAGTATCCATTTGAAAATACTCACAACGAATATCTTCTCTATTATTTTCCCAAGAACCAAGACCCCAGGTAAAATAAACATTTTCTATTGAATCATATATGGTTATTGCATTAATAGCTGAAGTAGCTTTATCGGGTTGAGGAAACCCCTTTTCAGAATCAACTTCAATATCGAGATTCCAGATGCGAATCTTAGAGATATCATAATCAACATCTCCTTTCCATTCATCACAGGTATATTGCAGGGCGAAATTATCGTTCCCGTGAATACCAAAACCATCTACATTCTCATATTGCTTGATGAAATCTCTAGTTTCTTTGATGTTCCCAGGGGACATCCTATAGACTTTTTTATCATCCAAGGTACGATAGGGAGTGTCACCCTTCTTACCCTCAACAAAAATGGTGGGATGAAAGTCTTCTCTTCTTATGAAGTCGTTACCTGTTTCAGTATTGACTCCACGAACAAGAACCTTATTTCCAAGTGTACCAACATAAGTATAAAATCTCATAATGTAATCATTATACTAGGACTGCTCTTCAATGTCAAGTTCTAAATTATGACCAACCCCCTCACCCTGACATTTCTTTGTGATTGGGTTCCACCATCCTCCATCAGGACAATTATGGGAGGTTATTTGATCTTCCTTTTTGAGTTGTTCGGCTGTTTTTTCTCCAGACTTAATCGTAAATGAGGGTTTAGCCACAGCAAAAGCATTCCGATCATCTTCTGGATCAACATATCCAGTTTCTAAATCAGTCGCAAATCCTGCGATTGGTGGGATTACTACTTTGTCGGTCGGAGCTCCTGGTTCAGCTTTAGGTGTGTGTTTCGTACCACAATATGGACAAAAATATCCATCATTTTCTAATCTTCTTGAATCTCTGCCTGGAAGACTCATTGTCCACTCTTTACCACAATGGTCACATTCATAACCAAACATTTTGTATTCACTTATTGCTAGATACGGCATATTATTCTCCTTTTAATTTTAGGTGTGTATTAAAAGAAAACGAAATTCTCTCTGTGTCTTCCATATTCATAAGAACCTTATGTTCTATCCACGCTGGAAATATAATAAGATTATTTGCTTCTGGTAATATTGTAAAAACACTTGAATTTACTGGATTCCATTTTGAGATCATATTTGTCTCCCAGTAGAATGAATTAATATAACGATAGGGATGCTGAAAGACTATCGGTGCACTACCTGGTCTTAAATAAAATGCTCCAGATAAAACTGAATAATGGTGGCAATGATAATCATTTAGATGTCCTTTTCCGTTTATGTTAATCCACATATTTACAATAATCTGTTCTTCATTCTTTTTCAAATCTATATTGGTATGATAAGCATTGGCGGCTTCTTCAATTTTGTTTTTGAGTTTCACAAATTCTGGATGTTTTTCATTAATAATATCTTTACTTTGCCATCCTCCAATATTTGTTTGATGTACTCCCTCTGGATCTTTGTCTTTCATTTCATAAGAAAAATCAATCAAAGAATCTATGTCTAATTTCTGCTCTGTTATTTGTACAGGACAAGCAAATAAATCTAAGTATTTCATTCTGGATAATGAATGTAAGTTTTAATCATATATTTCGTTTCGGTGAAAGGAGTTTCTCCACTGTGCGGATAACCGAACCAAGTAGGAGCAACAAGAAGTCTTCCCTTTATGGGATATACTCGTTTATCAAGTGTGCGGAAAACAGTTTCGCCACCTTTATCTACTGTATTGAGATAATATAACATCACAAGCATCCTTCTGGATGAAGGAACATTAATCGAATCAATATGCTCATTGTAATAGTGTTTATTAGGATCATATCGGTGCATCCTGAATTGTTCAAGTGTAATTGGTTTGAAGAATAATTCTTGAGGATATCCATTCACTATTAGGTCGTGTTTATATCGTTCAAATTGAGATGCGGCTAGTTTAGTCAGAATTTCCATTATGACTTTCCACCGAGTAGATTTCTCCGCTCGTTTTGTGGTGTTCAGTTCAATCGCATTTCGATAAGAATCGGAAACATCTTCTCCTGTTGTTGATTTTATATGATGTTCTTCGTCCTTATCAAAGGCTTTTATAATGCTATCGCACATTTCATCTGGAAGAGCCTTGTCATATATTTTGATAAAATCGATTAATTTATCCATTGTAAATATTGTCTTTTGAGTATTGATATGGACTTGGAAATTCTTTTATCTCATCATTCCACTTCCTTTTTCTTTCGTCGGTTTGTTGTATAAAAATTTCCACCCACTCTTTTGTCTTTTCTATATCTTCACCCGACAAAGCTGGATTCAATTTATATATTGGATTCCAATTCATACCGGCAGACAATGCGTGTACTGCACTTCCCAAATTAAACTCCAGTTGTTTATTTCTTTCGTCATAGTAACGAGTAAACATTCTAGGAAAACCAGGTGTGTGACCTTCCGTAAATAAATTTTCTGGATAATGGAGCCCGGTCTGAATATCTCTCCAATATTCCGTATCATCTCTATGACTTAATGAGTATAAAAGAGCAACGGTTCCTCCAAAAGCATAAAAATGATCGTGGCATTTAGTGTTAAATTCTCTTCTGTCCCATTCACCTATTCGACCTCTAGATAATGCACGAACCAAATTAAAGAGAAATTGATATATAGTCTGTAATCCAGTAGATTGTAGTGGTTCAACAAATCCTGCCGATAGTCCAATAGCAACAGCATTCTTAACCCACAATCTTTTTTGAATACCACATCGCATTGGAATCAGGTGATAATCTAATTCTTCCGCATCTTCATATCCCTTTTTCTGTAGTTCTGCTTTAAACTCACATAAAGCGTGTTCTGTAGAAACGAATTTATCTGAGAATACATACCCAGCACCCATTCTAGACCACAACGGGATTTCCCATATCCAACCATTCTCAATAGCTGAACACATTGTATAATTCACAATTTGTTTCTCTGGATCTTTGTAAGGAATTTTTGTAGCCCAAGCATAATTGTTGGGAATGAAATCTTCTACGGATTCAAATTCTACCTCAAAGGTTTTAGTCAATAATAACGATTTGAATCCAGTACAGTCTACAAACAAATCTGCTTCAAGTTTTTGTCCATTGTCCAATATGAGATATTTAATACCTTCATCATTTTGAGGTATTCCTAATACCTCTGCTTGAATATGAGTAAAATTTTCAGCATATCTAGCTTTGCAGTATCGGTCTCTTAAATAGAATCCAAATTTAGTAGCATCAAATTGATAAGACCATCCTGAGTATTGCTGAACCTCAATATCAGCTTTTTTCCAAAATGGTGGATCATAATGAATTGCTTTGTTCTGATTTATTAAAGCCATTCCTGGATAAAAAGTCTCTGCATAATCACTTAATGGAGTTTCAGGATAAAATATTTTTTTGAGGTGCCAATCGTTCAGTTTAAATCCATAATTATTATGCTGAAGATATTCTGGACCAAATGGGAAATGAAATATCCCAGAGTCTTTTCTATACCAATCCTTATATCCGATACTTAGTTTATGAATAGCATCACAATGGGGCATCCAATCATTATCTTCAATTTCCACCAATCTTAGCCAATCAACAATACCAGAAAATCCGCTCTGACTACCATCGACCGTACTTTCTCCTACTCCTATATTAGGAACATTAGGTGATTCTACAAGCGTAATTTTTTTATCTGGAAATTGATGTAATAAAGTAGTAGCGGTCATCCATCCTGCTGATCCTCCACCTACTACGACAATATTTTTCAAAATGGATCTCCCGATAATGTGTCTTGAAACATATAAAGAGCGGACTGTATTGTTAAATATTCTCTCGCGGCATCGTGGAGACAATCGTGATGAATAAAGCCTTCAGGCTCTACTCCCATATCCCAGACATCCCGTCCAAGTAATGTAAACACTACTGTTTTTGAATCGTGGATATTCCAGTAACGCCAAGGTAGATCATCTTGACCTACACCTTCTGTAATGCGAAAGAGATCGTGTAAAAGACCGAAATCGAAGTGGGATCCTCGTGAATAGACTTTTACTTTATGGGTATCTACGCCTTGATCGGTGAGCCACGAGATCATATCCTCTCGTAACTTAGACCAGTGCATATCTTTGGGGGAGGGTTTTAATATATGTTGAGCGGCTTCTCCTTGTTCGCTCCACCACTGGAGAGTATCTTTATGAATTTTTCTTCCAGCATCAACTTGACTCTTGACATCCAGTTTAGCGTAATAACCGTCTTTAATCAGTTCATCAAACGTATAATCTTTGGTAGAGTCCACTGCGACCATACCAACTGATAAAATTACTGAATTATTAACACTACCTAAGGTCTCAAGATCCAGTACTACACCATCTTTCATAATATAAACCTCAATTTAATTAGTATATACTTAGTATATACTTAGTGTATATACATTAGCTTAATTAGTTGTACATACATTAGCCTAATTAGCCAAGTGGTTCTATGTTCTTTTCTACGTATTCACTAGATATCAGCCGTGCTTCCAGAAGAGCATCTTTTACTTCTTGTTTAGACCCACCGAAATATGCTACGGCGTGTCCCTCTTCAATCATCTTTTGATTAACGTTTATGTATCTTGTTCCATTAATAAGAGTTAATTCGATTTGATCATCATCCACTGGAGGGATGAATATTTCTCCGAGTACTCGTCCAAACTTACCTGTACCAGATGATTTAAGGATAAATTTATTATCATTACTTTTCAACAATTCTGTTAATCGATATTTAGCTCCAAGTCCGTATCTTTTTTCGTCTAAGTCTCTGGTACGAGATTCGGGAGTATCGATACCCATAAATCTGATTCGTTTATCAACGTGAACATTGAATCCCAAATCTATGTAAGAATCTATGGTATCTCCGTCAACAATTCTTTTTACTCTTCCTTCATACTCAAACATTTTTCCTCTATAACGTGTTTCTCCTGATGCTCGTCTAGTTCTGTTAAGTCTTTAAATGTTTCATCACATTCAAAACAACTAGCCCAGCCCCATTTTTTATAGTGCTCCATATCAACGATTCTAATTTCGTTCTTGGAAATCATCGAACCTGTGTATCTTAACGTAATTGATCTTCAATTCATCCAATTTCGTATAGCACCTTAGTATCTCTCGGTCAATCCAGTTTTTCTTTCCGTTGAATTGTCCGACAACAAACAAAAATTGTAGATATATTAACCATACCATTTTCATTTGGTCCTCCTCTAATCAAAATATAACCAATATATTCCTATTAGGGTTGCGATGAAAGCTATTGTGGCGTAGTCAGTAAAACTCAGCCACTCCTTATACCATTTCCAAGGATTCATTTTCCTTGTCCTCTATATTTCTTCCAACCCTTTCTCTTATGCTTATTTTTAGGTCGGGAATTACTAGAACATCCTATTGAAGTTCTTTTGGGTACTGATTGCCAGGTCTTTGCATTTGCCTGTTTAAAAGCTGATCGAGCCATTTTCTTTATTTGTCTTGAGTCATAATATAAAGCTGGGTAGAGCCTAGACTATCTCGAAAGAAACTTTTGCATCACCGCTCTCGGTGTTTGTGTAGCAATTAGTTTCTACTCCTTCACCCTGTGGCACGTACCGTCGGGACTTTTGGAGGAGAATCTCTTAACTTCATCTAGGTGGAGCACTTTATTCACGACAGGCATCGAAGTCCGTCCCTTCGATTCTGGCTTTAGTGTCGTTTGCCCAGCTGATCTTACCAAACCCAGCTAACATAAGAATATCTAGTTCCTTTTGTCACCGGGGTAACATAATGAGGAAACAGAAAACAAGAAGGAAATACATACAAATCTCCTTTTTCTGTTTCCAATAAATCTCCGTCTTTGTCATCAAACATATAGGTTTCACCACCTTCATAATCATCATTTAAATGACCTATAATAGAAAGGATCGGAACTCCTTTTCGTACACCATCAAACATAGAATGAATATGGTCGCAATGAACTTTCATTTCTTGACCTGGGAAGTATCGTATAAATTTTATTCCAGTATATCCTTCCCATCCACTAAACCAATAAAAATCTAAGCCCCGAACATATTCCTCTAAAGCACCTCGTAATTTTTTTATTATTACATCGTTTAAATCTTCAACTTTATTCTGGAGAGTCATTTCTGGATCTCCTGATTGAATAAGGTCGCCTGCATAAGTGGCAGGGTGCATCTTTTCAATATCTATAACTTCTGATTCTTTTTCTACTCCAGCCGGAGGTATATTTTCAAATACTGGTAAAGATGTAGTCGGTATATACCATCCGTGTTTCTTCCACTTGCACGTATTCAAATCACTTATAGCTTTTTCACAAAAATCATCATCTAAAAAATTCTTTTTGTGAAAAACATAATCTTCAATGTTTTTCTTCAATGTTTGTTTTTGTTCCTATAATCTGCAATCGCTCCTTTAATAGCGTCTTCCGCCAATACAGAGCAATGAATTTTGACAGGTGGTAGTGAAAGTTCTTCCACGATGTGAGTATTCTGAACCGTACTTGCTTCGTCCAAAGACTTATCCTTAATCCACTCAGTTGCCAGAGAAGAAGCCGCAATTGCAGATCCGCACCCAAAAGTTTTAAATTTGGCATCAACAATCTTTTCATTTTCGTCTACTTTAATCTGTAGTTTCATAACATCACCACATTCTGGAGCACCCACAAGACCAGTCCCAACACTACTATCCCCAGGGTCCAAAGAACCAACATTATGTGGTCTTTCATAGTGATCTAATACTTTTTCGGAGTAAGCCATTATCTAGTTAAAGCAAGTATTTTTGATATCTGTGCATCTAATACTGGTGCTCTACCAGGCCAATGTATGTATGCTTTATCCGGGTTACTCTTTAGATTCCTCAGCAGTGGAATAATCAATTTTTCCAATGCCTTAAGTTTCTTAGTTTTATACTCTTCAAATTCGGTCTTTTTTGCTTCCAGTTCAGCTTCAGAGGCTTCCTGTCTAGCTAATAGATCGGCTAAATTATTATTGATATCACCAAAATCTACTTGTCCGTCACCATCAAAATCTAACTCACGGACTTCATTGACTGCCTGTTCCATTGTATCGAGTTTATCTTCAATGCTACTCAAATCTACATTCACTTCTGGAGCATTGACTGTGGTATCTTTCGCTAAAATTTTAGCTTGATTTGCTTCAATCACATCCAATTTATTTTGAATCGGAGTCATATCAGGCATATCACCAGCGGTAAGTGCATCTACCTTTTCAAGTGCAATAATTTGATCCAATTTATTTTCAAGACTACTCAGATCAACATCTACGGATTCGGTATTTGTTACTCCTTCAGCAGGGATTAGGGCTATTATTGCATCTAGTTTTTGAGTGATTGGTCCTAAATCGGACGATATTGCTTGTGTCGTTTTAGTTACAACCGCTTCATTTGCATCGGCTTCATCAGTATCAGAAAAAGAGAACCCCCAATCAAAATCGGCTTCTTCTATCGTACCGTCTTCCGTTTCTATTTCAGACATTTGTTGTTCTCCAATATTACGTTTGTATACTATTTATATAATTTCTGTCATCTGATTACTACCACCCTTTACTTCGACATATCCAGAGTTTGGTGTTCTATTAATTTGTGCTAATGAATCAAAATGTTCAAATCCATAAGCATCTTCACATAAATGACAATCATAGCATTGGTTCTTACAATTCGGAAGAGCCTTGCACATTTTAACCCCAGCTTCGGTTTTGTAAGGATGAACAATGTTTTTAAAGTATTCCTTTACTCGTGGTACAGTTTTTTCATAGTGTATAAAATATCTTTCTTTGTCTTCTTCGGTCGGAGTCGTAACATATCCAAGACCATTCCAATTACTCAAGAATCCAGTACCCAGATCATAAACATCCTTGAATGATCTAGCAACAAAAATGTCCTCTGGGACTCCCCTCTTATCAGATGGTGCGATATATGACCAACAAGCATATGATTCTGGTCTTGAACCAGCGAACGGCGATTTAAGTCTTCCGCTAAACTTGAAAACATCTACCAGTTCGTTATACATATCGAACCGCTCGTTAGTGTCCCATACACAAGAAGTTCCAATACGAGGTAGCTGATTCATTCTACTAGAAAATCTCCATTTATTACAAGAAATATCTGCTAGAGTTAAGAAATAATCTTTCCCCATTGTGCTTCCAATCCACGGTTGGACAATATCGTGTTCTTGTTTGAAAGGACAAAAAGGCATACATCCTTCCGATGCTAAGAGGTAAGTAGTGATTCCTCTATTTTTCGCACATTTGGACATTCTCCTCAATTCGGATAAATTTCTATTGATAGACCTGTCAATCTGTATTAAATCATAACCCAAAGCGTGTTGGTCAACCATTTGTTGAGTATTCACGATTATATGATTTACAGTATTTTTCCATTTCATTTCTGGAAAATTCTTCTGTAAATGTCCGCTTCCCATCAAATGAATATTTCCGATTGTACACATTCTAAGACCACGCTCGTAGAATTCTCCAAGATATTTGATAAATGAGTTTCTAACGGCATCGTTGGTCAAAATTTCTACAGGATGAGTCTCCTGATTAATTGTCATAGAGATGGGAATATCGTACTCTTCCTGTATTTTGAAAAGATTATCGATTTGTTTGTCGGTAGCTTCCTTACCCATTACATCTCCATAACGCCTATGGGTACCACCAAATTCGTAATGAAAAGATTTTGCAAAATAGATATCAGCTATTTCTTCTCTGTAGGAAGGATGAGCATTCTTGATAATGTTATAGAAAAAGTTCTCATTATCTGCTTGGTGATTTACATCATACCTGACAAAATCATCAGGTCCGTCCATCACCGTTTTTAGAATGTCATTATGGGGAAGTGAGAATTTTCTGGCGAATTGGTTCATTATATAATCCTTGTGTTTATCGTTTAATATTTGACTCCTATATTATATTTAGGCACAAGTTGCCAGTCAACTTTGTCTTTAAACGATATTATCTTAAATTGACCAACATTTCCCATTGGAACCAATTGGTCTGGTTTTACGACTGTCAATAAATTCCATTCTTGGAGTAGGTTTACAATCGCATTTCTTCTTTCAACATCTACTTTAGTTAGATTAGTAGGTTTTCCATCTAAGGCAAATAATTCTTTAAAATGGACTATATAATAATGTCCTTGTTTGTGTAATATATGAGTAGATTGATATAAGATTTTTTCTCGGTTTGATGCCACTCCCATTCTGGTAAGTGTTTCTTTGATTTTCAAAAAGTCATCGTCTTCCTTGAACGTGATTTCCACCATATCCGATGGAGCCCAGTCTACTACATAATCTTCTTCATTCTGTTTTCCTTTTGGTTGTGTCATCAGCACCGCCTTTCGATAATCTGAGGCGTATTTCCTCAATTTCTGATTCGGTGAGAAGGTCTAAAACTTCTCTAGCCCTTTGTTCATTATAATTATAATAGCTTTTAACAAGTTCAAGAGCAGGTGATGGACCAGTTGCTTTAGCCCATTTAGACCACCTTTTCTTTTGTCGTAAACTATTTATAAAATAGTCATACTGAAGTACAGGGTCTAGCTGGTATCTTACATTCATCTCATTTACGTACAAAACCGTGTCAACATTCATACTTAAAGCACGGTTAATGATGAAACAGTTCTTTCCATACTCTGATTCATCCATATCTCCCGTACGGATCAAATTTTTATGTCCGTAGTTGATATCTGGTAAAATTTCTTTAAATAAATCAGCCAAGTTTAGGGGGCTCGATATTAGTGTTAACTGTAGTTACTGGTGGAGGTGCTTGTGGTTTACCAAGATAAAACGTATCCAATAAATTCTCCACAACTTCTCTGGTGGTCTGACCAGCTGGATGCTGAATACATCGACCATCTTTAAAGAAATATGTTACAGGATGTTGACCTACTGGAAATGTCATAGTTTCCGAAATTTCATAAACTGTAATATCCTTAAATCTTTCTTCAGCAAAGACGGGTTTCAATACGTTTGGTAAGAAAGAATCGCACACAGGACATTTATCTCTGGTGTGTATAAACACAACATTGCCACCTTTATCAATGATTTTTCTTGCTTTCTTTTCGGTTACTACCGGAAAATGATTTGCCATATTATTCCTCTTTTATAAACACGCCACCGGCTGATAAATGTCCTTTGCGATCCTTAATTTCGTTATATGCGGCTTCTACACATTTATCAAATTTGATATCCAAAACCTGACATACTCCTCGCAAAGTAACGTATATATCTCCAATAGCATCGGTTATTAGTTTCTCATCATTATGATTTATTGCATCTAAAAGTTCGGTGGTTTCTTCTAGAGTTTTAATCGCCTGGCCCATTGCAGTTCCATTAGCACTAATTCCCCTATCAATCATCCACTGATCAATTTTATGATCATAAACTATTTTATTAAAAACATCATCCGTCATTTTTCCACTCCGCTTCTGCCATCACCTCAGTTAAAAAGGCGACTAAGTTAATTTCTGCATCCTGCACGAAAGCCTGTTTATATTGGTAGTCCGCAATCATAAGAACTACCTGTGGGATGCTCTGCGGTTGTAAAAACCGGTGCATCTGGTCGTAAATCTGGCGATAAATAGCAATGGGATCTGTATCTATGTGGTCGACTACCCATTGTCGCATACCAGTAAAGTTTTTGTCCTTTAACATCGACATCAAACTACCGATATTAGCTTCACCTACCCTTGCTAGAACGCCTTTATCGATGACTCCACCAGCTGAATATCGCTGGAGTTCATTTAGGGTTCTTCGCATATCTGGAAAGTGCCGTTTAATCAATTCAGCTAAAGCCGGCTTGCTTTCAATTTTAATATCTTCTGTTTCAAGAATATTTATGGTCCGATCCATAAACTCTCCCATCAAGGATGGAAGGTCTCTTTTTTCTATTCTAAAATCTATATATGTAGTCCGAGAATGAATCGGTTCAATGATCTTATCTTTGAAATTACACGTTAAAATGAATCGTACATTCTTGGAAAAGTGTTCTATGAATCCACGAAGAGCAGGCTGGAACGATTGTGGGTTTAAATAATCTGCTTCGTCCAGGATGATACACTTCTTCCCACCATCAAAGGAAACAGTAGAAGCAAAAGTAGCTATATCGTTCCGTAACGTGTCTATATTTCTATCAAGCGATCCATTGATTACTAAAGTGGTATAACCCAATTGTTCACAAAGGGCTTTTGCTACAGTAGTCTTACCAGTTCCTGCAGAACCACTTAACAATAGATTCGGCATATCGCCATTTGACACAAACTCCTGAAATGTATCTTTCAAAGTATCTGGAAGGATACATTCGTCAATTTTCTTAGGGCGATATTTTTCTACCCAGAGAAAATCTTTATTCATAAGTCGAATCCTGTTCTAAAGCTATCCAATAAGTTAATTTACCATCCGAAGAAGTCAACTTTGAAATCTTCTTGGATGAAATTTCAACATCATAATCACCCGGTAGCATCTTCAACCGTTCAGTCAAAAAATAGAATTTGAAGTCGGTACTAGATTCTCCACCGATATAAGAACCCACTTCCACTCTGAATGTATTTGAAGTGTCGTTCCGTTTGTCAAGAACTTCAGCAACAACTTTGTCCTCTTCTCTTCGGATAACCAAATCGGGAACTGCTAATGTACCAGTTGCACGTTGAAGTTTATCATAAGTTTCGGCTGTCAATTTGAATTCAACTTCACTTGACGGCATCGAAATTTTAGAAGTTGGATATACGATAATTTCTTTATCTGCATACCAATAATGAGTTACTGAATTTTTATCTTGGATAGTGGCATATTGCTCACCAAACTCCACATCTGGATCATCGAATAATGATATTGTGGAAAGGAATTCATTAAGATCATAAATTGCAAAATCTTCTCCGTTGGAAGATTTGAAAGTCTCGGCAACTTTTGCTGATCCCAGTACGTTTTTCTGTACAGATACAGTATCTATACTGTTTCCCTCTGTAAAGAGAATCGATTGATTAATGGAGGCAAAATTTTTCAAGACCTCCAGGGTGTTCTCACTCAATTTCATAATATACTCCTTTTTTATTTAATTACGCCTATTATACTAGGACTTGGGGTCAATGTCAAGTTTTTCGTACCACTTAATAGAATCACAAGTAGGACAATAATCTTCCATTGAATCTGCATTTGTATCTACTTCACATCCCTCAACACGGGTACAAGTATTGGTGTATTCCACACTGGTTTGGGATATCCCTATTTTTGTGTATTTTCTGGTTCCAAGATATCGTTCTGGTTCCGCAATACAAATGTCTGATATCGGATTCATCTCCGCTTTGCATTCCAGGTAGGTTCGATATTCTTTAACATATACGTAAGGACTACTCTCAGCTTGGGCTGGAGGAGTCACTACTACAAAAAACAGTCCTAATATTGCACCGATTATTTCCATTATTTTCCCCTTTCATATGCGGTTGCTAAAATTAAATAGTGCATTGCTTTCATAAGATCCCGTTCATTCTTTCCCTCTTTCTTTCCATATCGCATTAAGTATTTGATTGCATTATCAATTGCGGTGGAGCCAAGAGTTCCTCTATATGCAAATACATCTATTGTCTGTAAATCATTTGAAGAATCGGCCGTGGTATAATGGCTCGTATAAGTTGCCTTAATATGATTCTCCAGGTCTTTTAAAACTTCTCCCTCTCCATAACGCCAGGGAGTTTTTTGTGGTTCCATTATTGGATGGTGTTCATCCACGTCCTCTGGGCTAGCCGTGATAGTAGGCCGAGGTCGTTTTTCTCTTTCAAGTCGTTCAGCATAAGTTTCCATCATACGTATCCCTCCTGTGGTATTATAACATCTTCAATACAAATTCCGTCTTCCGAGAGCATATCTAAAAACTTGTACATATTTTCGGTATCTGGAAATCCGTACATTTCTGATTCTCCGTCTTCATCCATCATTTCTATAATGTATTCCATTTTTCTAGTGTCTCCCTTCTGTTAAGTAGAATCCCCGGCCGCGAAAGGAGGAAGGAAACGACCGGGGTGCTGAATGAGGGGTTCAAACTACCCCACGGAGTTATTCGTTTGCGGAGTCATCTTCAGTTCCGCCATCTGTTCCGATTTCGGATCCTCCCTCAACATTTTCGAGTCCGACACCGGCATCAATTTTCTCATAAAGAGACATAAAGGATTCTCGGGTTTCATCATCGAAACGTTCAATCGCCATTCTGATTGATTTTCCGCGATCACCGAAAATCGAAAAGGATTTCAGGATATCAACAAGACGACGGGTTGAAACGATTTCGTCCACTCCGCCCTCTTCAAAAGTTTTCCTGATAATGTCTCCCCACATTGTAAGATTGGGAATAAATTTTTCAACGGCTTCAGATTCAATTCCGAATCCAGCGGCGGCTTTGAAGAGAATTTTTCTCTCTACGGCTTCCGAAGGATAGGGCTGATACATTGTAATTGAGAATCGGTCGAGGAAGGCTTCATTCAGAACATTGGTTCCGATAAAACGTCCGTCATCACTTCCCTTACCCTTGGTGTTGGCGGTTGCGATGATTGTAAATCCGTCAGCGGGCTCAACCCACTCGGCACGCTTTTTAATGAAGTATCCCTTTCCCTCAAGGACAGACTGAAGCGCCATAATTTTGTGAGATCCAAGGTCGATTTCGTCTAAAAGCAAAACTGCTCCGCGTTTCATCGCTTCGACAACCGGCCCGTATTGAAAAACTGTTTCGCCATTTACAAGACGAAAACCACCGAACAGATCATCTTCATCCGTTTCGGCGGTAAAGTTAACTCGGATCATTTCCCGACTAAGACTGGCACAAGTCTGCTCAATCCCAAAAGTTTTTCCGTTTCCGGACATCCCGGTCAAATAGACTGGGAAGAAAAGTCGGCTTTTTAAAATACGTTTAATATCTCCACAGTTTCCCCAGGCAACAAAAGATTTGTCTACTCTAGGAATAAATGAAATGGAAGTATCAAGTGAAGCGGCTGAAGTTCTTTCGGCTTCAGCAACAATTGAAGTAACCGATACTGCTTTTTGGTGTTCAGCAAGTTCGGTATCAGTCAACGGCTCAATGGCTGTAGTAGCTGAAATCCTTTCCGGTGCTTCAACTTCTTCGGTAACTGGGATACGGCGAACAATCGGGTCACTCGACACGACTTCGGCGTATTTAACTTTGGATGGGATGCAAATATTGTAAGTAGCGGAAATCGCTTCCATATTTGCTTTGGTGACATCAAGAGTGCCAAACATTTTTTTAGCACAAGCACCAAACTCATTCACATCAACTCGTTTATTTGTCATATCAACTCCATCATATAGGTGACATTCAGCAAAGAGATTCCTTCAATCTCTCATCTTTCATAAACCATTATACAGAATCCAATGGTATATGTCAAGTCTTTTTTTACATTATTTTTCATAAACTTCAGAGTACCAATAATCGGCATCATTATCATCAATTGGATCCAAATCCAGATCAAGCATTTGCTGGCGAATATCTGACAATTCACCTTCCATATACAGATCGGCCCGATTTCTATCCACGGTAACTAAATAGTGGACTTGAGGAGCGGTCCAATCTGCTAATCCGGATATAGTAGGATATGATATAAAAACTTCACTAACGACTCCCTCATCATCATCCAATGTACGAACGGGTTCGTTTTTGATAAATTTTGTGTTGGGTATCATTTTTCTCCTTTAAGCTACCAGGGCAACAAATTCGTTCAGCATCATTTTGTTAACTTTACGGGCTGAAGTAAATTTGCGAAACTGGGTACGTAGTTTTCCTTTTGCTACAACTCCCGCATCATTAGAAACTCCGTCTGTATTGAAATTTGCTTCTTTATCTAATTGCTTGTCATTTACGAGAAAATATGTAGCATATCCACTTTCTTTCATTGGGACATATCCGTGCTTTTTCGCAAAAGATCGGAGTTCGGCGTGTTCTGAATAACTTGCTTCATATTGAATCTGGCGATTAATCTTTGAACTATCGGTGATATGAAATCCAATCACATTAATGTTATGTCGGTTCGCAAGATTTCTCAGGAGACTTCCAGTCAATTTTGCACGGGTTCCGTCAGTATGAACAAGTCTTTTGGTAACATTATCACGGATTACCAGGTACTTTCTGTGGTCTGAACCGTACTGACGGTAACTGTAAACATCTTTTTTCTCCTGTTTCTCAGAATCCCAATAGTCAGAGCAGTAATCGGCTCCGCCATCAGTCAGAAAAATCGCATTAACTTTTTCGGCTCCGGTCTCTTTTTTGAAGTCTCCCACCATTTCTGTGGCGGCTAAAATTGACTCATTTAAAGGAGTCGAACAAGTTCCGTGTCCTGCAGGATGAGATAATCCAGAGTAATCTACTGATTTTCCAAGAAACGCCATATTTTTAAGTTGAATATTGAATTCCCTAGAGGACATTTTCTCACTAAAATATTCGTGCATTCCAAGTTTTCCAGGAACTAAATGATCTACAGCGGAGTTTTCCGCTCGGCTGTAGTAAGTGTCCTTTCCGATTTTATCAAGAATTCCACCGGAGTTACTGAAAGAATAAACTCTGAAAGGAATTCCAACTTTTCTAGCAAACATAACAAGTGTTAGGGTCTGCTTTACTGTGGCTTCCATCTTGCCGTGCATCGACCCTGACCAATCAATAAACATCAATAAAGCGTGATTTCGTCCATCTTTGACCGAAGCAACACGCCTGAAAATATCTTCATCTGTTCTGTATTTATGCAGTTTATTCATATCCAGAACACCGGTTTTGCTAATTGAAGTTCGGCGATATTCAGTAGCCGCTTGCTTCATTTCAAATTCTTTGACCATATAGTTGACAATTTGAGTGGTGTCCTTTTTCCAAGTTCTGAAAGCATTTTCCTCTTCCTTTTTCCACTTATCTGCACCAGCTTCTTCCCAATGGAATCGATATGTGGAGAAATTTTCATTTTTGCTCCAATGTTCGTTTAACTGTTCAAAAATATCTTTCCAAGGAACAACTGATTTGTAAGGATTAATTTTTGGGAGATCCAAGTAGATTGGCTCTTTTGCTTCCGCATCATTCATTTCTTCCATCGCCTCTTCCCAGGCTTTTTGTGTTTCTGCTTCTGGGAGATCATCATTTTCTTCAGGATCCGTCATTTCAGCATCACAATTTCCACTTGCCGAGTGATTAGGTTCATCAGACTTTTCATCCCCTTCGTCTCCGGTTTCACTTTCTTTCTTTTCCCCTTCTCCGTCCGATTCATCACTTTTGCAATTTCCTTCATTATTTCCCTCTTCTTTTTCTTCATCAGAATCGGCTCTTGCACCAGAATCTTCCTCTTCTTCGTTTTCTTCTGATTCAGGAGGGGTAGGCATAGGGAATGGAGCTGAGCCACTTGGCTCCACGTCTTCATCTTCATTAGACTCGGTTTCATCGCCGGAATCACTCATCTCCATATCTTCCATATTTGTTTCGGCTTCTTCTTTCGCCATCTTTCCGAGTTCTCTTGATAATTCAAGGATATCTTCAAATGTCTCGGCTTTCAATACACGACCACGGAACTCCTCCTCTTCTTCCGAGAAAGGAACTTCCGCTAAAGCACCGATTTTAAAACTCAAATTAAGTCGGTCAGCAAATCCGTATTCTCCAAGATCACGACCGTGGGTACCGAAAAAATCTTGTCTTGCAAGGGCATCATACATTTCAAAAAATGTCTTTTTCATCCCTGGATATTTGATTTTCATTTTACGCTCGATACGAGCATCTTCGAGGATATTAGCGTAGGCTTTGAGATGGGAATTTTTCTTTGCGAATTCTGCCCATTCTTCGTAAGGGGTGTATAAGGCGTGACCAACTTCGTGACCAATCAGACCCTCATACATCGTGTGGTCCATATCTTTCCAGATGGGTAGAATAAGTCTACGATTCTTGACATCAAAAGATGCGGTTGAGACTTTTTTGTGTTCTACGTGAATGTTCTCGGTAGCCATCAGCTTGGCTAAGACATTCTTGGATTCGATATTAACGACTCGATTATGTTTTCCCATTTTCCCCTTTCTGTTAATCTCTCATTTTCATATACCATTTTACAGAGGTGGGAACAAATTGTCAAGTCTTTTTTGATCTTTTTTCATTTTTATGAGGGCGTGCCGCCGGTACGACACACCGGGCCCCCATAATCAATATCCTGTGTTTGGGTTATAACTATAAAATATTGCTCCGATTATTCCTAAAATAATGGGGATTAAACCGAAAAACCATCCGTAAGTGAAACAAAATATGATTATCTCCTCGAACCAATTTTTCATCAACTGATCCTAGAAAAATTTCCTTCTTTTTCAATCGAAATTACTCTACCGAATTTGTCTAATATCTGATCTCCTTTGTGGGATATCACAAAAGCGTGAGTATCATCTCCAAGAGAATTCAGAATTCCCAAGAAATCCTCAACACCAGTGGAATCTAAACTACTGTCAAATATTTCGTCCAGGACTAAAAGATTTGTAGCTACTGAAGATTTCAATTTCGCCACTTCTCTCCACGTAAATAATAGGGCTAAATCAATTCGGAGTTTCTCTCCTTCTGAAAATGATCCGTATTGAAAAGCATCTCGACCTCGGCTCTTAATCGTTTCAATGAACGCCTCATCTAGCTGAAAATTGATGTAAAAATTTAATGCCGAAAGATACTTGTTGATTAGCTGATTGATAAGTGGAAGATAATTTCTTATAATAAGCGTTTTTATTCCACTATCCTTTAGGAGTTCTTGCACCGTATTCAAATGATGTTTTTGATCCTGTATGTCATATTTATTGGATCTGGCTTTATCCAAATCCTCTTTACTTTTTGTTAGTTCTGCTTGATCATTTTTGGGCTTTTTAGCTGATTCAACAAGACCGGTTTCTATTTGTGTTATGTATTCATTAATACCCATTATAGAGTTATTCTTTTCCGATATTCTGGTCAAGATATCCTCTATCTTATCTATTCGGTCCGCAAGGTCTGTTATCTCTGTATCAATATCGGAAATAGCCACTTTCAATTCATCTGCTTTTCCTCCTAACTTTTCGGTCACCTTGGTCTTATGTTCTTCCGTTATTTCCTGTGTACATTCAGGACATTCAGAATTTTCATTGACCAGTTGTATCTGACCCACTATATGAGTTTGCTTTGATGTAATTTTAGCTTTATATTCTTCAAGTTTTCGGTGCTTTTTCTTATGAGGAGTATAATCTTGTACCTGATCTTGAAGTTCCTCAATTTCGTTTTTAATTCCTTCGATTTGTTTCTTAGCTTTTTTCAGCTCCGCTTTCTTCTCTTTTACGGCTTCTGCATTATTATCTTGAATCTCTTTAAGATGTTCCTCTTGGAGTCTGATACTCTGATCCAATAGTTCTATTTGATGTTCTACTCCAGTTAATCTGGTACTATTATCCGATATTCGTTGCTTAACAATATCATTCATAAGAGAGAAAATTTGGATATCAAGAAGATCCTCAATAATAGCCCTCCGATCTCCTGCTCCAAGTCTCATAAATGGAATAAACGATCCTGATCCCAAAACAACTATCTGTCGAAATGCTTTTTCATTCATTCGCAGAACATATCGTTCCAAGAAATCCTGACTGTCTCGTGCAGAAGCCATTTGGTCATTCATTTCTCCATCAACATATATTTCAAATTTTGCTGGGCGAAGACCACGTTTAATCAGATATTCCTTTCCGCCATTCTCAAATTCTAGTTCAACCATACAATTCTTCTTATTGATAGAATTGACTAGTTGGTCTAGTTTGACTTTGCGGAAAGGTTTACCGAACAGCCCAAAGGATATGGCATCCATAAATGTAGATTTACCAGCACCATTTTGACCAATAATTAAAGATGTACGTGTGTCATCTATACGAACTTCCGACACTTTATTACCAGTGGACAGAAAGTTCTTATAACGAACAGTTTTAAATTTTATCATTATTTTTAGAAGGATCTGTAGTCAGACTTTTCCTTAGTCTTTTCTAATATAGTTCTAACAGCGGATGTGAGAGGAGAATCTTCCAATTCGACTTCAATAGTTACTTCTTCTTCGGCGAATGGATTGGGATTCTCCATTGGAGTGGTTTTAGGTAAATTGAGTTTTTCTTTAGTCATAATATCTCCTATATTGATAATGCTTCCACATACACTTCGTGGAGTATCTTTTTCACTTGTTTAGTATTATCTATACTCAAATTATCCACGTATTTTTCCAACGTGGTGATGGTATCTTCTGATTCAAATTCAATTTGACCAGAAGATAATAGACCGTGGTCTTCAATGATATTGATCATTTCACACCGTTTTTCCAATGCGTCCACAGTATTAGTGAATAGTTCAATATCTTCTTTCTTATCCACGATGATCTTGACAATCTGGTCAGCATATGGCTCGACATCGATTGGCTTATCCTCATAGATAATCTTACTGTGCATTTTATACGGATTTGGTATAAAATCACATTCTAGAGTTTCAGTATCGAAAATATGAAACCCTCTTTGGTCGTTATAATCAGCCCAAGTAATCTCATACGTATTACCGAGATAATAAATGTGTCCATTGTCTGATTTTGTGTGGAAATGTCCAGAGTATACAGTATCATATTTATTAAGGAATTCTGGACTTCTTGAATGATACATAGATTTTACCCCTTTCATCATTTCAAATCCCGATAGATCAAAATGTCCAAAACATATTTGATTCTTAGATTTTTTGATGAAATCAAGAATTTGCTCTTCATTTTCTGAAGCAATCCAAGGTATCAAATCTACTTTATATCCGTCTGGTAATGTTAGTTCTGTGGGTTCAGAATAACCGATAACTGGTGTATGAAATGTGTCATTATCAGGAATTCCGTCTATATCAAATAACTGTTCGACTGAATTCAGCCGAGCGTGATTCTTAAAATACGTATCGTGATTTCCGACAATTGTGTGCATCACAATTTTGTCTTCAATCATCGGTCCAATAAACTCTTTTCTCATCCGATCTAGGGTATCATAATTGACATATTTTCGTCTATCCATCAAATCTCCCGAATGGATAATCGTTTTTATGTCGTGTTCTTTCAAATACGGGAAAAAAGTATTCGTCCAAAACCTATAGAAATAATCAGAGAATGCTTGACTATCTGATCTTGCACCGAAATGTGTATCTGTAATAACTGCTACTTTCATTGCATCCAGAATTCAAGATTGTTTTCAGGAGTAGATTCTATTTGTATTTTTCTTTCCCTCTCGGCTTTCTTCTGTTCTCGTTTCTGTTTCTTCTCTTTCTCTTTTCGTTCCATTTCGTCTATAAACTCTTTTATATGAATATGAAAATCGGCAGATCCCTTTTCATTGATGAAATCGGGAGAAAGTTTTTCGTGTTCATCTTCAATCTCCTGTTGATGTTCGGAATATACTTTATACTTAATATATTGTTGTTTCTTCTCCTTCTGGATTCTTCGTAAAAATGCGTAGTATATTATTTGTGTAAAATAAGCAAAAGGATTTTTGCTCTTCGAAGGATTGAAATTGTGCATATAAGCCAGACAATTTTCTAGACCGTCTGATATCATATCATCTTTATACGTGTAGTTTATAAAGTTTGGTCTATAGGAAAGTCTTTGTGCTATCTGTAGGAAACACATAGCAATGTAATCACTAACATAAGGTTTTGATTTACCAGCTTTCTTGGCTTCTTTGATCTCTTTTTGATAATCTATAAGAGCCTGTAAAAAATCCTTATTATTGATGTAGTGAGTTGGGTTATCTAAATCAACTGGTTCTTTTTGATCATTCTTAGCCATAGTATATTTTTCAAAATTATATTAAGTACAATATATCTTCTAATTATACTCTTTTAAATTCAATAAGTCAAGTCTTTTATGTAAATATCTATATAACCTGAAATGGCGAAGCCTCTCGAGGACCGTAGGTCCGAGAGTCAAAAGTTACATCTAAGTCCTGTTTCTCGCTTTGCTCGAAACAGGATGCTCAAGGGCTTCGCCCTTTCGCAATTTCATTTTTTAAAGTCTTTATTTAAAGAGAATTTATACAGTCGGTAAAAAGATACATCCTAGCTTATAGAGCCAGGTTACGGTTCCTGATAGCCTCGCTTGTGTCGATTCACAAGTCTCTAGTGGACAATACCATTATGTGGTGAGTCCCGACCCGATTTTTACGTATATTTAGTGCTTGCATCGGCACATCAATACACAGACCTCAACTCCGTTTGTCGAGTATTATAGTCTGCTCACTTCACCAAAGGCTACTTACCTAGGTTCTGATCTAGGTGGAATCCGTGTCTCGTCCCACGGCGAACATTGATGCAAATTTTTATATTATACTAAACTTTTGCTTTATTGTCAAGTTCTTCCTGAAAGGATTTTTCAAAAATAACTCCTAAACAAAATGACATTCCCGAAAAGATAATTCCTCCGATGATCATATGGGTGGAGGATATAGATATTAATTCATTTGCTAATGTCATACACGCATCCATGGTATTCCTTTCATTAATTAAGTTAAATTTCAAATCCTCCAGCTTTTGGAAGAATGACAGAACTGAACATTTGGGTATGTTGTTCAGCTACATCCGTTCTACATTCAGTAACAAAAAGGACATCCGTCAATTTTATACCTACTTCATCCACTTTGGCTGTTACCAGATATGGAACCATAGCCATCTGACTAGATCCATCTCCTGTAACTACTGTCTGGAGAGTGCAGGGATTTTTGATGTGTAATACTCCCGCAGAAGTTTCCTTGATAACATCGCAGATCAATTCGTGTCCCGTATGTTTAAGATGAACAGATCCTTTATATGGATATTCTTGGCTCATAATCGTATTTTCCTTAGTTTGTAATCAAATTTTTCACTATTGTATATTTTCACTCGCTCCAAAAAATGGCGGAGAGAATAATTTTTATGCTTTTTCCAACTCAAATCATCGCTTATGTCGAAAAGAGTTGCTTTGCTTTTGTTGTCGCATTTTCGTAGACCTCGCCCAACACTCTGCAAGTTTCTAATGCGAGACTTGACAGGGTGGCTAAAAATAATATTATGAAGATTTCTAATATTAATACCAGTCGAAAAAGTGCCGTAACTAGCCACGATGATAGCATTTTCAGATTTTTCCGTAATTGCACGTATCTCCTCTCTGACTTCCGTCTTGATTTCACCTGATACAAAGAACACCGGTCTGTCTGGACTTTTCTCTTTCAAATATTTAAACAGTTTTTCACCGTGCTTTTGTACAAATTGATAGAGAATTAGGGTATTTGAATCCCTGGTTAATGCTAGAGTACAGATAAATTCGTTTCTTTTCTGACACTTTACTAGCCAGTCGATTTCATCCGCATATAACATCCCTTTCACAAGTTTCTTTTCTTCGTCTGTATATCCCAAAGTGATTGCTTCAATATGCAATTGAGCAATCAAATCAGCATCCATCAACTCTTTACTTGTCGTAACATTATGTACAGGACCAAAGAGTCCTTCAAGGACCAACTTGTGTGTTTGGGTACCGTCTAGAGTACCCGTAAACCCAAATTTATACTCACAATCTGTCATTTTGGTCAGAATGGAAGTAAGTGATTTGGCTTTAAAATTATGTGCTTCGTCTCCGATTACAGCACCGAATTGTTTAAACCAATCCTTTTTCAGTTTGTATATAGATTGCCACGTAGTAATTACAATAGGACAATCCGTATCTTTATCTTTTCCAGCGTATATCCTGTGAGTCTGGTCAGCGTTATAGCCACAAGATGATCCCGTAGTATAATCTTCAAAGTCCTTATATAACTGTTCAACCAGCGAAGTGGTCGGCACGATTATTAATATTTTTCTATCGATAGTTTTCAGTAACCAAACCACTAAAGCATAGATCATTAATGACTTACCCGAACTGGTGGGCGAGAGCATTAAAGCCCTTTTATGATTGATACCATAAAATACGGTATCCATCTGATAATCATAGGGAGTTATGCTCTTACCATCCACATATGGGTCTAAATCACGAAAAAACTTGACATTTTCCTCATCCGTGATAGTAGGCACCAAGGTGGGATATTCAAGTATTAATGATCTTCTCTCCGCGAATTCGACCACGTATGGCAATAATCCTACATATAATTCACCACCAAACGCATTAAACAGTCTTATTTTTCCATCCCACGCTCGATTTCGATATGCTGGCATAAATCTATAGCCCGGGACTCTAAAGGTGAAGAAATCTGATAAATCGTGGGCTATTCCAGCCTCACATTCAATATTCAAATATACATCATCCTTTTTATGTACAATGATATCTTTCAATATTTTCCCTTTCCTGGAATTATATTTCTAATTCCGCCAGCGGGATCATAAGGAGTACCATTTTCAAAAGATCCTAGATCACCTTTCCTTCGTGGAATCAAATGTACGTGTGTCCACATTACTGTCTGTCCAGCATCTTCTCCATTATTAATACCCAAGTTAAATGCTGTCCATTTATAATCCATTATACCTTTTACACCCCATTCATAAGCCATTTCAAAACAACGTGTAATGTCTTTTCTTTGCTCAACTTTTTTAGGTACAAATAAAAGATGACCTTCTGTGACAGGAAATCCATCTTTGTATACTACTATATCTTCGGTTTCGTGGACTATATTATTATCAGACCAAGGAGCATCATAATAATTCTTTAAGTATTCTCTCATCCGCCTTCGGTAAATTTCATAAAGTCGATTGCATTCTTTATAGCAAATCCACGTTTGTCAAACATTTTACAGACTTCTTCAAGATATTTAACTGTTTCGTCTTGCAAAGCCACCTTTGCTTCTGCTTCCATCACAACTGGATCTACCTTAACATAGTCTTTGACCTCTCGATCTTTGAGGACATATTCATAAGGATCAGGATCTGAACCATTATAATAACAAGTCCTACCTAGAGATACTTTATTGAGTTCATTTTGAAGTTGCTTTAACTTCAATCGTTCCCTCAATAGCATCTTTAGATACTTATTGTGCTTGGTAGGAGTTAAAAGAGACTCTTTGGCGAGGATTGTTTCGTCAATATAGAGGTCTTTTTCTACTAATTTTTCTAGTTCTTCAATTTTCATAGTGAACCATTATAAACTACTTCAATTCAAATGTCAAGTCTTTTTTAGAGAGGAGTTCCGCTCTGATATGTCATATAATCATATTGCATTGTTAAATCCGTGAGCAACGGTTCTGCTGATTCGTTGGTCATCTGGAGTTCTCCTAGAATAGTAGGAAAAAGATTGTGAAATGTGAATACTACATCAGAAATATTTTTGTTATTAGACAGAACGTGTATACTTCCGTCTGAAGCCGTGACATCTCCTTCTTTATATCTTTTAGACATATCTGGTCCAGCCGCCTTGTACATTAAATCTAAAATTTCCATATAATTTCGATAGTCTTCATCCACAAGGAATGTGACTGTCATTGGAGCTATTGTTGAAGTATTCGTTGGTTTATATCTATATCCGTGAACAGGATCAGGAATCGGAACCTCATTTACGGAAAAGGTAGGAAGATTACACGTAGTTAACCAAAACTGTACGTTTGGTAACATATGTATGTTTAGCCTATAGTTCGTTGACTTGGCTAAATTAATTTTCCCTGGGGATAGTCGTTCTTGTTGTGCCATACTATTATTTATATCACTTCACTACAATATAAAAAGCCCCGCATCTTATTAAGATAACGGGGCTTAGAATAAGTTACCCACCATACAGGAATGGGTAAACGGTTGTTGTTTACAACTATTTACTATTACAGATTTGCAACAGTAAACTTTCGGAAGTACGGATTAGCCGCATCACTTCCAGAAGCGAATGGGTTATGAGTAAGACCGTAACGAGTCTTGAATCCCAAACGTGGCTGAAAGTCTTCCTCACCAATTGATTTCATCAATTGAAGCGGTACGTATGGACAGTAGAAAAGCCCTGCATCGTACATATTTGATCCCTTATATCCGACAGTTACACTATCGCTGGAAGCAAATTGGTCAATGAAAACTTTGTATTTTCCACCGAGAGTACCAGCGAAAACGCTTTTCGACTGGTCTATTGGATTTCCTGATCCAACATCCATATTAGGAACTGCTAATCCGGCAACCATATCAAGTGCAGATGCAACATCTGGACTTACAAGCAACCAGTTACCAGCACCACGGCCGGTATTCTTAGCAATTAAGTTAGCTTCACGGTTGATTTGAATCAATAGTGACTTGTAACGCTCACCACCCCAACGTGCTCCTCTGTTATCAGTGGAATCTGCAACGTCAAATGTTCCGGCAGTAGTTGTTCCAGCGGCTGCTCCTGCAGTCGCTTGAGAAAGAATTTTCTCGATAACTTCACGATTGATCTCAGCAAGAATTTCAGCAGACAAAATGTTGCTTAATTCTGACTCAGCATCCAATCCATGGATAGCCTTAAGGTCTTGAGCAAGTTCCAAAGAATACTTAGCTTTCAACGCACGAGTAGCGGCTGTAACGCTCGACTTCTCGATTGAGAAAGACATTTCTTTGAAGTCTCCTCCACCTGAAACAAATCCACCTAACGCTTCGCCGTCGGACGTAGTGTAAGTAGTAGTGGCTGGAGTTGCACCGTCATTCCCTGAGAAATCGACATCGGGTTGACCAGCGGCAGTTGTTAATGCTTCAGCACCTGTGCTGGCTTCGCCAGTATAGTGTGATTTCATAGCGAAAATGAGACCAGTAGGTCCGGACATAGGCTGGACTCCAATAGTATCATACGCCATTAACTGAGGCATAGTTCTACGTACCAACGAAATGAGAATTGGATCCCAATTGTCTACGTTAGCACCTGTAACGTTGGCTTCTTGCAAAGCCTTTTCTTGATTTTCTAAAAGACGAAGTGTTATCGCACGTTTGGTAGCATCATCGATCTTTGGGAGATCTTCGTGCTCCATAACTGGCTGCCACTTATCTTTAATTTCTTCTGATAAAAACATTTTCAGTTTCTCCTAGTAGTTTGATAAATGATGTTAAGCACCTAAGATGCTTGTTTCCCGTGTTTGTGAAAGTGAAGCCATAACCTTTTTCATTGCATCAGACATCACTACCTCCGAGGAAGTACCATTAGCACCCTCTTCTGCAACAACTTCTTCTTTCTCTGCCTCTGAAGGAAAATAAGTTTTCTTCAGAGTGTTGAGTTTTTCAGCAAAGGTCTCAGCATCTTCAAATTCCACACCATCTGCGAGACTTTTCATCTTAGCTTTTTGTGTTTCAGTCAAATCTTCTGTTACTTCTCTGAAAATCTTTTCAGCGGATGCTTCAGCAAGTTTACCTTTTGCTTCAACGTTTTTATTCATTTCAGCGTCCAGTTGTTCTTTAAGAGTTTCAATCTCTTTAGCTTGCTCATCAACTACATTGTATCGTTCATCTGGAACTTCAATGTAATGGTCAGCAAACAACTTCTGCATTCCACTAACGAAACCTTCTAGAATTTCGTTTTTCTGCTCGTGTTCGATAGCCTTGCTATTATCTTCGATCCACTCGGAAATCATATAGTCTAGATAACCATCTAATTTCTCTGTAATATCGGCAAGTTGTGCGGCTGTCTGTTCGGCAAGTTGTTCTTGCATCTTTTCTTCAAGAGATGCAATATTCTCCTTAACCTTAGCTTTAACCGCAGTCTCAAAAACGAGTTTTGTTCGTGCCTTAAAATCTTCTGTCAAATCTTGACCATCAAACAATGCCTTAACATCGTCTTCAACATCAACATCAACTTCCAATTCCACTTCTTCTTTTTTGGCAGATTTTGCTTTGGTTTCTTCTACTTCGTCATCGTCATCTTCGTCCGCCTCGTCCCCATCAGCTTCGTCATCTTCGTCCTCGTCATCATCTTCGTGGACTTCGACTTCGCCTGAACCAGCTACCGCTATTTTTTTCTTCTTTAGCGGTTTACCTTTGGGTTCTCCGGCTTCTTCAAGAGATTCTTCGGCAGTTTCAATTTCAGATGAGTCAGCAACCATTTCCAGGTCACCCTTCTCTAAAAGTTCATCAGCCTCTGACACCGTAATAGAAGTTGTGGACTCTTCTTCCTCGCCTTTCCAGACTTGGGTTTCTTCGTCCAAAACCAACATTTCGCCAGTTTCTGTTTTTAACTTCATCAGGGTTCTCCTAATCCTATTGATTAATCTATAAATTAGTTCTAATCGATTATGTAACTATATTTATAAAACTAATTAGTTTAACCGTAGCAATATGTCTCCATTTTACTACAACTTATTCATAAAATCTTCAAAAATTGTTGCTTCAATCGATGTTAATCGATTTTTCGGCGTCTTTTTGATTATTTTATTATACTTTGCAATCTCTTTTTCTTTGATTGCTCCATTATCCCATACCCACTCTTTTCCTTCCATAACACCATTTACGAAAGCATCAGGAGCAGATGGGTCCGCGACAATATCCGCGGCTGTAGCAAGATAGAAATCATCTTGCACTTCTTGATATCCTTTTTTATTCGCTTTAAGCGAACCCATACCACGAGAAGAGACTCCAAGTTGGGCTCCCTCTTTGATAAGGCTTTTAACGATATTTCCGTGTGGAGTATCAGTTACTTTAGCTTTTCCTCTCCAATTTGTTCCATCTTGAGTCAATTCAGTAATCATATGCGAAACTCTATCTAAATTGACAGTTGGTCCCTCAGGATGTCCTAGTTCACCAAACGCTCGTTTCTTATCAATATATTCTTTTGTATATCGCTTGACTTCTTTCTCCATAACTTTGCTAGGATACATTCTGCCATTGCGATTTTTTACGTCCGCCTGCAAGAAAACACCCTCTATATAGAGATCCTTTCCGTTAGCTTCTTGAATATACTCTACATTTTCGGTAATTTCCGATATTAATCTCATTTAACTCCTATTTTGTATATTTCGATTTGACTTTCCCGCCATATACTTTTTGAGCATTAGCGATTTTAGCACGGTTAACTTTCAACCACTTTTTTCTTAATTTCATACGTTTGACTTTATTGCCGCCTTTTTTACGCTCAATTTTATCTTTTAATTTCTGACTACGATTTTGAAATTTTAACCGATCTTTATTTTTCTGCGTTTGTCTGCGTTGTTGAGTAGTTCTAGCTTTGTATTCCTTAAGCCATTCTTCCGCATTTATATCTGCTTCAGTTTTATTACATATACACGGATCTTCTCCACACGCATCACAGGTTGCTTCTTCTAATTGATGAATATATTCCCAGATATGCTCATCTTCTGCAACAATGTACATCCCCGATTTGCCTGGATCTTCAATAGATCCAATTTGCCACATTGACCAACCATTAGCTTCAGTCTCCAGTTCAAGTTTTTCGGCAACAGTAAATTTATTCCAATCTTCTTCTGCCCACTCGACAATTACTTCATCTTCTCCTAATGTTTCAATAATAGGAGCATTTAATAGTTCGTCTAGATAATCTCCGAATTTAATCAGACTCATTTTTACTCCTCGTGATCTGCAACGTGAGCATCATCTAGTGCTTTAAAACAGGCTTTCTTTTCCGCTTCATCTTTAATCATAGCACAACTGGTTACACCAAACTTCTTTAGAACAGCATCACGTTTCTTTGCATATTCTTTATCATCACCTTGTGTCCCAGGCTCACTCTTATCCGTGTCTTCTCCTACAGGATCTTCGTCCTCATCTTCTTCATCATCGTATGATTCTTTAGCAGGAGTTTTGTCAACATCATCAGATTTTGAGTTATTTTTCTTCTTTGCATCTATAGCTTTTTGGAGTGCGGGTGGTAGTTTACCTTCTTCTACTTCTTCATCGTGAGTATGAGGTTTATCACCACCTTCGTGAGTGTGAGTAGTTCCATCATCGTGTGTATGTTCTACTCCTTCTTCGCCTTCTTCATTACAATGATGTTCCTGAATTTCTTCTGGTTTGCTTACGAACATATTTTTAGCAAGATCGGCTCTTATTTCTGCGATACCTTTTTCTGCTCTAGTTCCAATTTCAGCGTGTAAATGTTGTTTAAATGCGGTGGGTTTTTTATCTCGTGCGGCTTGCACAAGTTTTTCTAAATTCTCAGTAGGCATAATATTTATCTCCTAATATAGATCGGGTGCTTTGTCATCGCCGTCGCCGCCGGTGTTTTTAGCTTGTTTTTCTTTTTTCTCTGCTTCCATTTGTTTATCTAATACATCCATATCTTCTTCAGATTGCATTAAAATATTTTTTCGAACCCATTCAATTGAATAATAACGACCTATCATTTCTCCACTTGATATAGTATCAAGCATTTCAATCCTCGAGGTCATTATCTCTAATTTTTTCAATTCTGAGAAATATCCATCATCTTGAAATATGAAATTAATATTCTCTTGATAGACATTCCACTCGCCTTTATCGATAATACCTTTCGCTAAAAGCTGAGTCCTTAATAATGAATACAGTAAATCGGAGAAACGTTTACGTAACTTTGTTACATATTTCTGAAACTTTATTTCATCTCTTGTTATTTCACCTGTTCTAGAGAAACTCCAAGATTGTTCAGTTTCCATCCGACTTGACGGAACGTGAAGTGATTGATATACCTTTTTCTGAAAATAAGCTACATCATCCATATCACCAAGATTTTGTCCTCCTGGTAATGTTTCGACTTCAGTTCCTCGACCACCCTCTTTTCTAGGTAGCCAAAAATCTTCCATCATTGACATTGTATCTTTACCATCAGCTACAGTACCACTACTCGCATCATAAACCATCTTATTCTTAAACTTGTTCATAATGTTACGGAGGTACTGTTCCGCTTTTGTTTTTGGTAAATTACCAACATCAATGTAGAACACCCTTCTTTCTGGTGCTCTAGTAATCCGATAAATAACCATTGAGTCTTCTAACATTCTCAATTGGTTAATCGGCTTCATTGCCTTGTGAAGGTAAGAAAGAGTAACTTCCTTATCTTTGTCATAAAGACCAGAGTCGCAATAGGCGACCGCTTCTAGGGCAACTTTTAGTGTCTGAGTTATTCCTCTACTTTCTTTAGTGTAGATCCAATACTCATCAACTCCTTTAACTACCTCAATTCCATCTTTGTCTTTTTCTTTGATAACTTCTTTGATCTTTTTGATATTAGTGGAATCAATGTATCTTAACTCCTTAATACCTTTTTTGACATTATCGTTATCAAAGATTATATGATAATGGATTGCTCCATCTTCATACCACCGTCTGAATATTTCTGGTCCAGACTTATTAAACTCCAATTTCTTGGAAATAACATCAAATTCGGTTGCAATCATATCTTTGATATTCTTAGGCACATCAACTGTGTCCAGTTTATCAAGATAGATTGTAACTGGGTCCTTATAAGGATCCAGAACCACAGCTTCATTAACTATGTCATCAATTGCCGATTCAGCTTCTGGATTTCTCGCACAAGCCCGATATTTAGCAATTAATTCTTGCTGTGTTTTAAATGCGGTATCGAAATTAACGGAGAAGGCGTGTACTCCTCCTCCGTCAATAACTGTGGAACCATCGTCTAGGTTTGGTGCGACAAAAGATTTTGATCCTTTATCTACCACAGATGAGCCGATTTTCTTCTCTATCTTATAACCAAATAGTTCCATATCACCATTGTTTGTTAATTTAAGTAAGTATTACTATATTTATACGACTCAAATAACAAATTTTTATTACCAAGACCGTATGTTCGGAAAATTGTTTTAAGCGTATTATGCCGCTAAAACGTCTACTTTTTCCGAGTCAACACCACCGTCATCCCAAGATACTGTAAATGTAACAGTATATTCCTGGACAGCATCAACAGTCTCCCAAGAAAGATCAATCGCACCTATCTCAGACGGCCAGCCATACACATTTACTATATGTGTATCATTGGAACCATCTCGTTTGAGAGGTTGAATTTCTATCTTTCTATGGGCAGTCGAAACTCCCATTGTAGATGCCATACTGGTGAATCCGGTTATGGCTTCTTGCCAAGATAACAATGCACTCCTAACGACATATGATTCATCGTTAATTACTGTGGCTGTCCAATCTGCGAATGTTCTGTCACCAGGAACCTTTAATTTGCGGTTCTGGTAAGGAACTTCTACTACTCCAACAGTAGTTGCTGGAAGTGAAGCAGTTTTAATCCACATTTCTGAATCTATTTGGGCAATATTTACCTTAAATAAATTAGGACGTGCGTAGTCACCCGAATATTGTTTTCCAAAATCTGCAACGTTCATTTTTCCTCCTATACTTGTCCAATCACTTCAGCAAAATCAACGCCAGTCTTTGTCGCAACAAAGTTAAGCGTGATAAAGTTGATTGATTTGGAAGGTTTAAGAAAAATACTCGCAACGAACTGATTTGCATCAATGACTTCAGGTGTGTTATTATCTCCGTCGCATTGAACATAAAAATCATACATTCCTTGTCTCGCTTTAATTCCTGCGAGATATGGGTTAACCATATTCAAGAAATTCTTACGAGTGAATTCGTTATTGAATTCAAACAAGAAGTATTTTGCGGATATTGCTATTGCTTTTTCTAGAATTATGAACAATCTGCGAACATTGATTCTATCGAAAGCACTAGGTTTAACTAGCAGAGTTCTATCTCCCCAGAGGACTGTGCCTTGACCTGGGAAAGTTACAATCGGATTGATTCCGTTAGGAAGCATATACAATTGATCTCTATGTGCTAGAGTCGGTTGATAAGCAAGTTTTACAACTCCTTTAATCTGACCACGATTAAGACCACCTGGACTCCACCAAGCATCTCTTACCGAATCAGTATGAGCCATTAATCCTGCAACATCTCCACTGAATCCAATCCAGCGGTATGTGTCATTGTAGACATCATAAACGTATTTGTAGTTTCCATCAAGAGTACCGTAAGATGAAGCACTATTAAATGCAACATCCGTTCTCCAAGCAATTACATTGTTAACTGCGTTAGTGGCTCCACCAACATTAACAACTTCTTCTTTTGGAGGTGATACAATAGCCATACAGTCTTTACGACCTTCTGCTACTGTCTCAATGATGTACTTAGAAACGGTTGCAACTTGAGCAGAATTCTCGTTAGAAAGTCCACCTGCAATTGCTAGTGAAATATTAACTTCATCAGCATTTGCTAGTTTATCCCAACCTTGCATATACTCATTTGCTCCAACAGTACCTGCATCCACTTGTGGGACCCAAGTATTGCCGTTACCTTCGCAAGTTGATTGATCATCGTTTGATCCGTCATCGCAATGTGCATCGACTTGAGCCGATACTGCTAATCCACCACTAAAAGTGTGACTTCCGGCTCCTGAATTTGTAACGTTTGCGGTTACAATCCAAATCAATTTGGACTGAGGATTAATAACATCCATACCCCAGATGTTTCCACCATCGCTATTTTTGTCGCCCTGTGCTAAACCTACAAGATAACTTTCTACAACTTCTGAATCAACGACAACGACAACTGCCATTTCGTTGTTTCCAGTATCTGGTTGCACATCAAATGCACCGGCATACTGCCAGGAGCTCCAAGATGCGGAACCATCGTGTGTATGTACACTAATGCCATTTCCGTATGTACCAGGATATCGAGCATAAAAGCCTTCAGTCAAAGTACCGGAGTCCAGTTGTGTTTCAAAATCTTCTTCACCGGTTATTTGAGTTACGTTTCCAGAAGGCGCGGCATTCATCGCTCCCGAATCAACAACTCTTACTACTTGAAGACTGTTTGTGTACTTCAAGAACGCGGCAGAAGAAAGAAACGCTGGAAATGTGTCGTTGGTTGGTTTTCCGAAGACAGCAAGCAGGTCGGCTTCTGAGGTGCATAGATAAGGCTCAAATGCAGGTCCCCAAGTAAAACGACCGACTGTACCTCCTAAGGAAGTAGCAACCGCGGGAATAGACGTACTAAGATCAATTTCTTTCGTTTGTACGCCTGGGCTTAATTGAAATCCCATCGTTTTTCTCCTATATTAAAATAGATGTTCAAATTATGGTTTACCCCTATCGTTCTACCGTTATTGAGTTATTATGCGATAATTCCGATGAGGTCCGAGGGAAAAGACTATCTCCTTCTACCATTGTAACTATTTATAATTTTATAAATTTCATCACCTAATTATAAATCTGCCAGACTTCTCCACCTTCAACCGTATACTTATCTTCTTCCATTTGACCATCATCGATAAATCCGAATGGAGTCAATTCATCTTCGTATTGTTGCATTTGTTCATCATATAATTTAGTCCTCAAGTCTACGTTATTCAATTCCTTAAACAAATCTTGAGATGAAAACCACGAGAATAATACAAGAGCCATAACCAAATCATCATTTCCACCATCTTCTGCTTTCCAGCTTTTACCACGTTCAACAAATTGAGATATTTCTGATATTGTCTCCAAATCATTAATAATTAATTTATCATTTTCTATAAGGTCTTTAAAATTAGAACAACCAACCGCTTTAACTCGCTTAGTCATTTTGATTCCTAATTTTGATTGAACCCCGGATTCATTAATAGAGTGTTCATATTCCAGGTCGTAATGAAGAATATTACAAACTTCTGCTCCGGGACCATTCGATTCAATTAAAACTGTAGCATTATTATATGCGGATGCGACTTGGTGGATGATAGTGGGAAGGAGCAGAGGAGATATTGTATTTGAATGATATTTTGCTACCTGTTTCCACGGCATTTCTGTAATATCAATTACACTAAAGGCTGAGTAATCTTGTCCACGTCCTTCTGCTACATCTACGGCTATAAAATATCTGTTATTTAGTATTGTTTCTTCATAAACGTCCAGACCATCTTTTCGTGAAAGAGGATTTTTAACCGCTAGTGAAGAAATTTTTGCAGGAGCAATTAGAGTACCAGCACTACCTAGGAATTCAGTTTCAAATTCCTGTTTGAATTGCTCCTCACTCGTATTTGCAATTGTTTGTTTCTTCCACGCTTCATCTCGTCCAGGAACATCCCACCAATTGATTTCAAATGCTTTATATTCCGATCTTTCATCTATTGCATTCTGCCACATCTTATAAAAATGATTCATACCATTCGGTGTAGAAACAATAATAACTTGGGAAGTTTCTCCAGATGATATGGTAGGATAAACAGAATTGAAAAAATCTTCTGCTAGATTTTGTGGAATAAATGCAAACTCATCTAGAAAAATCAGATTAAAAGCATAACCTCGAATGGTACTTGCCGATGTAGAAGATGCAAGAATTCTAGATCCGTTTTCTAAATGAATAGAACCTTTGTTCCATTCCAATACACCTTGTTGCAAGAACATAGGAAGTTTTTCATAAGCCATTTGAAGACGACCCAACAATTCTCTTGCAGTCATCCCTTTATTAGCTAAAATTGCTACGTTTCTCTGGTCGTTAAATAAAACATAATGTAGCATAAACGCAAGACTTGTCTGAGATTTTCCAGACTGTCTTGGACATTTGACTATACTAAATCTGTTATCAACTAGACCATTGATTAATTCTTCCTGAAACGGATATAAATCAAATTTCATTAATCCTTTATCTACGTTGACAATGTAGATATATTCTTTAATGAAATAAATTGGATCGTCCCTGCATTTTATATACTCGGCTATTTCTTCTTGAGTATAATTCTGAGGAACATTGATTCTTTTTAGTAGGGGATTTCCTAGGTAGGCAATTTTTGTCATAATATAAACTAGTTGATTTTAAATCTTCTGTCCACGTGTCTAACTTGAGATGAACCGTGGTCATAGATATATGCTTCTTTTATTGGTCCATCAATGTTCTTATCCCAATAGTCAAGAAACTGGGTAATTCTTGGAAACTCTGGTATTTGATCTTCAGTCTGCCATACAAATTCATTAATAATATGTATATAATCTGGAATATGATATACTACCTGTACGGAAGCAACTGTCCATTTCTTAATTACGATATTTGCCATAATTTCTTATAGCAAGACTATCGAATTGCTATGTATAATAAAAGGATGATTATTATGAAAAGTTCTACTACGAGGACTGTATGATACCATACCCATCGAGTTTCGTATAGTTTATCTCCTGACTTGTCTTTTCCAAAGACATTGAACATTTTGTCGAGTGCCCATTCTTTAGCTTTCTTTATCATCACGTCCACCATTACCTAATGTTTTTCCTTTTAGCATTTCTTGCAGTTCGGCGGTACTGCCTACATAAAGGTTATTAACGTTTGTTTTTGGGGCTTCACCCTCTTTTAGTGATTTTAATTCTTTCTGCATCTTCAACAATTCCATTGTTGTTTCAGATACATTTTTGATTAATCCGCTAGCTACCTCATATGCTCTAGGATGTTCCATTTCTTTTGCAAGTTCAAGAATACCTTCAAGAGCATCATTTCCTCTTTCTATAAGATTATATAGATTCTCTCTAGCATATTGATAATCATTGTTAAGGTCTCCCGAATCCGGATTTGATTGTATTGCCGTACGTGGTGCTAACCCACGTTCTCGGCGTGTGTTTACAATTCGTTTTTCTTCAACTGGAGGGAAAATTTCACCATTTTCAAAATCTCCAATAATGTCTTCGGCTACCGCTAATTCCGCGTCTAGCTTATCTTTAATGCTTTTTTGCGTTGTTCTTGGTTTTTTCATAATCTCCATCATAATGTGCTACTATTTGAACAAACGTTTGCAACATAGCCAAATGCTTCTGCCATTTCAAAGGATTCATTCCTTTTTCCTGTGCTTTTACAAGAGCATTAACCGCACTATCTTTTGAGGTTTTTAGCTTTTTCGCAATACCATTAACAATTTCATTGTATTTTTTAAAAGTAATCATTTCATTTGTCTTTTCAAGACCTGCTTAGTTAAAGACAATATCGCCAGATTATTTGTCATCGGATCTACCGATGCTTTTGTTGCTATATCTTGAAAAATTTCCATCTGTTTAATATTCAATTTTTGTCCTCTTTCAAGTTTTTTAAGTACAGTCTTTACCTTGTTTATCTCTGGAGCCGGTACAATCTTTGTCTGTTTCAGTAACAGGATAAATCTGTTAACATCAATCATTTAACTCTACTCGTTTAACACAAACCAGTCTTTTTCTTCTGGCTGTTTGTCATCTCCTATAATATCAGGAGTAGAATATTTTGTGGTAACAGTTTTGACCACTCCTTGTTCTCGTATTGGTGGATAAAGCCAGCCTTTAATTTCAAAGTCTAGTTGCCAGTTGACAATTCTTTGTTCTGCAAAATCTCCCTCAAATTCATCTACCATATTTATTCCAGTCAACTCAATGGGAATATCTCTTTTTAACTCTAATTCAGGAACCTCTTCGATTACTATATTAAAATCGGGCTGAAAATAAGGTAAAATCTGTTCAATGATTTGAAGTCCATCATCCATATAATCCACGTAAATATCAAGAGCAAAAGTGTAATTGTACGGAATGGGAGCATACATAACAGTTCCCATATTGGGTACTGCCGAAGTAAATTTATACTGATTCATTTGATTCCCAGCCCGTGAATAGTCAGCCTGTAATCCCGTTAAGATAAAACCCATACGAGGAACTTGTTTGTTCTTTTTGGCGTCTTGAATCAATCGTGCAAGATATTTCTTTCTGGATTCATAAGCAAGCGGTACTTGAATATCTTTTATAAGTGTACCGTCAGACTCCTTCCGTTGAACGTGAATATTATTAAATACTGATCCAAAGGCGATGATTAATTTTTTTGTTGTTCCGTGATAAAAAGTTGTACCTAACATAATTTATTCCTTATGTACTTCCAAACGGATTCATTTCTGATAGATCAAGAATATCATCATCCATACTATCCCAATCAGGAGTTGCTAATTCATTAGTTACAGCCGTTTCAATTTCTGTTTCTAATGCGGTTATTTCTGCATCAGCCACATCAATATCTTCTCCACCGTATTCCCAAGGTTTAAGAGTTAATGTCCAAACGTGTGCAGGACCTTCTGGTGATGGATAAAACGTGCTATCATTTCCTACAAAAGTAACTTCAAATAATGCTTCCGCATCCGTGAAGTATAACAAATCACCAGCAATCGGTGTATCATCATCCGTGGCGGCTGTCTGTTCGGCAAAAGATTTCTTAGTGAAAGTAACCTTCATTTCATCGGTTACACTTATACCAAATTTACCGTAGAAATCTCCTACATCTCCGTATTCTTGATATTCATCAATAAGAATCTGCAATGTCCATACAGTATCAAATTTGCTCGATGGGTCCTCTCCGAAGATAGGATCAAGAGCCGTACTGTATTTGCGAGGAAGGTATTTAGCTTGAAAACCTATAACTTCGACAACCTCTTCCACCATATCTTGGATGATAGGTGACTTAGACATATTGTCAAACATTCCCACAAGATTACCCCACTATAAAGTTTACTGGAAGTTCGTAGTTAAGGGAAAATTCTTCTTCGAGTTTATCTATCTCTTCTTTAGCTTCATCCCAAACTTGTTGCCCATTAATGGTGATTCCACCAGGAAGAGGCATTCCGTCAAATTGTTTCATATTAGCACCCCATTGCTGTTTAATTTGAGCAGTGGCGTACTTTTTAATCCATTCGTCATTAAATATATCCACAGCATAGCCGTTTGATTCATCAGGTCTAACTGCTTGCCAGGCTCGGATAAGAATTTTATTTCCTTCTATGATCTTTCCTGAATGTGAATAAAGCCTATGACTAGCCTTATTAAATGTGAAGGTTCTGTCTAGTCTGAAATAACTTTGGATCATTTCAAGATGTTCCATCGTTATCTCAAAAAACTGCATATTGACTTTGGTCATATCGAACATTTCATCAAACATAATTCTGTAGCGAACATCAGACATTGCTTCAGAACTATATCTCCCCGGTTCGTAGATTCGTGTTACTGCCACGATATCATCCGACAAGGTTAAATATTCGTTTGTTTCGTCAGCCGCGGTAAATTCAATTGTTATGAATTTCTCTTCAGCTCCATCAAAATGTCGCTCCACAAATAATTGGAGAGCATCATCTATTCTGTCATATGCTTGAGAATCGTCCACTTGGATCTCAATCTTCGGAGCTCCAAGTTTTCGATACGCATAATCCCTCAATTCATCTATTGTTTGTAATTTAGCCATTACAACCTTTTCCTTTATTTGTCTTCGCCAATTTTGTCTATAGCATTATCGACCTTTTTGACAATTTTCTTCTCCAAATGGGGAAGTATTCGGATTCCCATATATCCTATCATAAATGCTATTGCTAATGCCGTGTATGGACCAAATTCAAATTGTTCCATTAAAGCTGGTATAAAAAATTCTGCGGCTATCCAACCTGCCGCAGCCGCCAATGCGACATTTTTTAATTCGCCTTTCCATCCAATCCAAGTGTGAACCAATCCATTAGTTATTCCACCAGCTGTGGATGCAAATACACAACACCATTTTGCTCCAAATACTGCCAGTAAAGTTTCCATTGTACCCTTATTCCTATAGTTATTTATGTGATTTTCCGTTTCTGGAATCAGTTCACTTTAAGCGTATAAATAATAAACAGAAACGAAAACGTGTTTTAACTATTTATATAATAAAGGTGATATGGAAGAAAAAGACTATGTCCCTTTTCATCAACGCCGTTACAAGCGATATTCTGAAGTTTTAGATAAAATACTGTCAGATTTCTATGTAATCAAACGGGAGAGATTTCCTATAGAGTCTCACACCTTTGTAATGCACGGTGATCCAGCAACGGCAGAATTTGATAAGGATTATGAGGAAATGAAGCATCTTATTCTCACAAAATTATTGGAAAATGAAGAAATGCTATGAATCTAGCCGAACTTGTGTGGAAGAAAGGTCTTGAGATTGAAATTGAGAGAAAGATGGAAGAAAAGTACGGAAAACGTATTGACTATCTTATCGGATGTAATAACGAATTAAGCCGAGAATTAGAGGAATATGAAACAATCTTAGGAATGATTGACAATTTCAAAAAAGAACTTAAAAAGAAAGATCCAGGATAAATATGGATTTAACTAAAAATAGTTAAAATTAATAACCATCCTATTCTTACAATCGGTAGAATTGGTTCCTGTATGAATCATCTCCGCTCCAAAAAATACTATTCGATTTTCTTTTGATTGTATTTTCTCATCTCCGAATCTCGTGTATCCATTGTTCCCATTTATATAGTATATCGCTCCATTACACTCGTATTCTTGATCTGTATGGGATTCAAATTCTATCAGCTTATGAGAGATTGGATTCAGATTAGCTTTAATTCTTATCAACTTCTTCGGTTCCAGTTTTTCCAGTAAAGGATGAAGAATATTAAAATGGTGGGATTTTCTTTCGTCTTCGTGGTAAAAGGTATGGGTAAATTGATAATTGAAAAGAGTATTTTCGGTTACATTATAAATCTTCTCCTCATTGAAAAACCAAGGAAACATATCTGTGGACATTGTATCTCGGATAACCTCAAAATCTTCGATATCTAGATAATTATCCTTTACTAGAATTTCCCTCAAACTTGCTCACCGTCCTTGATCTTACATTCGTATTTTACCGTCTTCCATCTAGGATTTCGATCTTTAGGAAAATCTTCATATTCCTGTTGAATTGTTAAACATTTATCTTGATCTTCAAAATCTTGTATTACTTGACTTACACATTCTCCCTTTGCTCCGCATACCGTTAATGTTAATAACCAAATTATTGTAATCATATTAAGGTCTGGTAGTTATTCCAAAACAAGCATTATCCATATTTGCTTTAGTTAGTTTTTGATATCCTTTTGCTATTTCTTCCGGCATAGGAATGTATTTAATTTTCTGGTCATCTTCGCAAATCTCCATAGCCATATCATAAAATGATCTTGCTGTTCCTGTTCCTATATTATAAATTCCAGAACGTCCCTTGTCCATAGCATTCATTGTCATCCAAATAGCGGCTTTAACGTGTACAAAATCACGACGGAAGTTTTTTGAACCTTCAAATAATTCTATTTCTCCCTTCCAGTCAAATTGTTCTGTCATCCAAGCTACCGCTGATTTCATATCTCCTTTATGTTGCTCATATTCTCCTTCTGATACAACATTAAAGTATCTTAATCCGATAATTCTACTTTCCGCGTGAGCCGTAAATTTTCTTTGATATCTATCTGCTTGGAGTTTACTTAAAGCATAATAACTTTCTGGAACATAATTATCTGTGGTATCATCGAAAGTTTTTGATTGACCATATACTGCGGCACTAGAAGCATATACCATAGGTATTTTGTGCATATGACATAGGTCCATAAGATTGGCTGTATATTGAAAATTGTTTTCCATTAAATATTTTCCATCTTGACAATTACGGTCGCTTTCTGCACCAAGATGATATATACGTTCAACCATTCCATTTTCTGCAATAAAAGCAAAAAGTTCTAGAAACTTACTTTTATCTGAATAGTCCTGAAATACACAATTAGAAATATTTTTTAGTTTAGCAGGATCGCTCAAATCATCAACAAGCAATAAATCCTCTCGTCCTGCACTATTTAATGCTCTTACCAAATGTGACCCCATAAAACCTGCGGCACCAGTAACGACAATTAATTTTTGGGCGGCTTTGGTACGTTTTGCTTGTTCTTCATCAGATATTGGCGTCTCGGGTTGTCCGTGTTCTTCTCTCCATTTCTTTTGAACAATTTCTCTTACTTCCTCAAGACTATATCCTTCTGTCTTAGGAGCATTTGGTGGAGGCTGAAGAGGTTCTGAAGGTTGACCGTAAATATTAAGTTCGTCCGGAAGTTCTTTTCTTTTTTCTCGTTGTTCCTCCGGAGACATATCAACTCCAAGAACTCCGCCAGTACTCACAGGAATTTTATTCTTATAAATTAAACCATCTGATTGACCAGGAAGAGCATCGACAGGAATAGAACCATCTACATCTCCTTCCCTACCTAAATTTTTCGGATCTGCTCCTTCAAATTCTCGTGGAGGAATCAATGAATCATTGCGATGTATTCCAGTAGGATCTTTTTCTTTCTTCATTTTCCTTTCCTCTTCATAAATTTTGCTCCTAGCTGGATCTACTACTCTCAGTTTTCTTTCTTCTTCTAATTCTTCTTCGGTTAATTCCGACAAATATTTTTCCTCAGCATTTTGCATTTTTCTCCTACTTGTTTGCTACTTCTATAATAAGTTCTTTCTCTGGTATATATAGGTATTCGATATCGCTTTCCGCTAATGTTCTAATCGCATCATCGATAGTTTCCACCAAGGGTTCACCAGCAAGATTGAAAGATGTATTAAAGATAATTGGAACTCCAGTTTGCTTATAAAACTCATTAATGATTTCATAGTAAATTGGATTTTGATGTTCTTTAACAGTTTGTATTCTACAAGTTCCGTCTATGTGAATAATAGCCGGAATTTGTTTTGCATATTCTTCTGTTTTACAATACATTGCATACATCATATGAGGAGATTCTTCCATTCCACGCATATCAAACCAATCGTGGGCGTGTTCGTGAAGAATAGATCCTGCGAACGGTCGAAAATATTCCCTCTTTTTTACGGAGTTAACATAGTCTTTTCCCTCAACCGTTCGTGGATCATATAGGATAGAACGATTGCCCAAAGCCCTTGGACCGCTCTCACACCTATCTTGAAATAAGGTAACAATGTTTTCTTTCAAAATTAATTTAACGGCATCTATTGCATATTGTTTTTCATATACACCAGTTGCTCCATATTTTTCTGCAATTTTAATAATATCTTCAGTAGATTGCATTACCTCAGGACCCAAACACAGATTCTCTCCATATGGTCGTACTTTTGTGTCTTTAGTAAGAGAATAATGGGCCAGGAATGCCGCACCCATAGCAGTTCCTGCATCATTACTGACAGGTTCTACATAAAAATTTATATCTTCGTCTTTTAATTGATCAAGATACCAGTAATTAGCGACACAATTCAATCCATATCCACCAGAAAGAACAACATTTTTCTTACCACTCATCTCAACCGCTTTGCGAATCAAATCAAGAACCATTTGTTGAGATTCTTTTTGAATAGCCCAAGCCATATCTCTACGATTCTGGAGCAAAGTTACATCACCTCGCATATCTTCTGCGGTACTTCTCAATCCTTTGTAACGAGTTTCATTGACCACTGCTCCATTGGGAAATGTTGGAATAATTAAATTTCTGTCTGTAGTTTTCCATTCTCCACCACCTCCATCAGAATATATAGGAGGAAAATAATCAGATGGTCCGCCATATGGAAATAAACCCATCGTTTTTCCAGCTTCGATAGGCGCCCATCCACAATATTGTGTTACGGCTTCATATGCTTTTACGATACCACCAGAATCATCAAGTATCAATTCGTGTGTTCCTGTTTCGCCTTCTCGACTAGATTCCTGTTCTGCATCATAATAAGATGCCCAAGGTCCTCTACCTCCTTGATGTTTATAGAGAGTTTTAAACTCATCTGGATAATTACAAGTCATTATCGTTTCCAATTCCCAAGACATAACTTCTTCTTGATTCAAAATCAATGGAATAAATGTTCCGGCACCATCAACAATAACTGCCACTGCTTCATCAAATCCAGACCTATAAAAAGCACAAGCGGCGTGTAATTTATGGTGCCATTTGTGCATATCCAATACTTGAGAATCATCATTAATTAGACCCAATTTTTGAGCAAGTCCATTGTATATGCTTCCACCCCTAAAATCTACATTACTAACATCTGGCTGGGTATGAGCAATCACTAGATAATCAAGTTTATCTGTATAGTCCAAAATTTTAACTATTCCGGCATATGGTCCGCCATCATATTTTCTTCGTGATAATCTTTCTTCTTCGATTTGCATCACGATTTCTCCGTCTTTCAATAAACATACTGTAGCGTTATGTCCACGAGACATTCCTGCAATCCACTGACTCATTTTTTATCCTTATAATTTAATTAAAGTTGCGTGTTCGGGCATATAACAATATTCCATTTCCGAATCGGTTAAAATTTTCATCACATCATCAAGAGTTTCCGCTAAAGGATCTCCTGCTAGATTCAATGAAGTATTGAACAATAACGGTATACCTGTTAATTTATAAAACTCCTCAATGAGATTATAATAATGTTCATTTACATTTTTATTAACGGTCTGTATTCTGCAAGTATCATCTACGTGTAAAACTGCTGGTATTAAATTTTTCTTATCTTCTTTAACATCAACCGCATACATCATATGAGGAGACTCTTTTAAGCCTTTCATATCAAACCAATCGTGAGCATATTCTTTCATTACTGAAGCGGCAAATGGTCTAAACCATTCCCGTTTCTTTACTTTGTTTACGATATCTTTGCCATTTTTTATGGTTGGATTGAACAAAATACTTCTATTTCCTAATGCTCTAGGTCCATTTTCAGACCTACCCTGAAATATAGCAACTATATTTCCTTCTTTAATTAGTTCGGCAATTTCTTTATATGAAGCATCATTCACTTGTCCATTGTAACTGTCAATAATTTGAAAAACATCGTAACCGGTATACTCTTGTTCCGGCCCTAGATATAAACTCTCAATTCTTTCTCGTTTATTTATATCACCTTTTCGATAATGATATAACAAGGCGGCACCAGTTGCAGTTCCAGCATCAGACGAATTTGGTTCTACATACAAATTAATATCGTGTTCTTTCAGTTTATCCAAGTAATAATAATTAGAAACACAATTGAGAGCATAGCCTCCACTTAATACCACATTCTTATTGTTACTCATCTCGGATGCTTTGATAATTAACTTTAAGACTTGTTCTTGGGTTTCCTCTTGTACTTTGAAAGCCATATCCTGATCGGCTGATTCCAAAACATCTAAAATATTATATTTGTTTGTATTCAGTTCGGATCTGTATGGATAAAATGCTTTTATCAAATCTTTATTAGCAGTATCATTTTGAAATAAGTCTGGTAAGTTTGGGTTTGGTGCGCCGTATGCAGATAATCCCATTGTCTTTCCACATTCGTTTACGTGAAATCCACAATAATCTGTGACCGCATCCCATACTTTTCCAATTCCCGGACCTTCATCTGCTTCTAAATCAAACGTTTCGTTCAAATCGGGATTATAATTTTTTAGTAATAAATAACTTTTTCCCTTAGTACAATGAACCTTTTTATATATTGTTTTTATTCCTTTTGTATAAGAACAATCAAAAATAGATTCTGTTTCATAATATATTACTCCGTCATCAGTTAATCGATTAGAACTTCCATTGCTATCTACAATAACACTCGCCGCTGTCTGAAATCCAGAATTGTAAAAAGCAATTGCGGAGTGACATTGATGATGGTTATCAATCATATTGATAACTTGTGGTGATTGTTCTTTAACTAGTCTTGATTGTTCAATTAATCCTAATCTTCTGGCAAATCCTTGATAAAGAGGTTCTCTAGTATATTCTAAAACCGTGTATTCTTTTATGTCTTCTGGATTAGCTATTAAATGAGAGATTACCAGATAATCAAGTTTATCTGTATAGTCTAAGATTTTCATCATACTGAGAAGAGGACCACCGTCGTGCTTAAACTTTGATAGTCTTTCTTCCTCAACAGAGAAAACAATTTCACCATCTTTTAATAAACAAACGCCAGCATTATGCCCTAGAGCAATACCAGCTATCCACTCACTCATTTACTTTCACTTCGTAAGGCTCAACTTTTCCAAACGGTTCAATAGTAGCGTTTTTATCTTTGTTAGAATCTGCTAAAAGATTTTCCGCTTTGAAATCATATTTAGATTCTTTAATTGCTTCTTCAGTAGGATTGTGCATTGAACAACTTTGAGTATGTCCGGTAGGAATAAATCTTCCTTGAAATCCCTTTCCTTCGCCTAAATATTCTATACACGAATCGATAACCCGTTGCTCTTGTTCTTCAGTTAGCATCATTGAACCATCATTCGCCCTATCTTTCTCATCATCCATAGTGAGTCTAATAGGAGCATAATCTCTTCCATTTTCTTTTCCAATATCTATAATGTCAATATTATCATCATTAGGATAAGAAATATTAATTGGTACAGTAGAACCAATAACTACAGTAGCGGTTTTACCAAGTGCTTTTGCCATATGTTGTCCAACAGAATCACATCCCAAGAAATGATCTGCGGAATTTATCATAGAAGCCCACAATCTTAAATTGGGTTCTCTGGGCATTGCAACTGGTGCTTCTTTATTTTCTGGAATAGGAAGTGCAAGATCCGCCATTACAATTACTGCATAAAACTTACGGAGACCATCAATAATATTGATTATATTCTGTACTTCAAAGGATCTTGAAGTGCCGTCAATTAAATATTCTCCTACTTGTGTTACGGATCGACCAAATGGTTGAACAATAAGTGCTTTGTCTTTGTTTAATTGAGATTTGATTTGCTGAATCGCTTGATATCCAGTAACTGATTCCATCTTATTGAGAGTGATGGAAGGGGGAGGTAATTCTCTAGGCTTATCAAGACCATTGATTTCGATATCAAATGCTTGAGCAAGAGAACATTTTTGATTGAAATATTCGTTGATTCTGTATGGCTCTGGAGTTACGATATCTTTATCGCGGAGATGTTGGTCGAAAAGACCTTTATGCCATACTTCGTATGAGTGTTTTTGTAAGACAGGATGACCTCGGTAGAAGTCCATTCCGCCTTCACAGACAATTACAAAATTTTTATCACCAGAATCTTTTGCATATTTTTCAAATGCAGGTATAGAACATATTACTCTTCCAGCGCCACCATTAATAAAGAAAGCCTTAGAACGACCTTTTTTCATCACATCACCTCAATTCAGATTAAATTTTAACGACAATTATAACATAACCAATCAGACTTGTCAAGTCTTTTTCTATACTTATATTACAAATAAAAAAGGCTTCCCGAAAGAAGCCTTCAAAATATTAATTTTTTCTTTTGGTCCTATTTAAGAGAACTTTCATCTTCATCTATTCCAGCAATCGGGATTAATTGACCAATTGCATCATTATCCGCAGCCGTACGAGCCGAAATTAAAGTTACTTCGTGTTCTGGATCTTCATTCTTAATATACCTATCGTCATATTCTCCATCTGGAGCTTGAGGAAACATAATTAAATGATTAGGTACGGCAGCCCAATCAGCAGGAATATCACGTAATTTCTGGCGATATGCTTCCCATTCTGCTTTAAGGTCTGCAGGCATATCTTCTGCAATTCTTCCATCAGATTCTTTTAATCTACCATTACGTTCTGCACGTATGAAATCATCATCATATCGGCGCCAATCTGTCCTAAATTTTAGAGGCTGAGTATAATCATCGACAATATCATTTTCAGAAAAGATTTGTCTAGGATCCGAAGGATCTGGAATAACTCTGTTCTTATCTGCGGCTGGACCAACTTGAATTTCATAAAGTTTGCGTTGAGCAAATCCACCGAACAGTATTCCAATTTTAATACAATTTTCGTCTGAATCTGCGTGTAATTCGTGTACTTCGCAATTTAATGGAACTGGTTGTTCTGTATAATCATCCTTGTCCCAAGTTTGCTCAATATCTTTTGATTCTTTGTCTATCCAGAGAATTAGAGTTTCCGGCCCGTTATACTCCTGCGTAGAGGTTTTACCCAACGCAGTAGTAGGCACTTCCTGCTCAAACTCATCAGGCATATTGTATGTTACGGTTCTTTGTACTTTAGCCATTTTCTAATTTCTCCTAATTCTATTGATAAGTCACTTTAACAAGACCACCGGCTCCCCAAGATCCTGTACAAGGTGTACCAGCGGCGTTTCCGTCACCTACTCCACCTCCACCAGGGAATGCTGAGTGACCAGCACAACAAGCATAATCTCCTGCACAATAATGGTTTGCCGCACCGGACCAAGGTGCTGTGAACGGTCCTGCAGGACTTCCTTGACCATTTGTAATTTCATTACAACAACTGTATCCTTTGTGCATACCAGCGGCAATACCTCTGAAACACATATCACCACCATAAGCGGCTTCGTTACAGTTATGTGTTACCCAACCTGCGTTGTAGTTACCTCTATCACATTGTACTCCACCGATATGACAGTTATAACAAGATGATTGTACGTCCCAAGATGTTGATCCACCGTGTCCGCCAATTGCACAGAAGTTGGATAATCCATCTCCTGTTACAAATGAAGTACATCCGTGTCTACACGCTCGGTTACAAGTTGTACAGCAAGAACATCCTGATGTTCCGCCTGCACATAATGTATAAACTGATTCGTTTCCAGCAGACGATTGAAAATGTCCACCTGCTAAACATATAGTTTTTTCGTTATAGTTTCCACCGGCTCCACCGTGTCCGATATCATAATCGTATCCAGCTGAACCACCTGGTCCACCTCCAGAAAGAATCTCAAAAGTAATAATTGATGTTCCTTCAGGAACTGTCCATTGTAAACAACATCCTCCATTATATGCTGACCAGTGAGAAGTATTATAAATGTAAAAATGTTTTTGATCCGTAGACATTGTAACTGCAACGTTTTGGCTTAGTTGTGCCAATCCTGTAGCTACAGCGGAGTTAATATTATCTACATTAGATGCTTGAAAAGCACATATCTCTTGTTGAGTTTCATATAGATGATTGGACATTAATTCGAGAGCCTGGTCCGTGTTCCGGGCCATCGCATTCATTTTTCCTAGCGTTAATATATCCATTACTTTTGCTCCAAAATTTTAGTTGATGGGAACGATGAAGGAACAAAGATATCGTCTATATCCTTTAATGCCTCAGGCAAGTCCCGTAATTTTTGCCTTAGTTCAGTTACTCCTGCTTTAAGGTCTGCGGGAGCATCGGCTGCATTTGCGGTCGCATCTGTCATCCACAACATTCCATTTCGCATTTGTCGTATTTCGTCCCAATTTGCAGGTTCTCCCTGTCCTAAAATATCTTGATTTGTGTTCTTATATAACTTCCATTCACCATCTTCATATGTAGTTTTGTTTGAATCATATAATTCGTCTGGATGAATTGGATAGAACCAAGTAAATTCTTCGTAACCGTCAGGAGTTGGAATCGATTTCATTTCTCTAGGTTCTTCGGGATGCACTTCGGATGTATCTAAATGATTATTATGATAATCAGAAAGAACTTCGCATACTAAAGCATTTGCTGAACAGTCAATAACTACGTTATCGCAATTTATTCTGTCTGGGCGACCATCATATGCTTCCCATTCTCGTAATGTTACTTCAACTAATTTAGTTTCTTTATCAACAAGAGCAACCAACCTGGCTGGTCCGTTGTAATTTTCTGTTATACTTTCAGACGCCGGACCATCAAGATAATTCTCCGAGGGACAATCATATTGATAATCTACATCTACAGTTTCTTGCCAAGTGTCGCTCATTTTACTATTATCCTTATGCGTATGTTACTCTAACTAAGCCTGGTCTTCCAGGAGAACCTAGACAATTTTCTAGTGGATTTCCGCAGTATGCTTTCATAGTGTTCATTCCACCACCTGCGTGTCGGAAGCTATAGCAAGGTGTTTCGCATCCACAATAAGACATTGAGTGTCCAATGTGTTGCATTATTGAATTTGTTAAACCATCTGATTGACCTGTTCTTGTAAATCTTCCGCCACAATCACAATGTCCAGCACTCAATTGTTCTTTTTCAAACATTTGACCGTTAACTGCTCCTGTTCCTGTTGAATCCATATTTGTTGCTTGATTACACCCAACTGGAGCACACATTATCATTCCGTTACAATGTGCGGCTTCAGCCCAACAATGACTCATATTACATTGACAAGTACAATAAAGATTATATCCACCTCGTCCACCTACAGCACAAAAGTTTGTAAGTCCTGGTCCAGTTACATATGAAGCACAACCTCGAGGAGCATCGCAACAAGCAGTCCAACAATGACTTCCACCGTTACCTCCATCTCCTACACAAATCGTATAAACATCTCCTCCGTTAACACCGTCGAAATGCCCTGCTTCTGCACAGATAGTCTTTCTTCCATAAAATCCGCCATTTGATCCACAAGATGCCACATCACACCAGCAACCTTGACAACAATGTCCTGCACCGGCTCCACCGCCACCCCAGGCTTCAAACATAATAGTTTTTGTTCCGGGAGGAACAGTAAAGGTATCTGAACATCCTACCATACAATGACAGCCTCGGGCACAATCGTTGAAATATTCTCTTGTCTGTATTCCACGATTTGGTCCAGCGGCATTTACTTCATCAATGTTATTTTGAGCGATGGTATTTAAATTTGCCTCCATCCCGGCTTGTATATCACAAACATCTTTTAGGGCTTGGAAGGTTGCATTGGCTAGATATTCCAACGTTACGTCAACATCCCGCGCCATAGCGTTCATTTTTCCTAGTGTTAAAATATCCATTAGACTTTTTTCTCCAAATGTTCTTTAATATTCATTTCTATTTATATTACTATTTATATGAACTCTTAATATTATGTTTCCCAAACATCTTTAAGAGTTATAATTCCTCGCATATTTTCAAGGTTACCATCGTATCTACTAGAAGTATATAGTATACTTGCAGGAGTACCCAATTTCCAAGATTGCGTTTTGAATACCCAATTATCGTTCAATGTATGTCCGTTTGGATTTTCAAATTGAATCATTATTCCATTCTTCTTGTTAGTATTAGCAGTATTATTATTTGAGAATGGTGAATCATTTGAATTTCCTTCAGGTCCATATAATGCTAAATTAGTATTAACATTATTAATAGAAGACATATGGGCAGTCATACTAACTGGACCAGCAACCATTACGACTGGTGTCTTGTATGCTGAACCGGCATTAGTTACTGAAACTGATTCTACGTTTCCAGATACTCCTACAGTAGCAGTACCCGTGGCTCCGAATCCGGTTGGTTCGGCGTGAGCATCAACAATAACAACCCTTTGTTCTCCATCTACATAATCTGCCCAGTCATCAACAATCGATACTGCTCCTATACCATTATTTAGTACAACGGTACCAGCAAATCCATTTCCGACTGACCAATCATCAGTTCCAACAGTTCCGCCTGCATCTTGAATGATTATGAAAGGTTCAACATATGCGTTTCCTCCAGCAGTTCCTTGTCCGCCTCGTGAACTAAAGTTGACTGCCGTAACTACATTGTTTTGATCTGGAGCTAAAATACATCCTGATCCAGATTCTGTCACATCATTAATTATGAACTCGATATCTTTATAGCCTGATCCTCCAGCTTGTACTTTTATATCTGTAATTTGTCCAAGTTCAATTGCAGGATACCAAACATTTAAAGCGGCTTCACAAGCGGCTTGATCTGTATACTGAGGATCTGCACAATATGCCGCCTGATATTCTGTATTAATTGTAGGTTTCAGAATTGCTCCTGAACCATAAATTGTACCACCAGAACCATCAGGAAATCCAGTAGGATCATATGCAAAAACTTCTGTTTCTTGATCATAGCCAGATCCACCGTTAGTTATAATAACTGATCCTACACTTCTGTCTGTCTCCACAGTAGCATAAGCACCTTCTCCAGCGCCAGATATATCAATTACTTTAACTGTATCAGTATTTTGATAACCTTCTCCGGGTCTCTCTACAGCAATGTTCGTAACGTTTCCACTAGCATTAACCGTAGCTTTTCCATAAAGTCCACCTCCAGTAGAGGTAACCATATCAATGTAGCAAGGATTATCACGAACCCAAAGAGTTGCGGTAATTTGTGTATTATTTGTATCGTAAAGTTCGTACTTGTCAGTTAATTCTGTGGCTTTAGTAACAACGTATGAGAATACAGCATTCTGAGGAATATCTAATGAATCAAACATTCCACCCGAATGTGTAACTGTATGTGGTTGAATATCTAAATTTGTAAAAGTTACTGTATCACCAACATTTGCTGTAATTACACTTGGCGAAAACGCATCGTTTTGAATATTAACTGCAACTGTTTTTGCGGTTGAATCGGTATATCCAGTTCCTTGATCTACCATTGAAAAGCCTGCAATTCCACCGTTTGCAAGTGTGAACGTACAGACTGCAGGAGTTGAAGGAGTTCCTCCACTAATAGTAAGTGTATCAGCGGCATCATAATCGGCTCCGCCATTTGTCATTACTACATAATCTATAGAATCATCTTCTTTAAGATAAACTGTTCCTTCGGCTAGACCTCCGGTTGAAGTAGCAACATTAATTGATAAAGTGGGATTAACTACGTGAGTGGTAACTTCTAATGGATGAACGTGAGCACCTGTGGTAGAAATAAATTCAAAAGATTGATTGAAAGCATTCCAACCAACAGTTTGATCGTGTGTATGACCAGCATCAACCGTTGTTGAAACAACAGTTCCACCACCCATAATTGTATTTACTTCTGTTTGAGTTAAATGAACTTTATGTGTGTGTCCGTCACCACCAACTTCAGCGGCAACATCTACTTCCCAATATCCAGTATAACCTGCTCCGTAATCAGTAAAGCCAACATCTCTTATCATACCATCTTTAAGAGTAAAAGTAGCCGTAGCTTTTGTTTCGACTGAACCGGTTTGATCTACAGCACCTAAGTCAAATATTCTTGCTTTAGTATTAGTGGAATATTTAGTTCCACCAGAAGTCATTGTGACATCTGAAACTCCGTCATCATAGTAAGGTGTAAGTATAGCTCCAGTTCCTGTTTTACCATTAGCATCAATTGAGTATGCGTAAGAATCAATAAATCCAGTATCATCATTGATATAAACTTTATAAATCAGTCCGTCAGATATTGCAGATTCATAAGATTCTCCAGGAATATTATATTCATAAGAACGGGAAAGATCATCTAAAAGAGCAACGGAACTATCTACATATTCTTCGCATTTAGTTGGAGTATCATAAGCTCCTCCGTCACCATCGATACCACTTGCGTGGTCATCGGCTATGACTCCCCATCCAGTTACTCCGGATGCGCCATCGTGGCAGTATGATTGATGTGGTTTAAATAATATCGTGTCATAATCTTGAGCATAGTTACCAACAACACCTTTATTGTAAACTGTGGTACCATCTATCTCTACTAATTTGGCATAATCTCCCTTATCAATTCCTCCAAACATTAATGCGGCTTCAGATCCTCGTCTCAGGATAATTTCTGGATTATCAGTATCAGCAACGGATAGATTGTTCAAGATTGTTAATTCTACAGCTGGCTCACCATCTGCTTCGTGTCCAGTACCTCTGAATGAATGAACACCTCCAGCAGAAGTGTTCTTAAAAATATCATATGCTTTAATCTGCTTAACTGAAGGTGTATCTTCTGGACTTATTTCTAATCTTAAATGTTGAATGAATGGTCGAGGCTCACCAAAAATTTGCATTGACTCACCAAACGATAAAACTGTACCGTCAGTAGGTTTGTAATTAATGTGATGAGTAATGTTTGGACCTTCGTGGGCAAATATAACATCATTATTGTGGTCATACAAATAATCGCTAAAATCAATCTGCCGAGTCATTGTAATATCGGCAAGTAATTCGTTTGTTTGATGAACGGTATAACCAGAATCGGCTGCACCCGATGTATATTGAGAAAGACTAGCCAACATATCTACAAGGGCTTGAGCAATAAGAGCATCTTGAGATATTACGTGGGCTGTATAATCAGCCTGTAATTGATTTAATGTAGTGGTTACATTGCTTTCTTGTAAGTTGGCGTGATTAGAGAGAACTAATCCTGCATCGTTTGCCCAAGGAACAAAGACTGTATTTACGAAACTTTGAACTTCATTGTTCATATAAGTTTCCACAGCATTCATTGCTGTATTTGTTCTAACTACAACTTCGTTTTTAAATGTATTTTGTTGATTTTCTAAAGGAGCAGAAACATTATCATTTAACCAGTTTTTCATTGAAGCCGCCATAGCGTTCAATTTAGCCGGTATCATTACCGCTGGCGTATTGGTATATATCTCTACTTCTTCGGTATACGCCGATACATCGATACTGTCAAATGTAATATCGGGTATATCGTTAAACGGATCTACCGCAGTAGTAATGTTTGATAGTGTTACTGACATTTTAATTTATCTCCAAAATTATATTCTCTTGATATATTTATAATACTATTTATATCATCCAGTGTTATTTTTTACTTATGATCCATATTATGACCAAGGACCAGGACCATAATGAAAACCTTTTTTCACTATATCGTATGAACCGTCATCATTGGTTAATATTATATCATAACTTCCGTGTGGTGGATATAACCCAGTATTCACATCTACCGCACCGTTGATAATTCTTACGGCAGTCGCATTTGCGGCAGTCGCAATTTCAGGTGTATATACTAAGCCTGTGCCTTCTGCAGGAACTAAAGTTACCACACAAGATTGATTACCAGCTCCATCGTCTGAAGCTCCCATTACTTGCATCTCATATTCTGTAGCTGATACAACTCCAGCTGGTGCCCATTCTGGATTTGTTCCCAAATCAAAAATATCCGGCATAGTCTCCATCAAATTATTTGAAATCTGCTGAATTCTAACTGCTGGCTCTAAAGTATATCCGAAAACTCTAACTCCGTTACCAGAAGAATATCGATTTGGGTCCCATCCAATGACAGCATATTCTGGGAATGGTTGATTTGAATGAACAGGCGGAGTAATTCCGGAATATTTACCATCTGAGACTGTTATCCATTCTCCAGCATAACTTCCTGGTACTGCATTCGCTTTTTCTGTGAATGTCTGACCATCAGGATTTGTTACTGTTACATCATAATACATCACACCCCATCCACCGGCTGAACCTAAACTAGCATCGTGTCCTGCTGGAATATCACTTGTAGTAAGATGTACTTTTATTTCTGTAGAAGAAACATAGGTAGCTATTACTCCCGATCCAGTTTCATAGATAGTGGTATTATCCCCTCCGACTGCATAGTTTCCAGGCATATCATCAGAGGAAGATTTTTGAACTTTAACAGTAGAAGCAGGATCAAATCCAATTCCATATATGTAAAATTCTGCTTCGTTTGCCGCAAATTGTCCACCAGCGGCTGTGCCGTGATTTGGAGAAGATGGATCTTCCCCATACGCTTTTCCGTTAGGAGCTATTTGAGGATCAGGCTGATAAATCGTAATGATTCTCATAGGATCATTTACAACAAATGGATCAGGATAAGTAAAATAATCTCCTGCAGTATTAGTGATCTTCCATTCTTGTCCTCCTAAAGGAGTATCTACCGTAACTTCATATTTAACTCTGCTAGGTAGTAGAATTGCGGATGTGATCTGTGAAACACCTCCAATTGTTATATCCCAATTTATATCAATACCTTCTCCTGTTGCTTCTATTTCATCTCCATTCATTGCACTAACAAGCGTTGGATCCCAAATTCCTCTTTGTTGTTCACAAGCCGACTGAGTTGTGAATGCCGGAGCAAGTGCTCCACCGAGAGATTCTTTACAATGAGCCGCAACTGTTGGAGTCCATACTGCTCTTGGTGCTTCACAAGCAGATTGAGATCCAAATGCAATATCAGAACAAGTTCCTGGGGTCCAAGTATAACCAGCCGGAGTAAAACTATTTCCTGCACTTGTCCAAGCTCCACCATTATTCATACATTGTGTTTCATTATTATTGTACAGGCTATTATCACAAGTTCCTGCACCGAGACACATTGCTTGATTGTTGTTATAGGCGGCATCAGTACAAGTTCCTGCGGCTAGACAAGTTCCTTGTTCTGTAAATCCTCCACCAGAACAAGTTCCTGGGGACCAAGTACCGTTAGGTTCTATACAATTGACTTCAGTAGTATAAGTTGCATCCGAACAGAATTCAAATACTTCAGCATACCATATTCCGTTAGGTTGAGTACAATCTGCCGCTGAAGTATAAGCTGGTAAACTAGCTTGAGTATTAAAATCAGAACAAGACGGATTTACTGCCGCAATTGCCCTAAATCCAAATTCAACACTCAAACTGTCAATTCGGATAGGTGGATTCAATATATCTGTTTGTCGCTTATTGACATCATAGTAATCCTCAATTATTGATTCACCATATGATTCTAGTGTACGTAATCCTGCAATTGGCATTCCAGCATAATCTAAATTCTCCATATCCATATGCTGAACTTTCCATCTCTCTTCTCCACCAATAGGTACTCCAAATATATTCAATGAACGTGCAAGAAGCAAATATTCATCGGATGAAAGATTTGGAATAGTCTTAACTGAAATATTATCCCAGTATGTGAATCCATTACCAGTTGTTGTGAGTGTTAAGTATGCAACTCCAGTTACTGGAGCCTTAAAGACAAAATCTTTATCTCCATCCGTATCGTTTGCGGCAATAACCATACTACCATAAGTATCGGTATCGGGAGATGGTCCAATTTTAATTATAGAATCAGTAGGTCTATCTACGTTAAAGTTTACCTTATAACTCATTTGATCAATTATTTCAAAACTGATATGAGCAATTCCTCTTGCAGAAGTTCCAGTTCCAGCAGTATAAATTTGTCCTGCTATTTGATCTACATAAGCAGAAGCTCCTTGCTGAGGAGCAAATGTCCATTTCTCTTCGATTTCTCGAACCGAAACTTCATCAATACTTCCTTCCCAACCAGTCTGAAGATAATATGGATTATTTTCTTCTGGTCTGTTATTATCTACATCCGCAATAAAGTGAATTAGAGAATCGTGCGATCCCGCTCTTACGTGATGAACCACTTCTCCTTGATGAACAAGTCCAGTAGAATCGTAATCTAAAATTGGAATTTCTTCTTCAAACAATTTAATATGATCAATAGAACCTGTACCGTTTACTCTAACGACAAAATCAGCAGTATTTTCTCCAATTATATCAAGATGGTGAATTCCGCTTTCTGTAACTGTAGCTAGAACAACAGAATCTAATATAATTTCTATAGATGGATTATTTGTCACCGTAGAGGTCAATGCTAAATCTTCGTGTCCTTCAGGAATAGTTTGACTCACTAATATCCATTCTTGATTTACTGTAGCATAAGAAAGAGTAAATTCGTGAGTATAAGTTTCTGCGTGATAAGCATCCGATTGTGGAAATGCTCGTGTTCTAGTTTCATCTTCCATCAACCAATCAGCATCTTCCTGAGTAATCTGGAAAGTATGTGAGTGAGAACCACTAGGTCCTGGACCAACAGTAAATATATAAATGTTATGAGTCTGTAATGTTGTATCAAGCGTAACTTCGTAATGAGCATTCTTAACAAGGGAACTTGCAAGTGTGTATGTTGCTGTACCGTTGACTGAAGAGAGAAATTCCATTTTCTCATTAACGATAGATACATCAACTCCACTGAATGCCCAGTTTACTGCCGCAGTATCAATAATATCAAAATTCCAGTTTGAAATAAGATTGTTAGGATTATGCCCAAGGGTAACTCTCAATCGTCCAGTCATACCGTCATCATTTGGATCCATATCTGCTACATTATACTTAACTTCGTATAATTTTCCTGCATCAAATGCAACTGTTTGACTAATTTCTGTAGGAGATGCTATTGAACCATCAATATATGCTTTAGCTCCAGCCGTTGAACTCCATCCTTCACCCATATACCAAGCATTTTGACCAGTGACACGTTCTCGAATTGAAGCATTATCAATCTTACCCATTCCTGTACTATCTAATCTGAATGTAGTAGTATTCGCAGGTGCGGTAATTGTTTCAGTATAATGTCCAACTAATGTGTTGGGTGTAAGTGTAACCGTAGTGTCTCCTATAATAGAAGCAGTAATTGTTCCACTAGGTGCACCAAAATCATCTTTGAAATCTTCGGTTATATCATATTGAACTTCGTATGTAACTCCTTCGGTAAGTGCTCCAGTTATGAGTTGTTCAAGATATCCTGCTTCTGTAGTGGATGTCCACGCTGAACCTCCTCCTACTTGCCAAGAGCCAGTTTCTGTCCAAACAACTTCTTTGAAAGTTACGTTATTTAGGGCAATATTTGCTCTCTTGTCAATATCGGTACTCATATAAACTACGGCATTTCCGTTATATTGATTTGTAACAAGAAATTGTTCTGAACCAATACCAGGAATCATAGTCACAGGATCAATATATTGCTCGGAGCCAAGTTCGATGTTTGCCGCTTGAATACTTGGTGTATCACCTGGGCCGGTTGCTGTCGCCAGATTACCAGTTCCTAGAATATCTGCTTGTGTCCCTGCTACAGGAAATGCGTGTTCTGGTTCTGGTTGAACTTGAAAGTAATTAGGACTTGATCCGTTATCTACAAGAATCTTATCTAAAACGTGTATCGGAGTATACATATTATCTTGACCGTGATGATAATAAACGTGAATATCATCACCTGCATTAACTACAGGTATGTCAATAATATTAAGTGTTCCTATCATCGAGGCGTGCCACGCACATTGATAATACAATGTATCTGGTGCTACTGAAGGTACAGTAAATTCTAATACTTCGTATTTTTCAACACCTGAACCATCGAGTCCAAATGGGGATGAACCAGTATAATTTTGATCTCCAGCACCTTCTTCAGCCCGTGTTCCTGAAACACCTAATAGATATTCTCCAAAGTATGCACCGGGTGTAAAATGAGAACCATCATCAGTAGTTATGTACATAGGATGTCCTGGAGCATTAACTCTGAATCGATATGTACCACCACGATATAGATTGATTGTACGATTAGTACCTTCAATCATTCCTTCTTTGTCAAATTTGTATAATCCTTGATCTGAAGTAACTGCATAATATCCGTTGACTGCACCGGGAGGATTAAATGGTCCAAATCCAGTCTGCCCGTCTGCACCTGTAAGTCCAAAATCTTCTGGGATTTTCCAAGTAAATTCTTTTGAGAAGTTACCAATCCATTGTGATGCTCTCCACTGAGGAAGTCCAACATCACCAAACCCAGGATTTAATGCTTCACAAGCTGAGTAATCATCTACGCCATTATAGTACCATCCATCTACGTCTAGTGCTTCACACCAACCATCTAATGCCATACATTCTGGAAATGATTGATTTGATACCCAAGTACCAGGCTCTTCGTCTGTACTTATGAATTCATTATGATCACCTGAGACAATTGTTAATCCGTGATTTGCATTTTTAGAGATACAATGATACCCTTCATCTGGATCACCCAGTCCTCTTGTCATTCCTGCTTGAACTAGATTATCCCATCCTGCTCCAGGTATTGCTTTAATACCCGCGGCGTGCAAATACATTGACATAGGTGCACCCGTGAAAGGATCTATCATTGTAGCATAACCAGTGTGGTGCCAAGCATTATTAATAAATGTATAAGTACCACCTCTAAACACATCAAATCCACCAACAATACCTTCGTTACCTCCTAAGTTTGCGTGGACTGCTTCATCTCTTTGATAAGGAAAATAGGAAGGATCACTTCTATCCCACCAGCTCCAATACCAAGGAGTATCCTGAGCACCTTCGACAGTCGTAGTGTTTGGATCGGCAAATGTTATTGATGCCGCTGTGTCTACTGTAATTTCTAAGTTATCGGTTGGTCCATAGCCATCACCAAGAGCAATTACAACGTGATCTCTCATTTCTCCAGGTAATTCTGTAGGAGTATATGGGAGAGGTCCAGAAGGTAATTGAACAATGTCACCAACACTTAATCCGTGATTGTTCGATTTAACAGTACGTGGTCGTGACCAGAGCATTTCAACTCCAGAAACAAAGGGATCACCAAAATGGTTTGTAAAATCTCTATCAACCTCAAATCGATATGATGCCATATCGGTAACTACTGTATATTCTTCTACAACATTGTATTCTGTTGGAGTAGTTCCTGGTGCATTTTCTAAAGGATAAATTACTGTTTCTGTGAGTACAAAGTGATCCTGATCAATAACATAATCAACATAGTAGTTTGTGTTACCGTGATGAATACCATTGTAAATATTCTGATAATGTACTCTGTCTCCAGCCTCTAATCCGTGAGTATCACTTTCGATACCTCGTAATTTCTTAACATATCCAGGAACATCTGTAATAGGAGTTGTGATAGATGTTGGATTAAGATCATCACCTCCAAGTGCAAAGTTATAATGTCCAATTGTGAATTGACTTGATCCTGGATACCAAACTCTATCAAAATCGTGAATATGCTGATCGATTGCTATAATCAGGTATATATCATTTGCCGGATCGGAACAACCCATTTCTAATGTATGAAAATGCTGTGGATCGGAAGTACCATAATCAGAAGTACGAATTAATGTTGTTCCACCTGTAGCACTCCAAGTTCCGTCATTATCTTGTGTTATTCCAGTAAGAGGATTTGCTTTAAGCGTAGCTTCGTCGGTTGTATCGAGTAAAAGTTCGTGATAGTGACCGAAGTTGGTAAGTTCAATTTTTGTTCCACCACTAATATCGTAGTAAGCATCCATACCGTGTGTATGCGAACCTGACATACCCACAACATACATTCCTCCAGCACCATTATTTAATGCAGGATCCCAATCATATGTTACAGAGTGTGCGTGTGGCGCATTTTCACCTGATCCATCACCATCCGTAGAACTCATAACAACTGTTGGATTTCCAAGTTGAATTGCGGCATATTCAGCCGTAGTCAATTCGGCAGTATGTACGTGTCCTATATTATTTTCATCATTGAAAAATACATCTACTCTTGCATTACCTTTTTGTACTGCGGTAACAATAAATTCTTCCCATTTTCTTTCACCCACTGGAACAGCATTAGATCCTGAACCATATCCAGTTCCACCTGAAGTTAGTGTAATTGCAAGAACAGCACCATTAAGTGTACCTTCTACTGTTCCTGTTACAGTAGGACCACCACCAACGAGTGATATTGTTGGAGGAGAGTGATATCCAGTACCAGGCTCAACAATCGTAATAAAATCAACTTCTCCACCGGCAGTAATTTGACACGTGGCTGTAGCTTGTATACTAGCCTGCTGTCCTCCTGCTCCATCAGGAATAGTCGCAACATCAGGTGCAGAAATACTTACAGTAGGAGGAGATGTATATCCAACACCTACATCTGTTACTGAAATATCGGAAAGGATCCCACTAAATTCAATAGTTGCTGTGGCACCTGCTCCGCCTCCACCAGTAATATATACTGTTGGAATACTAATATAGCCAGAACCAATACTTACGAGTTGTAAATCAGTTACAACACCACCAGATACAGTCGTATTAGCAATTGCGTGTACTGTATTATCATCTGCTCCACCAGAAAATAAAACATCTACTGGAACACCAGCTTGTGGATTAGTTTCAACATCACCAGATTGAAATGTTACAATATCATCAAGTGAAAGATTGTGATAAAGTGATTCTATAACATTCTGATTACCTGCACCTCCGATTGAAGTACAAGTTTGAGGCATTGCTATGTTAATTGGATATGAATTACTTAACGATGGTAGAGGATCATTTGTTCCGTAGTTGATTGGAACTTTGATTGTATCACCAGGATTTAAAGCGTGATCAATAGAATAAACAAATCTGTGATTTGTCGTACTTGTGAGTCGTCCTTCTTCAAGAGGGTGGAAAGTACAGTGGAAATATAGATCGTGATAACCGTCAACTACCCAAGCCCAATCTTCTCCAGGATTTAAATCAGGAGAAGCAAAAGAAATATTATCATCGGAAACTGCATTGTGAACTAAAATAGAAGTGGAAGGATTTGTAAAAATAATTGTGTCGCCTTCTCTTGCTTCTAAGTGATAAGGTACGAGCGTATGTGCTTGTGTATTTGGGTCATTAATGTTTCCTTCAAACCAAGTTCCACCAGCACCTGTACAAGTAGTTTCCATATGAGCAATTGAAGTATCCCATTGAACTTCAACACCATCACAAGTTGGACGAACAAGATTCGGATCTTCAAGAACAGAACAAATATATGTTTTTGGGTCTGGTCCACCACCTTGTTCAGAGAACGTTCCTGTATCGGGAGCCAGTTGGTCGACCATATTAACAGCACCGTCTGGTAAATCCCAGTTTACATCACTAACTATTAGATCGTATGCAAATTTATATTGTGTGTTTGCTTTTAAAGGAGCCTCAAACCAAGCAAGTGCTACTTGTAATCCGTCACTATATGCTTGTACTATTTGAGTACCTTCAGTATAAAGAATATCGTATTTGTATGCAATACCATTCGCCCAAGGCTGGGTCATATCTACAGGAGAATCAAAGCCAGCATTTTTGAGCAATTCTACCTCAAAAGCATCGGCGGCAAATGAACTATTCGTAACTAAGTTTGCAGTTTCATAAGTAATATCCATCCCACCATTAGGTATCATCTCTGTGGGAGATACAAAATCTGCCGCTGTGTCTGCAATTTTAAGTAAAAAAGTTTTAAATTCGGGAAGATGCTCTAAATTTTCCATCACTTCAAGAGAACGGAGCATCAATGCCAAATCTTTAACTAAAAGTTCGGGATCATCCAGCTTAATATTTAAAGATTCAATAAAAGCACTTTTTTGATGTTCTAAAGTGTTCAACTCTTTTAAACTGAAGGTGTGACCTGTGTAGTGCATTTTTTATTTCCTATATTTACTGATCCAACATTTCGCTTTGATAATTTAGTTGCATTGATGTAGTTACAAACGGATCGGCAACTCCCAACATATGTAATTCTTGCAAGCGGACAAAATTATTTTGTTGCTGTATCATTTGATTAGTACGTTCTCTCCACTTTTTAAAGGTTTCATCCTTTCTTACAAATGGTATCTCCGTCTGACCTATTTCATAACCTTGTTGTGCCATTCATTACCCCGCTTTCTCTTCAAGCAAATCGTATACAAGTTTTTTGAGGTCTTTTATTTCCCTCTTCATACTATTTATACTAAGTTTCTTGTCTTTCTCTGCTTTTGCCTTCAGTTTGTTTGCTTCAATAACTTTTCTTCTTGCGGCAAGGGCAGTAGCATCTTTGAATATTACAGCACCAGTTTCTTCGTCTTTTTCGTATGCGGGTATTTTAGCCATTATTTATTTCCTATGTTACTGCTAATACTCTCATCTCTCTAATTGCTGGTAGAGAGCACCGATGAGTAGTATGCAATTCTATTTTCACTCTAAAGTGATCGAAAGGTTTAGTAATTTTCTTCAATGGAGTAAAAGTATGTTCAATAAATTCCATATCAGTAGTTACGGAAGTATTAGTAATTTCAACTCCTCCGTCTTTCATTTCTCTCCAAGTAATCGATTCTCCTTCAATAACAGCAAGACCATCAGGAAAATCTGGATGTTCTGCGGGTACTTGACTGTCTATTTCTAAAATAGGTACTTCTTCTTTATCATAAGTTCCATCAGGCTTCAGAATCTTCTTATAAAATTTTCTATCCAAATCATTATCCCAACTTCCAAACCAAATATCATCAACTTCATATTCGGTTAAATCTGTTCCAGTTCCTGCAGAAGTAGTATCGGCACCCACCCCGGATAAATCTTCAGTACAAATAAAACAAGTTTGTTTAATATCTTTCATATTGCTTATATCTACCAAACTCATTGTAGTGAGATTGAGAGGATCATCATCTCCATCTACATATGCTGTAGAAACGTATGCTGTGGGTCCCATTCCAGGAGCATCAATAATTCCATTCCACGCGGCAATACCTGCACCCTGGTTTGTTATGTGTGATTCAGGGCTATAAGCACCTGCAGGATAAATATATGCGTAATATTCTTCAAAATCATTTACGTTATAATCACCGTGTGTCACGGTATTTGCATATGGTTGTACTGTAATATGTCTTGGCGTTACTGTACCAGTATCGTAATATACTTTTACGTATGTCTCATTAACCTCTTGAACACTCAAAAACATTTTCAAATCATCAGCCTCATTAGCTAATTTAACATCTTTAGACTGATAGATGCCCATTTGATTCTTTTCAGTAGGAGCCGTATCCCATATAATATTATTAATCGCTATAGTCGATAGTCTTTCTTTGTTAAGAACAGGAGAAATATTAGGATTTTGTGTACCTAAAGCTACAGTATATGATATTGGAGTATATTGATAACCAGCATTGATAGTTTGAGTACCATCAAGTATCGCAACTTCTTCTAGTATGACTTCTTCGTTATCTTGAATACCATAATGAATATCATTTGTATCACCATTTACAATTACTTCCATATCCAATGTAGTTCCTGATAGAACCATTGGTTGAAAGTTTGGTGTAAATGAGGCAACTTCTTTAGTTCCAGCGAATTCTTTCAGGTTAATTTGTATTGTTCCAGAAGGATCAAATTGACATCTATTCATTCTGAACTTAACATCCATTAACTGTTCTGGAGTCCAAGTCGTATTATTCTGAGAAGTAAACATCGAACCAAGATAAGGTTGCTCCGAAACATAATCACCAGTAAGTAAGTCAACTTCTCCTAATTCTGAAATCCACAAGTTATATAAGAGTGAATCAGATATAACAACAAAACAATATTCAGTTCCATCCATTAAATAAACAGGATCGGCAAATGTAAATCTCGTGCTTACTGAACCATTTGTAGAAACAGACACATCTTCAGGATATAACATAACGGTTGCATTGGGTATCGGTACTGCTGTAGGATATCCATTTACCATTGGTCGAACTTCTAATCGAACTGGAGTAGATTCATCATCTTTTGAGTAAAAATACAAATCAATTGAATGTATAAATGCTCCACCATCAGATCCAGATATAAGAAATGATTCTGCTACTGGATCATACCACTCGGTAATATTTCTTTCTGTTCTGGATCTTCCTGTTTCTTGACTTCTTGAAACTGTTCGTGTTTCTCCTAAAACTGTGCGATCCTCTTGAAGAGTTTCGGTTACTCTGTAACTTTCAAACGTAGACAGTATATCTTTTTGGCGTGTATCAAGAGTTCCTTTAGAGGTGAAAGTAGCTACCGCTTGTGTAGTCATCGCATCAAAGTCCTCAAAATTATCTTTCATTGCAAGTATTTTCATACCTGTTCTGAATCGAATTCCATCTGGACCTTCTGCAGGAATCTGGAATACAGCATTTCTTATTTTACCCACATTATCAGTTATTACTGGATCGCCTTGTGATCCACCTTCAGGAGTAATATAAGCATCTACATCCACTTCATCAAATTGAAAGTGCATATGAGTATTTGGGCGCAATTTGTCTACATCGATAGACACAGGAACCGATCTCATCCAAGGAATAGCCGAAACATCTACTGAACGGTCGCCAACTTCTGTACGAACATCCTTGATTTCCATATGGGATCTTTCTCCAGATCGAACTTGATTAGTCGTTTTTTGTTGCTGTTGGTCCCAAGTTTCTGTGGTAACAATTTGTCTCCAAACTTGTCTTTGTCTTGAACGAAAGCCCATATTGACTGTTCCTCCTCGTCCAGTTTCAAAAGCACGAGCCATACTGGTTCCACCAAATCCACTTTGTGCGTTAGAACTGAAGGTTACTTCTCGTCCAGTTTGAACATTATCTCTACCACCCTTATCTTTAAATCCAGACCAAGTTGTCTCCCAAGCATTCCATCTTGTTTGTGTTCCGTATTGTTCTACTGCCTCTACCACAGCATTATTATTTTTGTTTTGAATAATAACATCAGGCATATATGTTTCTTCAAACCACGTATCAGTAGAAGGAGTTAATGTAGCAAAACCGACCCAAGATTTTCTTGCAAATGGATTCAAGTTTAGAACTTGTGTTCCGTGATCTTGTTTTATCCACGCCTCTTCAACATTATAGTTTAAAGTGTATGTTAAATTATTATGTACAACACCTGAAGTTACTCCAGGTTCACAATCTAGACCATACATTTCATAAGGTACAGTACAAATTCTCGCTTCAGGATAAATTGTACAGTAATATGCTTCGTCATTTACATCCCCAATACCGTGATCGGTGAATGAGTCTACTAAAATACCATTTTTATATCTTTGTAATCCGTTTTCATCTTCAACCTGCATATCGGCAGTAGATTTTTCTAGAAGACTTAATGAAGTATAATATTCTAAATTTTCAAGTCGTCCTTCTATACCTCTAATATCTTGCATTGTGAAACGCTTTTGTTCCACGTGAGATACATTAATATTTTTATGATTAAAGGTATATGGAGGTATAAACAAATTATACAAGGTCATTTCATTCAATTCTTCTGTTGGAAGCATTGGATCTTCTGAAGGGAAGCCTTGTTTAATTTGAATTTTTCCGTCATCGTTAATTGTTATTCTATCTCTTCGTCCAAGATAATAATCATAAGAAACTGAAAGATTTGATTCAGGTAGAGGTAAATATGTACCTACTGCGTAATCAGCTTCCGATGCTCTAAAGTCTATCTCATCTTGAAGTGAACGATTTTCGTTTATGGATGTAACATATCCTGGAACATCATCATAAAGAATACCAGCATCAGTATATGAGTTTACCGCAAAATATGTTGCGGTTGTAATATTTCCGTGAGTAAATGCAGAGTATGTTACTGAATAAGTACCTGGTTGACTTGCATTAACCTCGTCAGTCCACTCAAGATTCGCCATATGATAAGTCGTATCAGTATCTCCCTTGGTAAAAGTAAATGAAGAAGTTACATCTGTGGTATCAGGAGCAATAATTTGAGTTACTTCTGTTACTGCTATAGGAATAGGCAATTTTTCATTCGCAAGAGTAAAGTCCGCAGTAGTTGTATCAAAAGATACTGCTCTCCAAGAAGCATTACTCATATACATATTTGCCATAATCGAAATAGTTCGTCCTGACAAGTTTGTAGATACGTTACCAGATACTTGATCTATAATTGTAATAAGTGCGGTTGTGTTTCCTGATAAGTCGGCAACCCAAGTATCACCAGAGGCGACAGTTCCGTTTTGTGGTATAAGTGCATCCGCAGTATCATCCCAAATATATAAGATGTTTTGCCAGTGCATATCGTTAAATACTGCAGGAACTGAAGCAACACCACCAGTTAATGTTGCTGTAGAATTCTTTTGGGTCGTGTATGTTATCTGTCCTAGAGTCAATGCTGAAGTTATATCGTGCGTTCTAAACAACCAAGGATAATGTACTCCTTTTGATACTGCGTGTCCTAGAGGTCGATAAAGTTTTGCGTATACTCCAACATTAGTTTCCGAAACAATCCATCGTGCAGGTGCTACAGCATCTAATCCGATGTTATCTTCGAGATATATTCTATATCCCATTATATTAGTACCAGATAAGAGTGCATTCGTAACGTGAGTAATACGTTTATGTACACCTATAGTGGAAGGAGTTGTATTAGTAATATCGTGGTTAACATCAGTAACAAATATAACATATTCTTTATTTACAACATTAAAAACACCGTGCAGGTCGTCTACTGTTTCTACTTCAAAATATGGACCAAATTCAGGAGTAATGCGGTCATTCGCTATATGGCGAGTTGTTCGGGCTCGGTCAGCGTAAATCGTTATAGGAGAAATTAATTCGTGTTCAAATCCATTTATGTATGCTTTACTGGGTTCAACTTTTATTCCATATTGATCCGCAGTCAATCCCGGTTTCTTTTCGATTGGAAATGGATTTATAGTATAGTTGCCCGATTCGTCAAATGTACGTTTTGCCATCTCCGTAGATAGCAATGAATAATCAGTAGATTGATATTTCTGGATTATTTTTCCAGCATTGACATCCATCATCCACATCCATTTGTTAGACTCTCCTGAGTCTGTTTCCTTACAAAGGGTCATAGTTTTTTGATATCTGTCTCCGCCAGGAGCATTCTGATTGTAAAATCCGGAAGCTGGATCAAGAAGTCGTGGATCCGTAGTTGACTCTACGATAACTTCTTCAATATCGAATCCTAACTTACAAGTAGGAGTAGGGGATAGATCATCTAGAAAAATAGTTTGAGGAAGCACCGGGGTGAAGAAACCATCAAGCCAATAAACTCCAGCTTCAACTTTTCCTTCTAGTGCTTTTCCTACAGAAGTAATAACTCCAGCTTTGTACAACATTGTAGGGTCGTACCAAGAGTTATCAATACAATTTCCATTAACATCGAAACCACCATCACAAACTGTATCGTATGTGAATAGATTTTCGTTAGCTTCAAATTCTCCGGAAAGGGCTCTGTAATAATAGACAGGCTGGGTTTCATCATCGTGTAATTGATCAATGACAGCAACCGCTAAAGAGTTTTCTCCATATACAATACGGTTTAACCAAGTTCCATCTGCGGTAGCAAGAGCCATATAAGGTCGTTTAGCTATACTAATTCCTCCACCTACAACGGGAGCTCCATTCTTCCAAATGTGATTAGCCGCAGCCGACATTTGGTGCTGAAGAATGGATTGTATTTGTGTTAATTCTCTTGCTTGAACTGCACGTCCAGGATTGAATAAGATTTTTAAAAATCTATCATCTGGATTAAAATCATCATAATATGGAGATGTATTGAAATTATATGCCATTCGCTATTATCCTAAAAATATTCGCATTATATTCCCTCCCCTTTGGGAGGGATATATTTCTAATTCTAAAAATAGATTTTAGAATTCTACTACGAGTTTTAAATCTTCAATCTGGTCAGAAGCACGAGTAATCGCACGCCTGTTTTCTAGATAGATTAACTGTCCACTATCTGTTTCCAAACTGACATCAGCATCAGCATATACAGCCGCCTGGGCTTTCGTTCCGCCTCCAGCTAGTTCGGGATTACGCAATAGACCAATTTGTCTAAAGTCATCATTTTCGGGAAATCCGTCAGCAGTTTCTAATCTAACGTGAATAAGGCCGTGGTGAGTTTTTGCTGTAAATATAGCATCTACATCTCCGAAATCAGATTGTTCTGATCCTGCTAAAACTCCACTACCTGATATTACTGGCATCCAGTCGTTTGTAGTTGAGTTAATGATATCGTTCAATTCCAGTTTATACAGGAATGTCCAAACGTAGTTGTCAGAAGTCAATATGTTCTGTGCGGTCAATCCTGCGGCATCTCCTGTGAATCCTGAAGGTTCTTCAGTAGCACCCTGAGGTAGCCAAAGTCCACCAGAAGTTGCTTCACAAACTGCTCTTGAGGCTGCGGTTCCACCATCCCAAACACCACCAACGTAGCATTTTCCTAGAGATGGTTCTCCTGCACACATATAAACTCGATATTCGGAATTCATTACTACAGAATGATATCCTACTTTTGATACGAATGAACGACCAGGCTCAGCGATTCCAGTGATACCTGCCGCGGCATCACCATCAAATGCGATAGTATCTCCTGTATCCCAGTCAATACGGGGAAGTACTGGAGAAATATCATCATCCTGAATTCGTTTTGCGCCAACAATGTCAGCCCAATACTGAGATTCATCCTCATCTAATGGATCAGGTAATGTAAAATTACCTGAACTCTCGTCATTTCCTTGAGCATCATCCGGCCACACGTCAGATCGTCCGAACCCGAGATACAGGAAGTTGTCATCAACAGAACCAGTAGTTTTGAACTGGTCGATGAAAACCATCAAGTTCTGTGTTCTGAATTTACTGGTTACAATTGCACCCATTTGATTACTCCTTAAAATTATTCAAGTATTAGTTGTGATTAATTAATCAGAACTATTTATACTACCTTAGTTAAAAATCTCACCATTGTTTATATGGATCAATCAGGATCTACCGGCCAGACGGATGAATCATCAATCGTTACTGAGTGAACGTGATCTCCAACTCCACCTCCATCTGTATTCTGAACCCATTGTCCTCCTTGGGCTACAGCACCTGTATAACTAATTGTATCGTGATTATCATAATCACTTGTCTGATTTTCTATATTATACGTACTACCATTCCACGAAAGCGTTAATTCGTGAGTATATGAACTGGCGTGAGTGGAATCTCTTTGTGGTGTAACTATATGAGTACCCGTCAAAAGAGAAGTATAATCTGCCACAGTCATCCAATAATCGTGATCGTGATACCCACCAGACAACTTAAAAGTATGAATAGTAGTTCCTGATCCGTAAATTTGGTCATATTGACCAATTCCATCTACTTCAAATTCGCCATCCGTTCCCGCAAATGGATTAAATTTAATCGTATATGCGTGATAATGGTTATCTGCTCCATTAGGCGAATCATAAAATATTATTCCATAATTCGCATTTTGCTCATTAATTAATTCATTCGCCTGAGCAAGCGTAATAGGTTCGCACATTCTACCTGCGTATGGACCAGTGGTATCAAGTTCGCAGTCCTCATACAATAAGTGATCGTGAGAGCCTTCTCCTTCAATAAATGAAGGTTGAATATAAAGAATTGGTGGATTATTTGCTTGAAGAACTGTGTTTATATATGTCTTCCTTTCATCCATATCCTCTACTGTTTGTGTTGAAACACTTGTTTGAACATCATAAGTCGTTACTGGCGATCCAACAACCACATTTGTACTATAATCTGAATAATATGTAGTGGTCGTAGTAGTGGTTGTAATCTGTGTAGTAGTGGTGACCGTAGTAGTAACTAAATCTTGATACTGAATTATTATCGTGGTATCACCAGGATTTGGCGTATCTGGATAAGATGTAGTAACAGGATTTAATGCCGTAGAAGTAACTTCGGTAACAACATTGGGCTGAGAAGTAAGAACTTCATCAACCGGTTCAATTTTAGTTATATAGATTGCTCCACCTTCCATATGTGGAGGATCTGTATCAAGTGGATTCCAATCAATCACTAAGTTGTGCCAATGAAGTCCTTCAGAAGGATTTTCAACTACAGACACATAATATTTTGTCGGATCCTGACTAGCATCTTCAATTCCACCCCTAATCCAAGTAATAGAATTATCGACATAAAATTTATCAGTCGAATCATTCCACATTATTGTATATTCGTGAAAGTGAGCACCTTCAATCGAATCGTAAATTTTAACTGAAGAAACTATACCATCTATTAATTGCATTGCTTCTGTAACATTCAATCCGTGTGCATAATCAATTTGATTATTCCAAGCGAATGGACCAACTATTGAATTATTATGAAAGTGCGGGTGAGAACCACCAGGATAGGGATATCCAGGAGAACTAAACACCGGCATATCTGTCATCATTTCATTGAATCCAGGCTGACTTGCTAATCCTTGTACATTTGTTGGGTGAGCGTGAGTACGAGGATCTTCCAAATAGAATTGTAATCCATCAGCCGATGACCATTTTTCTACATCCGTTGCTATGAATGCCAAATTATTTTCGTCATATGTTACGGTAACTGCGTGATAATGATCTCCTGTTGCAATACTTGTGTATAATTTAACCGAATCAATATCTCCATTAATCAAATCCGTTGTTTGATTATCATCTAATGCCAACGATTGTCGTCCTGCATTTGCTCCAATTGTGTCTAGATATGTTCCATTAAATGAGTGTAAATGGTCAGCTTCAGAACCTTGAAGTTCGTCCCAATCGTGTGCGTGGGATAATGTAATATCAGGAGCATTATAAAGAGGTTGACCATTCCAGCCCAAATGTGTCATAATTCCATTCACGGCTATTGGATGTTCGTGTGTTTTATTAATTTCATCAACTGGAGTCCATTGACCAGTTCCCTGAGTGTCCCATAATTCTTCTATTTCATCGGCTTGAAATTGTTTTGTAGCAGTATTGTAAGTAATGCTATATTTGTGATAATGCTCGTGTAATCCAGAATTTGCTATTGAACAAAAAACTATCTTTTCAGCTATAATTCCATTAGCTAATTGTTCTGCTTCTATTCTTGTAATGGGCATTGCAAGTCTATCTGAATTTGGTCCAAATGTATCTAGTTCAGAACCGTCAAAGTAGTGTATATGGGAAGTTTGACCATATTCGTTAGCACCTAAAATCTCTACTATAGGTGCAGTTTCAATATAGGTAGTAACATCTTCTTCATCAACTTGTGCTTGCCAAGGAGTATCAGCTCCAATATCATATGGTTCCCAAACTGGTGGAACTTTATTTGTATTGTAATGCCAACCACCAGAAGATCCGATTTGTATTTCTTCATCAAATGAAGGTATCCAGCTAACAGTTACGGGATGAAGATGAGATACTGGATCATTGTAAGTCCATACTGGATAAAACGCATCCCATACAGTCATTTCAATATCTGAAATTTCTTGTGCCGTAAATGTTTCTGCGGCGGCATCATATTCTATTCTATATCCGTGAACGTGAGCCATTTCACCTGCTGGTATCTGACTTTGTGCAGGAGTTTCGGTTGATGAATCGAATGTTTCGGTTAATTTGTATATAGAAGTATTGTTAGGTCCAGTACCTTGATAACTATCAATACCAACACGAGTGGAGAGATAAATTTCACCATTTGTATCTTCACCAATTGTTAGTAATGATCGGTCGTGAGTTGTGAGAGTTACTATTTCAGAAACTGGATCCCAGAATGAAAGTGCTTTTCTTGTCCAACCTGGAGTATCTGAATATTCTCTGAATGTAAATACATCGTGATTTTCTAAATTTGTTTGACTTACTAGATTCCACTGATTAAATTGTGAATTCCACATAATCTCAAAGGTATGCGTGTAATGTTCTGCGTGGGTATTATCGCTTTGAACTACAAAAACAGTAGAGCCGGGATTTGCTTGTAAAGAAGCAACTTGGGCTGGAGACAATTCGCAAGTATGACTATGATTAGCACCATTAACCGCATTAGGAGTTATGTCGAAATAAGCGGTAAGCCCTTCTGGATTTTCTTCTAGTGAATATATGTGTCCAGAAGTACCAGACCAAGTCTTACTCCAATCACCAAATATATATTTACCTAGCATTCCATCTAATGCTGTGCCTCGATATACGAATCCACTTACAATACTAATACCAATACCGTGGCTATATTCGTGAATCGGATGTTTTAAATCATTTAAAAATTCATTTGTGTTTGCATATTGGAGATCAAGAGCAATTTGATCGATAATAGCCTGATCTTGTTCGTAATTGTGATATCCTTCAATTACTCTCCAACCATAGTTTCCACCTTTTTCTATGATGTTAATTTCTTCCCACATATTTTGACCAACATCTGCACACCACAATCTTCCTTGAGTATCGAAAGAGAAACGCCAAGGATTACGTAATCCGTAAGCCCATATCTCTTCTTTGAAATATACTAACCCAGTATCTCCGTATAATCTAGGTGTCTCTTTGAATGGATTATCTGCAGGAATTGTATACGGAGTTCCGGCTACTGTGTCTTCTGCTGGATCTATTCTAAGAATTGTGCCCAGAAGATTAGATGGATTTTGTGCATTACCATAAAGACCGTGTCCTCCGTGACCACTTGAACTTGAAGTATCTCCCGCTGATCCACCATCACCAAGACCGATATACAACATATCATCTGGTCCAAATGCTAATTGACCACCGTTATGATTCATATCTGGCTGTGGAATTGTTAAAAGAATTCTTTCACTTGCTGGATCTACCGCATTTGTAGCCACATTAGCAGTAAATTCAGAAATAATAGTAGTTGAAAGTGGATATCCATATGCACCTGTAGCTGGTCCTTGTTCCGTCATATAATAAACATAAAACTTACCATTGTTTGCATAATCGGGATGCCAGGCAAGACCTAAGCATCCTCGTTCATCGTAAGCTCCGAATGGTCCAAGACCAATAGTAAGATTTAAATTTGTTAAATCAAAGAATAACGATACAACTCCAGTAGTGGTATCTAAGAGATTGATAATTCCCGATTGATCTACAATAGCAACTACATCTGGATCCATAGGATATGCTACAATAGTTGCAATATCTGTAACTTGATCTGTTATTAGAGCAGAACCAACCAAATCTCCTGTGTCTCCTGATCCAGGAACACTCTGAATAAAGTTGCTTGAATATAATTCAACCCAATCTACATTTGGATTTAATGTCGGACTCCAAACCTGAGGGTGATGAAATGTGAATGATGGTTCGCCCAATAAGGTCTGCATAGTAGCATCATCAACAACGGCAAATACGTTCTGTTCCCAATATGTCTGCAACTCATCTACCCATAAATTATTACCTCCAACTCCTAATTCAGGATGAAAGTTGAAACATACCCAAGTAGCAACTGGAGTATAAACAAATCCGTGAGTTAGTGGATTACCTTGAAAATCAGTACCGTTTTCCCAATTAGAATCATAGGTCACCGTATATTCGTGATAGTGGGCAGTCATTACCCCACCAGTTCCGTTTTCTATTGTACCACCTTGATGAACTCCTTGAGCATCTTCTATAGGATCTTGAGAATCTTGCAGTTTTCCAATATTATCGTACAAAGTAACTGAAGCAATATTTCCATCAATTAAGTCTCTTGCTTCTTCTCTTCGTAAACAATTTGCTACCCGTCCTCTTTGTCTGTCTACTATTTCACCTTCTTCAAAAAAGTGAACGTGATTTGTTGCTTCTGGAAAGAAAGCCGTAGTATGCTTATCAGCAAAGAATTTTGGTATCTCAAAAGCATCTCGATTTACTAAATCTCTTGCTTGTTGTACCGTCATTGGGGCAGTAGTTGCCGTTTTCCCGTGAACAATTAAATTCTTAATTTCAACATAACCCCAAGTTTCTCCCGCAGTTTCACAAGAGGCTTTATCTGTATATTGTGTATCAGAACAGACTGGATCCTCAAATTCGTGTACGTGAAAGGCGGCAGCCCCTACACTTAAATCTGGTGCTGTCTGACCTTTAGTAAGTTTTGTATCTACTACAGGAGCAAAACCATTCTTACGTCCGTGATTATGTATGATATGTGCCGCATTTTCAAATGTTCCTACTTGAACAGAATCAATCACATCATTGGTCATACCATATACTTTGTGTACAATGGTGTCTTCTCTATATGTCTCAAAATGTCCATAAGATTTTTCTGGAGCATATTCTGCTTCTGGAATAAATGCTTCGAGCCAAGAAATAAATCTCTGAAGTGCTTTCTGTACTGTAAGTTCCCAAACCGAACAAGAAATCATTCGACCATCAGCTTCATTGCCCCGGGCATCGTAGATTTCCATTTCCTGAACACTTGGTGGAAATTCTTTAATTGGGAGAACAAGTAGATGCTGAGTGAAATCAAGTACCGTAGTATGTGGAATAGCCGCAAGACCAATCTTAACTTCATCATTAATCCAAGAAATTGTATATAATTTTTCTTGAATTCGTGAACCAATTCTTCCACCATCTATCTGCCAGTTAACAGAAAAGTGATCCGATGGGTTATCCCACTCTTCAGAACCAACAAGTCCAGAACGTACTTCTAACGACTTCAATACTTCTACTACATACTCATCAAATCCTGTCTCGAGGAATAATTCAAATCCAGTATGAGCGTGTCCAAGGGTTCCGTGTTGTTCTGATTCTGCATCCCAGATGTCCATTGCAACATCAAGATATGAAAATATCGTAATGAACCACTTGACATAATCGGTGGGCATTTCCACCACCAAGTCTACGTTAGAATCGTATGAGAATTCAGCGAATAGTTTTAGTCCAACTGGGTGGACAAGTTTCTTTAATACTTCTCTGTATGCTTGGACAGGAACTGAAGATTTTACAACATATGAAAAGTCTTGATAATAATCATTATCTTGCATCTTTCTGTCCGAAGACAAGAAACCTGCACTATCTAACCAGTATCCATTTGTTTTCCAAACAGCAGTTTTTACATTAGGCTGGGCTACAGAATCAAGAAGAGCATCGCAGGCTTCTCTTGTTTCTGGAGGTTCTGTAATATTTTGAAGAATCGTATTTTCTACAGTTTGAATTCCTGTAGTTAATTCAAGAACTGGATACCACTCTAAAAATGCTGGCTCACCAAAATATGGAGATGCAGACTCATTACCTTCAGGATGTAATGCCGCCTGACAATCAATCATATTATCGAATGGAGAATATTGCGTTATTGGGTCTGCCGGCCAGTCGGGCGATACTGTACAGAAAGACTGTACAGGTGCATCTCCTGGATATGAACTGTCATATTGATACGCAAGAGTATTTACAATGTATTCTCCTTCCTGAAAGTCGAGATTAACATTCAGTAAATTTATCTTGGTGTAATCTACATCTAATCCTTTAATCTGTGCAGTAGCTCCACTAGTTAAACCAGTGATTAACGGCTTCTCAAACAGAACAGGCACTTCATTTGGATGACCAGTAACGTGCATCCACTTATCTTGCCAAGTGTGACCGTTGATAATACATTCACCTTCTGTTCTTATTCCTTCTGAAATAATTCTTGCTTTAAAGGGAACTACATTAAGTTGTGTTCCTATATCTTCCCAGACTTCTTCATCTTTGAGAAATACTCCGTTAACTTCTGTGAGTAATAACTTTTCATAAGTCGAAACAGTTACGTCCTCAGGCATATCAACGAAAGCGGTAGCACCCGAAGTTTGTCCTACAATCTTCTTATTATAAAGTGATTTTACTGTTTCAGGAACAACCACATTTTCAGTTTCACCATAATATGGTGAATTGGAATCTTCAGTCTCTTTGTCAGTCAATATTGTAATCCACTCTGGCTCATACCAAACTGAACCAGATGCTCTCCACATCCATTGTTTAGGATATATGGTTTCTACAGAACTGTCAAAATCTCGTCTGAAGAGAAAGTTAAGGGCGTTGGTAGTACCCTTTTGGCGATAGATGGGCTGAATATTCTTAGTAAGAAAAGCCTTATCTGTGGTATCTATGGTAGGATCAACAGCAGTATGAGGAGTACCGTGAAGATACTGTTTCTCAAACTCTGGAATAAAAGAATCTAAGGCGTGGTCTACATCTAAGTTCTGAATTAGATCGGTGATTTGTCTATATTCACCTAATTCACCATTAGCATCAGTTTCCCTTTCCAAGTATTCAAAATACTTGCGTAAGAAAGTGATGAACATCGGATGGTCTTCCCGAACATAATCGGGTACCATTCTTTCTACAAAGAGTGAGAGAAACTTTGCAGGATGTGTAGTAAAGTTATCTTTTTGAGCCATTTGTAATTACACCATCAAGCATTAACACTTACCATTGAAATATTACTGTTTTGTAGAACTAGCAAATTACTCCGGATTGCTGAAATGTCATTTGACTGAGGTGTAGTATACAAACTTATTACTGTGTTAGTATCTAAAACTGGGTTAAATCCAATTAACTCAATAATTCCATTTTCGTAATCGATGGTTCCTTGTTCAGTATTTAAAAATTGTTCATTCGCAATATCATATAAAAGAATGTTTCCTTGCCCATCGTCTAGTAATGCAAATTGGGTTCCGGCTTCTGAATTACCGAATACAGAAGATACAGCAGTACCTGCCGTAATCGCATTGTCAAATCTGAAAATATAGTTACCAACTGTATTGGATGCTTGAATGAAAAACTTTTTATACATTTTGATGTTGGTTAAGTTATTACTGATAGAATTATCGGTGCTATCAATAATAGTAATAAGTCTAGAATATCGTAAAGTTACCTTAAATTGTGCAAGTTCCTTCTCAAAGAAATCTTCAATTTCTGATATAATTTTAGTCTGAACTTCACCAGCGGATAATGTAGTCTTTACTGGATCATACTTAACCGTTGATTCTACATCAATATACGTGTATTCTGGTGCAGTTATGATTGGATTAATAGCCAACATATTGTATTTGGAAAGTATATCATCTGTAAGTCTTTTCTTCGTCAAGGGAGATAATTCTAAACCGTGCTTTGGTTTGATACAAATGAATACAGCACCATATTGTGGTGGATCGTTTTCTTCTCCTCCCCAAACTGCAATAGAGTCAATATTTGGGTATTTCTCTACAAGAATCGTTTTATAATCTTCGGCAGTAACCGCTCTATCTTGTCGTTCATATGCTCTTGGAGCAGTTTCTTTGATGTTTGCTGTACTTTCCTGTTCAGCACCTAAAGATGAAATATCTACAGTTTCTACAGTAACCGTTGAAGCCGTATAGGCTTCCATAATTGTTGATTCCAGAGCAAATGTTTGTTCTTGAACGGTTGATGTATAATTCCCGGCATCGCCATTCGTACTTAAATATGCAATTGTAATTAGTTGTCCATCAAGAGGTCGTCTTCCAAACATTCCATTTCCGAAATAAATTTCTGTGACTCCATCTAGTCCCTCTTGAAGGAAGAAAACGGAAGAGTTATTATCTAATTCAGAAAGAATTTGATTATTCTCCCACGGCCATTCCGCAACAATCATACTTATGGTTGCTCTATCGCAATATGGATCTCTAATTATAAACTTTTGCGTTTCTGAGGTAGCATCCATTGTCCATTCTAGACCTTTTAATGTGCCTTGATTGAGTTTAATTTCTCCCGAGAACTCTCCACCTTCATCTGCAAATATATTTACTGTTTCAAGATTAGTAAAAGGTAATGCTACTCCATTGATATTAGAAACAAATTGCGTTCCTTTTTCAACAACAATGTAGGAAGGATCTGTACCAGTAGTATCAAAGGTGAGTTTAACAATGGCTTCTGCGGAAGTCGCAGATTTTGGAACATAGCCAATTGATTTTGCGTGAGATACTACGGAATTTCGGAGGGTAGCAGTATCAAGAAAAGATTCATTGATAGCCATATTAGTGTGAAATCCCATATAATGAGTTGTGTATGCCATTACATCGAGCAATACACTCATTCCAGATCCTTCGAAATCATAATCTATGAATTCGTTTTGACCTTTCATAAACTCTTTAATGTTCTTTTTTATTCCATCAAACTCAAGATTACTTAAATTTAATGCTTTTGGATTAAAAGTTGTCGCCATTTGTTACCTCAATCTATTTAAGAAGAAATCGAGTGTTACAGGTGAACCTTCATTTATGGGAGTATAAACGATGGTTACCTCATACCCATTTCTGTCTGGATCTGCTTCCACTGATACGCCTTCTAATCGACATCTGGATTCAAATCTTCTAATTGCCTGCTCAATAGCTCCTTCTAAAACAACTCGTGTTTCGATGGACATTGGCTCAAAAAGTGAGTGATATATCGTTGAACCAAATTCACTTTGAAATACACGTTCTCCGCGTTGTGTTCTGATAATACGAATGATACTTCCATTAATAGCATCGACATCGGATCGACCAACAACATCATTGGTCATTGGATGAACCAACATATCTAGGTCTATGTCTCTATATTTTCTAAGTCTAGTTGTTCGTATCGGTTCAGGCATTCTTTATCTCGTTATATCATATTTATACTGTGGATCGGTCAGGCTTCATCTATAATGCAAGTTCCCGACCCCGAAAGATTTGTAGAACCACAGGATAGTGAATCTCCAATTCTTGCTACTGGTATTCCATTGATTAATACGTTAGGTGAACCGCTTGCTTGTATTGCATCGTGCGAATCACATACTGAACATCCGTGAGATTCCCAGACATCCCCTACCCTAACAACCGGCAAACCATCAACTAGTACATCCCAGGATGCACTTAAAACGGTTCTAGTCGGAAAACATCCGTGTCCGGTACACATATCTCCTAATCTTACTACTCCTGGCATATTTTTCTCCTATCCATTGCTACCTATTCTACTAAATTCTAAACTAGGTAATTTATCAGTATCAAAAGGTTTCTCTGTTGGTAATTTTGATCTTGTATTTACATTCTTTTTGTTTGTAAACTTTCCATAAGATTGTATTGCTTTTTTCGCATTTGTAACTCCTGCTTGACCTTTTTTGCATACCCATTGTCCATTTGCTTCTTCACATACTGCTTTAGATTTTGCATTATCAATTTGTATAGAAGCACTTGCTCCAGAGACGGCTCGTACGGCTGCCGAAATAACATACCATTTACCTGAATGTTTTAGACATACTTCTTTTCCTGGCTCAAAAGGTTCAACTAAAGTAGCACCGTATTGAGCCATTATTACTGCTTCTACTGATTCGTAAATATTATCATCTACCACAATATAAGCACCAGTTCCTGCCGCTTCAGCCGCGTCTACTTTAGCAATTAATGATTCAGTATAATTTTCAGGTGGAACCAATTGATATCCATTAGGATATTCTAAATCTGAAAAATCACAAGCTCCCACTTCTTTTGCATCAGGTATAGCCTGTCTTGGTTCACAACCACAAGTCTCTACTTGCGACCAATCTCCCGTTTTCATTGCTAATTCGACCACTTCTCTAGATTGATCATAATCCGAGATATCTCCACCAATATTAGATTTCTGTGTTGTTCTATCTGGTGGAAGCAAGGCGGCACCTTCACTCAATCGAAATGTTCCAGGTAATACCCCTAAACCTGCTTGTACATAAGTTGGAACCGCAAATGGTTTTGGATCATTAGGATCTGCACTAGACTTTGGTACAGGAGCCCCCTGTTTTGATAATATCGGATCTACTCCTGCTGGAGTAAATGGAGTTACTTTTCTCGGTGTAGTCCAAGTTCCGTAAAATGAACCCACTCCCTCAAGTGCATCTCGTTCTTTAGTTATGATCATTGGATTCCCAGGATCTGAGGGAACGTCCCGACTCTTAGGAGTAATTTTGGGTCTTTGTACATCTTTCAAAGCAGAGGAAGGACTGCTTGGTGGTGGACCAGCCTCGTATTCTGGAAAAACATCTGCTAAAGTCTTAGCTATTGGTCCCATAGCCGCTTCTACTGAACCAGCCATTTTGACCTCATTATCAGTCATTTCCTTTTCGTGCCATTCACCATCTGTAGCTTTACAAGCATCTTCATTTCTATTAGTACCTCCATTTGTGCCACCTGTACACCATCCTACTTTATGGACTTTTGCGACTTTCTTTTTATCTTCGGCTACTGCCTTATATTCAACTTCATCTTTATTCTTCTTAAACGATTCGGTTGAATTATTAAATGGAGTTTCACCTTTCTCAAGTCCTTTTGAAAAATCTGACTTTGCTTCAACATCTTCGGGAAAATCTGGATCATTTGGAGTTGTCCATCCTACACCAGGAACATATTCAGGTGGTGTAGAATCATATCCTCCAGTTGGAGAAGCCGCTTTTTGTTGTTCAACTACTTCTGTTCCAACAGGCAAATCATCAGCTACTTGTGCGAATGAAGGTTGCCCTTCCATCGCGGCTTGCTTATGTTTGGGTACATCAATAACTGTTCCGGGAGGTTTACCAACTTCATCAGCAAGAGGAAGTTCAGGTTCTTCTGGCTCATCGAGTTGCCCTGTAGCTCCTTTATATAACTTAACAATGTCTTCCATAACGGGTTGCGTTACGTGCTGGAGCATTCTGTTATTATTGACTAATGCACAAGGATCGGAAGTTGCCATCTTTGCAAAGGCTGCCCATTGGGCTAATTTGGTAAGGGCGGCTGCCAGTGCGGCGACATCTTTTCCGATAAGATCATTAACCTTCTCCATCATCTCTCCGCACATATTATTGAAATCGTTTGTTAGATTTCTAATAACAGCACAATTAGCAAGCATATTAGATACGCTTGAGGCATTGGTTATATCTTCAACTAGTGTTCTTGTTCTATTAGAAAGCTGAGGGAGATCACCCATTCCCATAGCATCATCAATAACACCTTCAGATTCAAGTAATGTAGCAAATCCAGCGGCACAATCAAGCATATCATCATACTGACCTAATGCTCTAGATAATTCTCTACCAGCTTGCTGAATTCCAGAATTTCGTATAAAGTCTCGTGTAGCGGCTAGCAGGGCATCTTCTAAAAAATCTCCACAATGAGTAAAGCCATCTGAAACTTCTTGTACTCCTTGAAGAGTGTCCCAGATTTCAGTTCCATCAGCTCCATATGCCGCCTCTAGAGCGGTCTTATCTACTTGACCTGTAACATCCAGAGGCTTAGCATCACTTCTCATTTGATTTAATTTCCCCGTAGCCGGGGATCGCATTGTGGATCCAACGGATCCCATTGCATCATTAACGCTTGTAAACGTTCCTGTTCCTTGTGAGGCTGATATTACACTACTTGGTGATACTGCCATTTATTTCGTTCCTACTAGTTTAATTTTAATCCTGCGCCTTTGACCCAGTTTATTTTACCTGATTCCGTTGTTAAATTACCAACAGAAGTGATTGTACAATCTCCCATTATGTCAGGTTTCCAATCTCCTGTTACCTCCATCTTCCATTCACCACCAACTTTCATCTCCAAATCTCCACCAGTTTCAATGGTCAATTTTCCATCAACTTTAATGTTAGCATCTCCAGTTACGGTAAGATCATCGTTAGCCGCGACAATAGTATAATTGTCCATCTGTACGTTCACGGTGCGTGTCCCATCGGGTCCAATTTCTTCCCACGTACCTGCTTTGTGATATCTCATAAGTCTTTCACTACCTGGAGTATCATCCCATTCTTCTACGTGTCCACTTTCGCTTGCTCTTACGTGATTAAATGGATATTGAGCCTTATAATTATCCATAGGTAAACCTTCTTCAGGCTTAGACGAACCTCCTCCTACACTCGGTGGACCTGTAAAGTTTTTTCTTGCTCTTCTATGTGTATCTGGTTCTCCCAAATGAGTAGCTTTTGGATAAATACCATTCGGATCATTAAACCCAGTTTTTGCTGGTGCTTTTGTAGGATATCCTCCAAGAGTTCCCATCATTATTGGTTCTTGACAATTCTCTCCATCTCTAAAGAATCCTACTACCCAAGTTCCTTCTACAGGACCCAGAGGAGTTGTCCCAATTCCATTCATTGCGGCAGAAGTAATTGGTTGCATCGGATGAGCCCAAGGTAAATCTTCTGTAGGAATACCTTCATCAATACCTTGTTCCATCTTCTCTGTATGTAAACCAGCGATTCTTACTCTACATCTTCCCAAAGCCATTGGATCACGTCGGTCTTCTACTACGCCCATAAACCAAACAAATCCATCAAATCCCATAAATTGCATAATCTATCCTCTCTCTTCTATTACCATATCTGGATCTCCGAAGAATCCATCTTTCATACATTCTAATGTCATTACATATTCCTTATTATTAATTTTATGATGTATAGCCGTGACTAACCATTTTCCCGTCAAATATTGATCCTCAGGTAAATCGTGAACGTGAATATTTGTCGGTATTCTTAATATTACAACATCACCAGCCCAACAATTTGTGTCACCAGGAACATCAAATTTGATGGTATTTGTTCTCATTTCGGTCTTCTTCATATCATAATGCGGATAATGGCTCTTCTCTCCTTTATCGTGGATACCATAAAGATAATTAGCACTCATAAAGCCTTCGTGTTGTCTCACATTAAAGTCTGCATATGGAGCATCTTTTGGTCCATTGAGACCAATACCTTCTGCTAATACGACATCTTTCTCTCCGTCATATTCTACCTCATATGATTCTAATGATTTCTCAAGAATATTATGAGTCAATATGGATGCACCATATTGACCACTCACTTGCCCTCCAGATATATTAAATCTACTTTGCTCTGAATAATTCTCCATCATTGAGTTATCAACCGTGAAGCCTCGAGCATCTTCAGCTATTTGAACAGGCTGACTCTTCAATGTAAAGGCTCGCATTATATCTCCACCTTTTAATTCGTCTACAGTCATAAACTTAAAGCCATCATTGTTTTCAAAGAACAAATAATTAGATTCTCCCTTAGCAGATACGGAATTTTTAGCCAAGAAATTCAACAACTGAAATGGATTCCAATTTGGCACAACAATCTGTTTTTCGTGAAGGGAAGGAGAGACCACAAAATCAGTCCATAGATATGAACCAAATTCTAAAACACTTGTACCCACATATTCTGCTATTTCAGAAGCCGTCATTTTCATAAATGATCGACTTATTTTTTTCTGATTATTAACGAAAAGATACGGAGATGATATTCCTATATTATATTCAGTATGTGTTTTGGTTTTTATTCCAGCAGATACAGAATCTATCTTAAACTCTTTTTCAAGATTAGAAGTTTTTGCAGAAGACGAATTCGGTGTAACTATTTCAAAATGAAATTGTTCTAATCCAGAACCGACTATACCATTAGCCTCAATCATACCAGTTCCATCATCAATCAGTATACTTCCAAACATACAATTATTGTAGATAGACTCGTATATACTCATCTGCTTAATAATTCCACTTAATTCTTCACTATCTCCTTTATAATTCGTAAACTCACAATTCCAATCAGAAATAGTTTTTGGATCTAGAGTTTCAAGACTTTGCTCAGCCATAATATATTATTCCTGAAATTGTTGTTTAGTATCTTTCATCCATTTTGCAAATTCATCTGCTATTTTGGGAATATGCGTTGGTTTTAATAACATTATTTGTCTTTTCTTATCATTTACATATATTTCCCATTCTAAGTTAGTAACTGGCACTAAAGTTCCTTCTCCATTTTGTTCATCATATTGAACATAATTAGCATCTTCGTAATGATGAATTGCATTTATATCATCATAAAGGATTTCAGCATATGCTTCGACTTCTGTTTCTCTCATTACCCAATCATAAAATGGATCAACGACTTTGTTGATTGCACATACAATCCACCAATAATCTTGATTTCCATAATATTTTTCTGCTATTTTTTCAGGAGTATCAGTCTCTAAAATATTTACAGAATAATACATTGTTTCATAATTCATTACTGTTTTAAGCATATCCAATCTATGAGTAATATCACATATACTCACACCATTGTAGGTAAGTTGAGGAAGTATTTTTGTGTACTTAGCCATTAATATCCTCCTCCAAACTCAATATCCTCTTGTGTAATGATTGCATTTTCTTTCAATTGTACTGTTAGCTGAGTTTCAATTGGAGCACCATCTTCATAAGCATTCCACGTTCCTGTAGGCGTATAATTTACCTCTACTGATTGAATAAATGAATCTTTAATTTGAAATAGATGTGGGTTTCGTTCTTTCCCAAACCAGAATTCTACATTGACGGTTACAGGTATACCTAGACGACCAATACTTCTCAATGAATCTTGTACATCTTTCAATGCGGCTGGCGCAATATCCTTTTTCCCTTTTTTACTTTCTTTTTCTACATCCTTTACTGCTTTCTGGTGAGCCTTTGCCGAATTTGCAAAATTAGAATCACCAGCAAGAGCACCCTTTACTACAGGAGAAGAGAATTTTTTGAGAGCAAAACAAACTGTTTCTATAGCATTTTGCTCTTCTCTGTCTTTAGGAGTCATTCTCCAAGAAAGTGTATGTGGTCTTAAAGATGCTCCATCGTATACTAACCCCATTTGCTGATTTGCGATTGAACCCATTGCCATTTTACCAGAAGCATTCACATTCGCTATATCTGAAGTGAAACCTGCTAATTCTTGAGCGGTTCCAGATACTGCGGATTTAGCTTGATCCCAGAAAGTTGCGGCGTATCCTTGTAAACCTCCCATACCAGTAGAGTCTTTAGTACCTCTATTGACCATCATATTTTCGGTTTCTGTATATTTTTGCTGATATAAAGTAGAAAGAGTTAGAGGCATAGGAAGCCAGATATTCGCTATTGTGTCTTTATCCAATGAGTGGTTTTGTCCAGTTACGACTTCTTTGTTCCGAGTGACTGGAACCCAAGAATTAATTATGAGTCTTGTCCAAAAATTCCCTGCGGATACATCCTCTAAAGGGAATTTGAATATCCGAACACCATCTCCTGGTGGAATATCAGAAGGATCAGGAGCAAATGTAGAGACTGGATGGGCTGGTTCAGCTAATCCGCTCTGAATATCTGCAACTTGTACTGCGGACCCGTGTGAACCTATATTAGGTCGTTTTTGTCCTTTATAAACATCTGCCATTGTTGTACCTCAATCGTGCTAAATAAGTAGTATTTGAACTATTTATATAAATAACTGAGATGGCATATAAGGGAAAATATAAAGTAAAAAATCGTGATAAGTATGTTGGGGCAGTGGATAACGTGCAATATCGATCCGCCTGGGAACGTAGATTTATGGTATATTGCGATATTACACAAAAGAATATTGTACGATGGAGTAGTGAGGAAATAGTATTACCTTATGTGAGTCCTGTGGATGGCAAAGTGCATAGATACTTTCCTGATTTTTGGATTGAACAGAAAGGTGCAGACGGAAATTTACGACATTTGCTTATTGAGGTTAAGCCTAAAGAACAATGCGGTCCTCCCAAAAAACCAAGAACTAAGAATCCTAAGAGCAAGTTTCGATATTTAAATGCTATAAAAACTTGGAAAATAAATGAAGCAAAATGGAAAGCAGCCGAGGAATTTTGTGCGGATAGAAAATGGACATTTAAAATACTAACAGAGGATCATTTGGTAAAGTAATATGGCTGTAGTAGACATCGCAAAAGGAACTGAAAGAGTCGCTTCCGACGGAAACAAATATCGTTGGATAGGCAGTCAATGGGGCAAAGTAACCAGAACGAATAAAGTCGGTCAAATGGCTAGAAGAGCAATTGGAGCCGAATTAACAAAAGCCCAATTGTCTCCGAAGAGAATTTCTAAAGCTAGACAAACAAAAAAGTCGGTAGCGTGGTTTAAACAAAAAGTTGGAGAATCTGCTAAAGGATTTAAGAAGAAAGCCCAGTTAAGACCTGGAAAGATGTACACGTTTGGATATGATGCCAAACTGAAAGCGATTCTACCATATTGGGATAAATTTCCTCTTATTATTGTTCTAGATGCGTATAAAGACGGCTTTATGGGACTGAACTTTCATTACTTACATCCTATCGAAAGAATGAAATTTATGAACAAGATAATGAAATTTGCTTCCCAAAAGGGAGAGGTAGAAGATATGACTGACAAAGCACGTTTTAATATGACTTGGAGATCGGTAAAGAACATCAAAAACTCCGATAAGATGATACATAAATACCTATATGGACACGTAAGAACAAGTCTATTAGAAGCACCGCCTAATGAATGGGAGAATGCTATATTTCTACCTTATCAAAGATTTGTGGGTGCCTCAGCTAAATCAGTTTGGAGTAAATAGTGCAAGTATCGGATTTTAATGAAGTAATAACTAAAGAAGATTTCGCTAGAAATAATTTATATTCTATCGAAATTTATATGCCCAAAGGACATAAAGATATGGGTATGTCTGGTGGCGGTGGATACTTAGGAGAATTTTATACTGGAGTAGAAAAAGAAAAAGGCGGAACCAAATTTCTTTCGTATAAAGCAAAACAAGTATCTGTTCCAGGCAAAAATCTAGGTACAATCGATGTTAAACGTTTCGGTCCCATCTTTAAAGTAGCAAACGATTTAATTATTGATACTGTAACGATGACATTTATGATTGGTGAAGACTATGCCGAACATAGATTTTTTGATGGATGGATAGCCGCTATTATGGGACAAGTAAAACACGGAACTGGAGTGTCTAAAAATAGTCCCAAACCTTCTCATAGACAGGTATACACATTAAGTTATTATCAAGATTATATTGCTTCAGAAATAAGAATTATACCTCTCGATAGACAAGGTGGAGCAATTGCTAATATTGCATTAATAGAAGCATATCCATCAGCATTAGGACCAGTAGAATATATGTGGGGTTCAGAAGGAGAGATTGCTACTTTTACTGTAACTTGGGTATTTAGAGATTGGAATCATACTGATCCAGGACACGGATGGTGGGCTGATTCAGATACTACCGCTACTGGCGGAAAATTTAATGAAGGTCATTTTTTATCAGACAGAAGAGGACCAACATAATTGATTATATAATGCGAATATAGGAGATAATATTATGGCATTACCGAAGTTAGAAACTCCGATGTACAAGTTGACCTTGCCATCGGACAAGAAAGTAACTGTAACTTATCGCCCATTTCTGGTGAAAGAAGAAAAGATTCTTCTTACAGCAATGGAAGGAGCGAAAACATTAAAAGGAGTTGAGTTTCAAAATGCAGTAAGGGATGTAATTATAAGAATCATCGACAACTGCACAGATGGAAAACTCGATACAGAGAAATTACCTCAGTTTGATGTGGATTTTTTGTTCTTAAATATTAGAGCAAAAAGCAGAGGAGAAGTAATTGAGCCATCATTTACCTGTAATCAAGAAAAGGATGGAGTACCCTGTGGAAATATAGACAAGTATTCTATTAAAATCGATGAAATCAAAATCGATTTTCCGGACAAAGATTATTCTAAGGTAATGTTAACGGATGCAATAGGTATCCAGTTAAAATATTTGTCTACTTCTGAGATGAAAGTCCACGATAATGAAAACGACTCTATTGAAAAAATGTTTAAAGTTATTGTGGATTCAATAGATTATGTATTTGATGCAGAGAATGTTTATAAAGGAGCTGAAACATCAAAAGCTGAAATGAGTCAATTTGTAGAGCATATGCACGAACCAGCATTTGATGCAATTAAAGATTTTTTCGCAAATCAGCCACGTTTGAGACACGTAATTGATTATAAGTGTTCAAAGTGTGGTCATAAAGAGCCAGTCACATTGGAGGGGCTGGAGGATTTTTTCGGCTTTGCATAAGCTACGATACGTTGGTCAATCATTACAAGACCAACTTCCAGCTTATGCAACACCACAACTATAGTTTATATGATTTAGAGCATATGATTCCGTATGAAAGAGAAATTTATGTTTCACTTTTAGCGGAACATTTACAACAAGAAAAAGAACGACACGAACAAATGAGAAATAGGAGACCTTAATGGCTTCAACAATGGAAACCTGGGCTAAAGTAATGGGGGCGAAAGCCGTCATTGGAGGTGGTATCGAAAAGATGAATAAGATGCTGTCCGGGGAATCCAAAGCCTTAAAACAACAAAGAAAACGACAAAGGGCGGAAGAAAAAGAACAATCAAAAATACTGCTTGCCGAAGAAATGGCAACGCATAGAGATTGGATGCGTGAGAATGGTAGTTATATTCAAGCTATAAGGGATAGAGTAAGCGGTTATAATGCTCTGACTGAAGAAGAAAAGGAAATAGCCGATGCCCGTGGAGTAGAGGAAGCCAAAGCAAAAGTCCAAAGGGATAAAGTACGAAAACAAAGTATGGCTTCCGCTATGTCTGGAATATCGGCTGAACAGTATGCGGCACAGCAAGTACGAAATGAAGCGGTACAAAGAAAAAGACAAGCCGAAAGGGACTTAAAGAAAAAGTCAATTGCTAATGCTAAAGCAAACGAATTAAGAATATCGGCTCTTGCTGAAGAATTAAAGAATTTAGGAGAGTTTAATGAACTCACTAAAGATCAAATTATTGAAAAAATCGAGGCGAAAGAACTAGAAACATCAAATAAAGAACTTCAGGAAAAAATCAATAAGGCTGAAGAAGAGTATTTAGGAATTAAGCACGAGCAAATAGAAGATGCGGAATCAGGTGGAGATGCTCCATCTCTTAAAGGTATAGCTGGTGGACCAACTAAAGCCCCTGAGAAAGTATCAGGAGATGCTCCAGGAACTGAAGGTACTCCCGTTTCTATGGCGACAATGCTCGATGGAGATCCTTTAGGAATAGAGTCTGAACAGATAGATGAACTTCTCGAAATTGAAAGAGAAGAACTTGCTATGGACAGGCGGAGAGAAGCAAGAGAGATTAAAGCCGCAAGAATGGCTTTAGAGGATCGCAGAGATAAAAAATTCGCTCAAGGTATGAAGGGTTTAGGTGGTGGACCTTCATTGAACAAGAAAGATAAAGAAGGTGGAGGATTACTATCGCAACTAATGAAGTTTGGTGGTAGATTTCTAATGCCTTTAATGGGACTAGGTGGAGGCTGGTTAGGAATGAAAAACATTCTTGGGCTGTCCACGAAAGCAGATGATCTTGCAAGAGCCGGTGAATTAGGATCCAAGATTGCTGGTAAATCCGATGAAGTTGTAAAAGCAGTATCCAAAGTCGATGATGCCATTAAACCATTATCAAAAGTAGATGATGTTGCAAAAGTTGGAACTAAGGTAGATGAAGCCGCTAAGATGGCGGCAAAGGTTGATGATGTAGCAAAACTTGGGACTCAAGTAACAGAAGCTGGAACCAAAGTTGGAACTAAGGTAGATGAAGCATCTAAGGTTGCGGCTAAAGGTGCTAAAGTTACTTCAGATATAACAGAAGCTGGTACTAAAACTGCTACTAAAATTGATGAAGCATCTAAGGTTGCCGCT